TCGACAAGAACTTATCGAAAAGTATGAAAAGGGGGAAAGGGATTTTGAAGGGGTAGATCTCAGCTATGCGGATCTGGGTTACCTCAATCTCAAGGATGCAAACTTCGACTGGGCAAATCTTGAAGGTGCAAATCTCGAGAATGCGGAGTTCAGATACACAAAACTTGAAAATGCGAATCTCAAGAATGCAGATCTTGAAGGTGCCGATCTATACTGTGCGAACCTCGAAGGTGCAAATCGTTAGCTGAACAATTACACTATAGGTGTAACAAATTTTAGACATTTTTCTCAGCTTGAGCTTGCACAGTGGTTCCACTCTGCTAGTCTATATGTTGAGGCAAGGGAGAAAACAAAATGGAAAAGAAAATGACTCGACAAGAAGTTGTACAAAAGTGTGAAAATGGGGAAATAGATTTCCGAGGCGCAGATCTCAGTGGACAGGATCTAAGCGGACTGGATCTAAGCGGAGTGGATCTCGAAGGTGTAAATCTCAAGAATGCAGATCTAGAAGGGGCAGATCTCAGGGACGCAAATCTCGAGAATGCGGTTCTCAGGGACGCAAATCTCAAGGGGGCAAATCTCAGTTTTGCAAATCTCAGCGGTGTAAATCTAAGGGGTGCAGATCTCGAAGGGACAATCCTTCAGGATGCGGATCTCAGGGACGCAAATCTTGAAGGTGCAATCCTTCAAGATGCGGATCTCATCTGTGCAAACCTTGAAGGTGCAAACCTTGAAGGTGCGGTTATCTATCTTGGTAACAGGAAAATTACACTATAGGTGTAAACAATTTTTAGACAATTTTCTTAGCTTGAGCTTGCACAGCGGTCAAAGGCTGCTAGTCTATATGTTGAGGCAAGGGAGAAAGCAAAATGGAAAACAACAGCATCATCGGCACGGTAGACTTCGAAGCGCTCAATCGCGAGATCACGAACTTCGAGCTTGCAAATGCGCAGTGGGAGGGTGATGGCGAACAGAACGAAACGGAAACTGAAATTTTGTTCACCATCGAGTTCAAGAGCCGCTTACGACACTCGGATAGAGGCTAAAGCCGAGCTAGAAGGTAGAGCAGCGGACTAGATCTCGGTGGGGTAGATCTCAAGGGTGCAAACTTTGAAGGTTCACTTTTAGATGGCGCAAATCTCAAGTGTGCAAATCTCAACCTTGCAGATCTCAGGTATGTAAATCTCGAGAATGCAGTTCTCAGGGACGCAAATCTTAGGGGAGCAGATCTCAGCGGTGCAAATCTCAAGGGTGCAGAAATCAGGGATGCAAACCTTGAAGGTGCAAATCTTGAATATGCAGATCTCAAGAATGCAGATCTCAGGTATGTAAATCTCAGCGGTGTAAAACTCAAGGATGCAAATCTAGAGGGTGCTGTCCGTTAGCTGAACAATTACACTATAGGTGTAACAAATTTTTTAGACAATTTTCTTAGCTTGAGCTTGCACAGCGGTCAAAGGCTGCTAGTCTATATGCTGAGACGAGGAGAAAATTTTATGAAGAAAATGACTAGGCAAGAAATTATCGAAAAGTATGAAAAGGGGGAACGAGATTTCCAAGAGGTAGATCTTAGTGGAGTAAATCTAAGAGGACTGGATCTAAGCGGAGTAAATCTTGAAAATGCGGATCTCAAGAATGCAGATCTAGAAGGGGCAAATCTCAAGAATGCAGATCTAGAAGGGGCAAATCTCAGGTATGCAAATCTCAGGTATGCAAATCTTGAAGGCGCAAATCTACAAGATGCAAATCTTGAAGGGGTAATCTGGCGGTAACAGGAAAATTACACTATAGGTGGAAAATGAGTAAGTAAATGACAAGACTAGAAATTATAGAAAAGTATGAAAGCGGGGAACGAGATTTTCGATGGAAAAATCTAAGCGGAGTAGATCTAAGCGGAGTAGATCTAAGCGGAGTAAATCTGGAAGGTGCAGATCTAGAAGGGGCAAATCTCGAGAATGTGGTTCTCAAGGGTGCAGATCTAAGTGGGGCAGATCTCAGGTATGCAAATCTAGAGGGGGTAATCTGGCGCTAGTGGGGTCTCGCCTGGGTGGCAACTAGGGGATACTTGTAAGGAGGCTTAGACGGGCGTATGGAAGGCTTCACGCACCTGTTAGAGCGTCTTGGCAGGGGAGAATAACGCTTGAGTATACAATCGGGAAAACAAGGGGTGTGACATTTTGACAATTTGTGTGGTAGAGTTGGTGACATGAAGGGTCAACGAATGACGCCAAAAGAGTACGAGTTGTGGCTCCAGGCGTTCCGCGAATGTGGGGAAAATTGGTCGCGTGTAGCCCGTTGGATCCAAAAGAGAGTGCCGGGTCGTGAGGCGACAACTGCTCAAGTTGTCAAGAGGGGTTACCAAAAAGGTTGGCCAAATCACGATGGTGATTTTCCCCCTATTTTCGAAGTGTTAGCGGCTGAGACTGCGAAAGCGGAAGCCGAGATAGCGAAAAAAACTCGGCTAGCGATCGTGGAAGATGCGATAGCGGGCGATGCCGACGCCATTGCACTCGCGCATGACTATCAGGTCCAAGCCAAAGCAGAAGAAGGCATTTTAGTAGGAAAAGCAAGGAAAAACTTGCTTGAAGTCATGGATTCGTCAAAAAATCTGCTAACTGGAATAAACCGATTGTCTGCAAGTGTTGGAAAACATTTGGAAAGAATGGAAATCGATTCCGATGATCCCGAAGGCGCCACAAATGCGGTTCAGCTATTGTGGAGAGCGTCGACGGCCCTTCGAGCCGCTACGGCGGCAACAAAAGACGTCCTAGAGTGCGAGCGGCTTGTGATGAATAGGCCCACTACAGTGGTCGAGCACCGGGTTGGAGCCAGTGCAACCACTGAAGAAACGCTCAGGCATATCCAAAAGAACTACGAGAATTCGATCCGAATGCAGGAACGGATAGCCAGACGGGAGCGCTTGGAAGCCGAACTCGAAGAAAAACATAAGAAAACCTACATTGATGTAGAAGTGCTAGACACTGGAAAGCTTGAAGAAAGCGAATAGTTTCCAAAAGTCGAAAAAATTTGTAAACCTTGAGTTAAATCTTTGGCTTAGCTTGTGCATTAGCACATCATGTGCCAAATTGTCTAAACTGTGGCAAAAAAGTCACGCAATTGCGCACCATGTAAGAAAGCACTTATGTGCAAATCTGCCATAGTACTTTGCCCATTTGTAGTACCATTACCCTACAAGTATATCGATCCTCCCTAGGCTTATATACACCCAACTATGGCAGAAATGCACATCTTACCATACATGTATGGCCATTATGGGCCCTGGTAGGTGCATGTGTGCACATCCGGGCTTGATACTTGGCACGAGCTTGTGCATTAGCAAGTTGTGTGCCAATTAGGTAACACCTGAAAAATGATCAAAAAAACAATTGCCTCCAGAACAGCGCCTGCTAGGATATAGGTATGACTAACGCAGATATTCATGTGTATCAGACTAGGGACGGCTGCTATAGGTGTAGGGTCACATATGGTAACACCACTGTGTACACTGGTAAACACATCACCCTATATGCGGCTGTGTGGAATGCTGCTAAGCTAGCAGAGAAGGGAAAGAATGGATAATATGGAAACTATGAAAATGACTTGGGGTGCAAGAGTAGTGCCATTCTTGTACTAATGATACCTAACCCCGTAGCTCACCCCAAGCGGCGCTTGATAGCTTGTGAGATGTGAACGCCTGGTGATGAAGTGTGTTTCACGTGGAACATTCAGGGTAATCACTTACACTATCGTACAGTGTAGGTAATCACCCACACTGTGGAACAAGGTGGGTAACTGTAGGTTAACGTAAGGTAATAACTTTTTTCGCCTACAGTTTCCCCGAATTGGGCTCACTCGTTTGCCCAGTGCAGGACCACACAGATTTTTTTACAATTTTCTGACAAAATTTGCTAATATACCACTAAAATCAGCTACAGAGATTTGATATTTTTTTTTTTACAATTTTCTGAGAAAAATGTCTAAAAATTGTTTACACCTATAGTGTAAATATCCTTAGCTATGGATGGTACCATTGAGATTTGCACCTTCTAGATCTGCCCCACTTAGATTTGCATGCTGAAGATCTGCAAACCTGAGATCTGCCCATTTGAGATCTGCCCATTTGAGATCCGCACCCTTGAGATTTGCGCCTTTGAGTTCTGCAAAGCTGAAATTTGCACCCCGAAGATCTGCACCTTCTAGATCTGCACAGTAGAGAACCACACCCTTGAGAACTGCAAACCTGAGATCTACCCTTTCAAGATCTGCCCCACTGAGATTTGCACCCCTGAGAACTGCACCCTTGAGATTTGCCCCTTCGAGTTCTGCATTCTTGAGAACTGCAAACCTGAGTTCTGCACAGTAGAGATTTGCATGCTGAAGATTTGCTGTTCTAAGATCCACTCCACTTAGATCTACTCCACTTAGATCTACTCCGCTGAGATCTGCACCTCGGAAATCTCTTTCCCCATTTTCATACTTTTCTATTAATTCTTCTCTTGTCATTTTCTTCATAAAATTTTCTACCTATATTGTAATTTTTTTTTTTTACAATTTTCTGACAAAATTTGCTAATATACCACTAAAATCAGCTACAGAGATTTGATATTTTTTTTTTATTCGACCTGGATAAACTTTTTGCCATAAATTATTACACGTACCCCTTCAAGGTTTGCATTCTTGAGAACTGCCCTTTCGAGATCTGCATTTTCGAGATCTGCATACCTGAGAACTGCAAAGCTGAGATCTGCATTTTCGAGATCTGCATACCTGAGAACTGCAAAGCTGAGATCTGCCCCTTCAAGGTTTGCGTCCCTTAGTTCTGCCCCACTTAGATTTGCGTTCCTTAGTTCTGCACCCTTGAGATCTACTCCACTAAGATCTGCGCCTCGGAAATCTCTTTCCCCATTTTCATACTTTTCTATTAATTCTTCTCTTGTCATTTTCTTTTCCATTTTGTTTTCTCCCTTGCCTCAACATATAGACTAGCAGCCTTTGACCGCTGTGCAAGCTCAAGCTCAAAAAATTGTCTAAAAAATTGTTTACACCTATAGTGTAATTGTTCAGCTAACGGAAGGCACCTTCTAGGTTTGCACCATTGAGATTTGCACCTTCTAGATTCGCCCTTTCGAGATCTGCACCTTCAAGGTTCGCACCCTTGAGATTTGAATAGCTGAGGTCTGCAAACCTGAGATCTGCACCCTCTAGAACTGCCCCACTGAGATCTGCTCCCGCTAGATCTGCACCCCTAAGATCTGCATACCAGAGATCTGCATATTCAAGATCTGCATTCTTGAGATTTGCAAAGCCGAGTTTTGCATTCTCGAGATTTGCATATTCAAGATTCGCATGTCTGAGTTCTGCACCCTTGAGATTTGCATTCTTGAGATTTGCATTCTTGAGATTTGCAAAGCCGAGTTTTGCATTCTCGAGGTTTGCAAATAGGAGATTTACTCTGCTTAGATCCAGTCCGCTGAGAACCAGTTCGCTTAGATCTACTCCACTAAGATCTGCGCCTCGGAAATCTCTTTCCCCATTTTCATACTTTTGCACAACTTCTTCTCTAGTCATTTTCTTCATAAAATTTTCTACCTATATTGTAATTTTTTTTTTTACAATTTTCTGACAAAATTTGCTAATATACCACTTTCTTTCCTTAGACCAGTGGTAGCCCCATAGTTTGTTGATCGCGGAAGCCGCCATCAAGATTTGCGAAACTGAGATCTGCTCTTTTAAAAACTGCCCCTCTGAAATCTGCACCCCTAAGATCTGCATACATAATATTTGCATCCCTGAGATTTGCATATTCAAGATTCGCATGTCTGAGTTCTGCACAATTTAGGTTTGCATACCTGAGGTATGCACGGCTAAGTTTTGCACCTTCTAGATTTGCATATTCTAGATCTGCACGGTAGAGATTTGCACCTTCTAGGAATGTACCTTCAAGATTTACACGGTAGAGATCTGCAAGGTTGAGATTTGCACACTTGAGAACCGCATTGCTAAGATTTGCACACTTGAGAACCGCATTGCTAAGATCTGCATAGCTGAGATTTGCTGATCTAAGATCCAGTCCTCTTAGATTTACTCCACTAAGATCTACTTCTTGGAAATCTCTTTCCCCATTTTCGTACTTTTGTACAACTTCTTTTCTAGTCATTTTCTTCATAAAATTTTACTTTCACCCTTGCTTTTCTTCGTAAAGTGGCAGCATAGGATACGGACATAGTTCTGCTAGTGTCCTGCTGCTAAGACTCAAGCCAAATCCACAACTTTTCTTCAATGCCTCTGGATGTGCGCAATATGGTCCATCTGGGTCGCAACCACCAAATTGACAAGTGTAACATTTACGTTCAACTTTATTCATTTCCTTCACCGATCGAATTTGGTCTCTATCCCTATCAACAGCTTATTTCTATAATCGTCCAAAGCTTCTTGAGGAGTATCAAAACATTCACTAACCACGTCGTCAGAGTCGAAGACTACATATTTATTAGAATAGGTAGAATTAAGAAACAAATCGAAATGTTCGATTTGCCAATGTTCATATAATTCGTCCCAAATGAAAGTAATCTCTTTTCCATACCAAGTAAGAGTAATATTTTCTTGGGATTCATCCCCCTTATTCGTAGGTTCCGAATTATTCCAAACGATATCTAGAAACTTCTCCATTTCTGCTTGACTAAAAATAAGTACATTATTGGGCAATCCGCAGACTATGTCAAAAACTTTATGCTTTGAATCTTCAAAAATATAATAGAGTTTTTCACCTATTTGTATCGGTTTCATTGCAATCCTAGATCCTCACTATCATTTATATAATGTAGCGGATTATAGCCGCTGTCCAAGCTTATATTTAAATTTTTTGCCATATTTAGAAAATCTTGATCGTCTGTCAGAATTTTGAACATATCTTCTTCTAATTCAAAATACACATCGGAATGTTTACCAAGAATTTCACCAAAATAAACTACTGTACATTTTCCAATTTCTTCTTGAAGTTTGCTCCACTCGTTTTCGTTTAGAACAAACCTTCCACTTACGACACCAAGGCGACCATAATCTACAAACATTTCAATAAAATAATTTTTCATTTTAAAAGTCTTTCTAAAGATTTGGTAATCGAATCCATTCTTTTTACATTACATTCAAAGCACCAGAATGGGGACCACCGGGTTCCGGCCGGATTATTACATTCAATAGTAATGCATGTCTTACCTGTATGATATTTCTTACTATTACCTTCATGTTTAGGATCGTTATACATTCTATTTTCTTTCCTCCTCTTTTGTACAATTGTCTAAAACTCCACTTGTCAATCTCACTTCCCTATTTATAAAATTAGTGGGTCGTACAAGAATCGAACTTGTAACCGCCCGGTTAAAAGCCGGATGCTCTGCCAATTGAGCTAACGACCCTAAAATTCATCCTTCTTCATTGTATCCTACCGTTCTAAACTTATATAGCCACAAGCACTGTTTGCATTGTAGCTCTTCTTTCATACTGTGCAACTCTTTTAGAGTCCTAACAGCGCGTCTACCTTCCGTCGAACGGCTTCGATAACAAAATAGCGTCTTGCCGTCTTCAGTCAGATGTATCTTTTTTACAGAATTTCTCATACAAAAACTTCAAAATCTCTACTTTTCCTAGTTGTTCGTAATATCTAGGTGTGCATCTATCTGAACCGTCACTTATCTTATCCAAGTCGTCTAAATGTGCACAATACATTTCTTCTAGCTTTGTTTCAATGCTCATTATTTACTTTCTTTACGAAATTTTTAATGTCGTCATAACTATTGGGATACATAATTATTTTAGTATCATCCGGCAACAACAATTCTAATGAATAATAGTTTTTATCATTCATTCCAAAAAAATCTATTACAAATTCTGTATCTTCTTTGAAAACGTTCGAATAATAATCATTTACTATTGTTACTAAATCGCCAACGTTAAAATCTTCTTCGGATTCTTGCATCCAAGGTTTAAAAGTTTTCAAATACTCGATTGATGGAAAAATTCCTTCGAATCTAAAAGCTTTATCGTCTATGTAAATATCAGCAAAAGGCTTACAAAATGGAAAATCTATTCTATCAATTTGACTTGGTAATACACCTTGGCGACCTAACCATCTTTGCATTTGCAAAACGTCCCTTGATTCCACATTTCTACACGAGAAGATATTGACTTCAAAATCGTCGCTATCAACGAGCTTAATCAAAAAATCGATGGCATCTTGTACTGGAGGATCTGTAATAGGTACCCCCGGCCCTTCATATCCAGATTTAAAGCTATTTAAAACTCCGTCGAAGTCTATACTGACTATTGTTCTTCGTTTACTATTCATTGTTTAACTCTTATTTAAGATTTAGTAATAGATTATTCATATCTTTTTTATTCATATTATTTCTCCTAAAATTAGCAGAACGTATAGGACTCGAACCTATAACCTACAGCTTAGAAGGCTGTTGCTCTATCCCGTTGAGCTAACGTTCCTTATTAAAATCTTTTTCAATTTCTTTTAATATATCGTAAACTTCTTTTGAAGTGGTTTCTTTTTCCCCTATTTTCTTTATCATTTCTGGTCTTTGATTTTTATACGGCGAAAATCTGGCTGTACTAGTAAAACTAGTAGGATTTTCGCCGCCAATTTTGAGAGAACTTTGTTGATACTCATGATGATGCAATTGTAGATATTCCCGTAGTTCTTTTATTTCAGCTTTCAAGGACATAATTTCTTCACGAAGAATAGAACGCAATTCGGAAATCTCGTTAAAAGCATCAGGCATTTTCAATTTCCTTCAACAGTCTGGCTCGCTCTTTCTTAGCTCCAATGTTCTTTCCGAGACGCTTGTCCAGCCGCTTAATCTGTTGCTTTGGAGTAAGATTATCGCGAACCTTCATACGTTCTTCGTGTTCAAAGCGCTTTTGCTTTCTTTTATCTTCAGCGCGAACGTTACCAAACTTTGTCTTACGTATTTCCATTGTTAAATACCCATTCCCCTTCTTCACCTTTAACCAAGAATTTTTGGTTTATATGTTTTCTTATCACAGATTTAACTAAAAGCAAGGCATAATTCATAGCTTCTTTATCATTTTTCTGACCCATAAGAAACTCGGAAACTGCTGTAGTAACCAATCGCTTATAAAGTTCTGGAACATCTTTTTCAAAGATTAGGTAGATACCGTTGTCGTTATCAAACCAAGCGATTGATATTTCGGGAATTTCTCTATCTGGATTTGTTACTTCGCTATAACAAGTTCCTAATTTCGAGTCCCGAATTATTGGAGCTCCAACGTAATATAGTGTAGGAGTTTTTTCTTCACTCGACATATTTAATATCCGAACGAATTAGCTTTGAATCATTTGCTATCGAATACAAAAAGTAATTTAAACAACCGGAACAAATTTCATACCCTTGATTTTGATATTTAAACATACGTCGAAGAGTAGATAAACCGAAAGTAATTTCGTTAATTACCATTCGCTTTCTGCCCACGTCCCAAAGTGTATAATCGCCCGTATGTAGCCTAAAGTCCGTAGGACCTTCCTTACTCAAAGCAAACTGACACAACGTGAAATCGAAAGTGTCCAACAAATTTTCTACGCAATCATAAAACCCAATGTTTATAAGTTGAATTTTATATTCTTTATCATAAAATGTTTCCGCTTCGTTTCCAATTAAAAATGTTGGTTCCTTTGAATGGGTAAATTTATAGGTAATTGCATGAGCATTTTCTTCAATCAATTCATGGCCCATTTTTTCAATGTTTTTCTTTAATTCATCAAATTGAACAGAATTATGGCAGAAAAAGTCGATATCGCCTTTATCTAGCGGTTGTTTCGTAAGAAGACGTCTTAACAATCCTCCCGCTATCCAAGGACCTTCGTCGATTTTTCCCACGTGTGGAAGATTTTCCAATAAATAGTACAATTCTACAAGATCAATATCACTTCTAGCACAAATTTCACTTAGATTATATGTCTGCATTTTCTTTCAAATATTCCTTTACACAGCGTTCTATTTCTTTGCGACAAATTTTAAGAATAAAAGGTATGCTAAATCCTATTATCCCGACCAATACTAATGTATAAAATGTTTCGTCCATCATAGTTCTATTTTTGGCATGTATTTTCTATACAATGCTTCTCCAATCTCTGCTTCAACTTCTTTCAATTTTTCTCTTATTGCATTTCTTTCCTTTTCGCCACGATTGAATCTAATCGCATCACCTTCTCGGTAATACCAATCGTGTCTCTTCAGAAGAGTTTCCAATTCTTCTATTTTTTCTTTATTTATTGACATCCCTTGCACTTACCAGGCTTAGATTGAAAGATAGCAGAACCGTCTGGATGTACAATAGAAATCAACTGCGGTTTAACATTTTCTTTAAAGTCTTGTTGCATTCTTTCTTCAGCTAATTCTTTAACACTGGGATAAGCATGCATTGCTTCTTCTGATAACAAAATGATTCTGCGCATATTTGACCAGGCATAAATCCCGTTACGTATTTCCCATATTGCTTTGTAATATTTCATTCGATCAAATGGGGGTGAGATTCCCGCGTGCCATTAGTACTTACTTTGACAAATTTAGCATTTTCTCTAAGTTGCGCTAAATCCGAGGCTCCGCAGTAGGACATTCCAGACCTGACACCGTCCATAATCGAATAGAGTACTTTACTTACTTTACCCTTATAAGGAACCAAAGTTTCAGCCCCTTCAATATGCTCAATCTCTGAATTGGCTTGTTCTTTGGAAGCATAAGAAGCACTTCCCCTATATATTTTGTACAATTTTCCATTATGCTTTATTACATTTCCAGGAGTTTCGTCTGTACCAGCCAGCATCGAGCCTAACATAACCGCATTGGCACCCGCTGCTAGGCATTTTACGATGTCGCCAGAACTCCTAATGCCCCCATCGGCTATTATTCCGACTTCATGAGTATCTGTATATCGCCTTTCTTGGGCAATATCCAGGACACTTTGCAATGTAGGATATCCACATCCTGTTTGAATGCGAGTCGTACAAAGACTACCGCCACCGATACCTACTTTTACAGCAATTCTACTAAAATCGCTTTCTTCTATAGATTTAATCAAAAATTTATAGGCTTCTTTAGTAGCAATATTGCCTACGATTACGTTTATTTTTGGAAAATTTTGTAGGATTTCTTTCAGAACTTTCAACGTTCGATTGCTATGGGCATGCGCAACGTCGATGCAAACCAACTTCACAGTATCACAACTATGAATTCTATCTATCCAATCATAGTCAATGCCCACTGAAATTCCGCACGTGCACATTGTCACTTGTCTTGCTTGTTGATCAACACTATTAAATCGATGAATAATGCCCAATCCACCGTGTGCATGCATCGTGCTTGCCATTTTCCATTCGCAAATAGTAGCCATGTTTGCGGCAATAATTGGCATCGTTACATGTATGTTGCCAATTCTCGAACTGGTATCTATATTCTTTCGACTTTCTATATCACTACGGTTAGGAACCAATAGAACATCGTCGAATGTTACAGCTTCTGTCACACATACCATGAAAATAATTCTTCCTTTTTTTCTACTTCTTTAGGGATATTATCGATCAAATTATCGTTTGCTTCTTTTAACGTGTCGCCAACTCCATAATATTTTCCTACTATGACGATAAAATTATTCTTTTCTGTGCTATAAAAGCTTTTAAAAATCATTCATTCATTCTCCCTTCAAATATTCTTCGGCGGATTCGTACTGTATTTCGATGATCTGTCTAAAATATAGATAATCATTTTCCGCTCTACACGAAAAATTACAGTTATCGCCATGACAATGACGTATTTCCCTATTATGCTGAGTCATTTCTGTTCCGTAATAATGACAACCGCACTTTGGACACGTGAACTCTAGATATTTTGAAACTTTCATATTATTTTTTTAGCAAATAACGAAAGTTATGCAATCAAATTAACGAAATTAAATTTTCTACATCTCCGAAAAGTGCAGGAAAGTAATCCCATGCATCTACACCCACGTGTATACAATTTCCTTGTATCTTTTTCTTGCTGTGTGTGTGGCCGTGTATAAGCACTTCACCCTTGTTCTTTTGGGGTCTGCGACCTTCGAAGCGCTTATCTTTACTGTCTGGTAAATAGGGGAAATGGTTAACTCTGCAAGTTTTTCCACCTATGTTGGTAACAAATTCTTCCAAGACCAAATCGAACCCCATTTTTGCCATTCTGCTTTGACTGCTATCGTGATTGCCCCTAACCAATATTTTATAGCCATTTAATTTGTACATTATTTTGTTTTTGGCATAGTCTGGAGCACAAAAAAAGCAATCCCCTGTCCATACAACTACATCTTCTTTGCCAATTACTTGGTTATAACGAAAGATTAATTCATCTTCCATGTGCAATATTGTTGTAAATGGTCGTTGGCAAAAGCCAATGATATTGTGATGGCCAAAATGGGGATCACTAAAAAATGCTTTTATCAGCTTATTCATGTTTAAAAAATATATGCGCTCAAAACACCTATAAAAGCGCTTTGTATACCAATTACTACCCAAAGCGCCATGAACCTATCTTCATGTTTTTCAGAAGTTTTCATATGCTCTTCTTTCCAATTTCTTAAATTGTTTATGCAATCTTCCAACAAATTAATTTTGACTTCCATCTTTTGCATTAGGGCCCTGTCTTCTCTATTCATTGTTTTCCTCTTTCGGTGGTATGTGTGCTAAATCGTTTCTGTTCAAATACTCTACACCCAATGCTCGAAATACATAATCGATTATAGATGTAGAAAATTTTATATTTTCATGCCCTCTGACAGAGCCAGAAGGCTCAAATCTTGTAAAGGTAAAATGTTCTACGAACGTTTCCAAAGGAACACCGTGTTGTAATCCTATTGATACGGCGCGTGTGAAACAATTGATCAATGATTGATCTACGTTTCCTTCCTTATTCACATTCAAGAAGATTTCCCCTGGTTGTCCAGTATCATATTCACCAATAGTCAAAAATATTCTCCTATCGCCAATTTCAACTTCTTGAATATGACTATTGCGCTTCTTAGGCAATTTATGTCTAGTAGTATTTGGGGGCCCAAATTTCATTAATTTTTCCTCGGAAGGATGTAAACGTGAATGATCATATTTTCTTGTCTAGCCTTCCTAATCATATCTAAAGTGCCGGTACTTTCCGCGTCCCATATTGCGACACAAGCATCACCGTATTTAGCCATCGCGGAATTTCGCTTTACACCTGCACTAAAATCTTTTTTGCCAGTTACTTCGTTGACCCACTTCGCCTCAAATCGTTTTACATCTATACCTCTTTTTTGAGCCCATTTTTCACCCAATCTATCGGCTCCTCTAGCAGAGCCGCTAACAACTTCACATATGTCTTTATGCGAAGTTGTACAATATAGTTGTATAAATTCTGCCATGGCAGCATCCACGTCTTCTTGTTTGACGTTTTCTCTACTTCCAGCTACGACAACTTTCATATCACTAAACATTTCTCACCTTTTTATATGTATTAAATAGCGAAATTATTTGAAGATCCGGTTCCCCATAAAATTCACTAAAAAGTATATCTCTAATTCCTACGCTATATATCGCCTTTAAACAGTCAAAGCAAGGTTCGGTCGTGCAATATAGCTTGGAATCTTCTAGACGTATACCATTTTTTGCAGCTTGGAAGATAGCATTTTGTTCGGCGTGAATTGTTCTCTTACAGTGACCATCAATCATTAGATGACCAACGTCGTCGCAATGTTCTTCATTTGGTAGAGAACCATTGTATCCAGTACTCAATATAGTTTTATCTCTAACTATTACCGCGCCGACGTGTTTCCTGGCACACGTGGCTCTTGTTGCTACCATCTTTGCTATGTCGATGAAGTAATTGTCCCAATCTTTTCTTGTTTCTTGCTTTACCAATTTCGTAAACCCCCGAGAATATTACAATAGCACCAACAAAACCTATATAAAGAGAAAATATTATAGATATTATTGGCAAAGATATACATGCGGCCAACGCTGCAAAACAAAGCCAAAACAAGTTATGAATCATGAAAAATATTATATCAAGTACTTTTTACTATGCAATAACTTTTTTTCCGTTTATTATAGAAATTCGGAAATATAAACGAGGTTTTACATGGCAAAAGGTATTTTAGAATTTGAACTTCCAGTCGAACAAGTCGAATTTGACATGGCACAAGACGGATTGCGTGCTATAAACGTTTTGTACTCTATGGACCAACACCTAAGGGGGTTGATAAAGTACACAGAACTCCCAGATGAAGTTAACGAAATGGTTATGGAAATAAGAGAAAAGCTCTTCGAGTTAATCGAAGAAGAGAATGTTAGACATATTTTTGGAGATTAAAAATGGACGAAAAGACAAAGAAGGCATACGAAAATGTAAAGAAATTCCGGGAGACGGCAGGATATCGTTCAATGGATGCGATATTGAAAATTGCAAATATAGAAATTGCTGCATCTATCCTACCTCGAGTCGATAGCACTCTTCCGATGACTTGGATGGTGAGAATTTGCCGCGAAGGTAAGTATTATTACGGACCCCATGCCCCCTATGAAGAAGAGTTGCAAGATTGGAGACAAGAAAATTCGCATCTACCATTGGAAAAATATTGTCCAAATTTGGCTGATTTTGTAGCTACTATTCTCACTACAATTTCGTTGGCCGTTAATTACAGCAAAGAAGATTGGGCCAATTCTCAACTTGGACATGCTTCAGGGTACGAAGCTCTAAGAGAAGAATTTGATATTTTTAAGAGTTTCTTCGATAAAAAAGAATTTGAGTATTTGGTTTATTTCTTAGCAGCCGCACAAGTTGAATTGGTAGAACAAGATCGATTTGACGAGATGAAGAAAGAAAATAAACTTATCTTAAATTAATATGCGGAAAAACAAAAAGAGATATAAATCTACCATTCGTAAATGCGTAGCTTGTGATGTTATTGCAAGTAAGCATATAGATGGAAAATCAGTATGCACACTTTGCTATAAATTATATAAACACAATCGTAAATTGTTTCATCAATGTGTAGAAGAAATGGATCGACTAAATGGCATGGGATAATACGACTTTAGAAATAAGTGCTGTTGACGGCAAAATAATCATTAATCAAATAAGAAGCGGCATGTTCCGAGAATCATTTTGTTGTTTGGATCAAACTATCGGCAGTTTTATTAGAGCGTGCTCTAGCGGCGTTGTAAATTTTGGCAATAGAAATTTTAAAATAAAATTTACAGATGAAGAAATACAAAATATTTATGGCGGATTTTCAATAGAGAAAATAGTAAAGGTAGAGCGAGAAAATGACTTTTTATAATGAGTTGGTATATTTAAATCTTCTAGAAAAAATTCTAGTTAATGGAAGTGTAAAAAGCGATCGAACTGGTACTGGCACGAGAAGTCTCTTTGGTCAAACCATGCGCTTTGATTTGCGCGATAGTTTTCCGCTTTTGACTACGAAAAAAATGTATTGGAAAGGTATAGTACACGAACTATTGTGGTTCCTTTCTGGCAGCACCAACATTGATTATTTAAAGCAAAATAAAGTCAATATTTGGAATGAATGGGCAGATGAAACGGGAGAATTGGGTCCTGTTTACGGCTTTCAATGGAGAAATTTCAACAATCAAAATGTTGATCAAATATCTGAATTGATAACTTCTTTGAAAACTAACCCCGATTCCAGGCGACATATTGTTACTGCTTGGAATCCCGCACAAATACACGAAATGAATTTGCCACCATGTCACATGATGTTTCAATGTTATGTCGATAATGGCTATCTTTCTCTAATGATGTATCAAAGAAGTGCCGATATGTTCCTCGGAATGCCTTTTAACATCGCTAGTTACGCTTTGTTGACTCATATGATAGCACATGTATGTAATCTAAAGGCTGACAAATTAATTATCACAGTGGGCGATGCTCACATATATTCTAACCATATAGAACAATGTTACGAGCAGATCGGACGTGAAATGTATCTTGGTCCTACTTTGCAACTCAATTCTAATATAAAAGATATTTTTTGCTTTACTTTCGATCACATTATGCTAAAAAATTATAAGAGTCGTCCAAAACTTAAGGGAGAAATTGCAGTATGAGTATTTTCGATACGAAAAAAGCGAAATTTTGTTACAAGCTGAAGCGACGAATTGACGATGTACAATTTAATAGACCATATGAAGATTATGTCTTTTCTACCAATCTTCCCAATGGTCAAAAGAAGTTTTTTTCTCTACCTTTTCCGATCGATAATCCGCCTACGGCAGAAGACGTCAAGGTGATGGTAGAACATAAAATCAATAAGATTTTGAACACTTAATTATTTTTGGTAATATTAAAGTATGGAATTTAGTAAAGCCGAAAAGGCGGAATTAAAAAGGCAAACTTTAGAATGCCAAATTCTAATAGCTTTACTACCATTCAAAAAGGCAGAACACTTTCATAGCGACTTTGCTAAATGGGTAAGTGATAAATACAGGGAAGCATTTTTACAAGACGAAAAAATCTCTACGAAAGTGCCAAGAGTTTTGCGAAGCGTTAATACGAAGAAATTTTATGTTCAAGTCGAATTCGTACACGAAAACGATAGAGAATGTCGAACAGATCAATTCTCTAAAGCTGCTCAATCCTGAGAATTCCGATTTAAGAATAAAGCTAGAAAATTATACAAAAAGTATAGCCAATAATCTAGCAGTATTCTCAGTTTTTTGGAAGAAAAACGGCGGGAAAAATGTTTGGTTGCTCAACCCAGCCTGGAAAAACTTCCACAAGGATTATTGGGGGGATAATTTAGTAGTATTTGCAGTAGTTTACAGTCAACAAGAAATAAATCTAGCCTTGAAAGAAGGTTACACTTCTGTTATAAATTATTCTTTAATTCCATCTAAGGAAAATTTATCTTTTGAAGAGGCTTTAGATTTGGCTAGAAAATGTTCCTTGTGCAAAGAAAGCGGTCACGACCGCAGACGTTGCGAGTTACGCAACAAAGTAGAAAAGAATTCTCCAGACCCATGGCACGACTTGGAATGGAACGAGCATTTGGATGCTATGAAAATAGTCGCCGAAAATCCAAATGGTATGACTCTTGAAGAAATTGGAGCTACTTTGGGCATCACCAGAGAGCGTGTAAGACAAATTGAATATCAAGCGCTAGAAAAGTTGATCGTAGACGGGTTTGGTTATGATGTATCTGTAATGAATTCTATAAAAAAGAAGTACGAAAGTGGCAAAATTCCCGATACTGTCATGAGAGATTTACTAGACTGCACACAAGAAGATATTTCAACTAGATTAGACGGTATCGTGTCCCATTCTATAGACGGATTTTTCTTCAGATTTTTAGAATGCGAAAAATGTCAAGAAACTTTTGTTCGACTTTCTGGTCGCCAGAGATATTGCGAGATTTGTCGGCCAGAAATTAGAGACCGCAGGAAAATTTCATGAAAGTTATAAATCGTACTCATTACGATACGAGAAAACTTAGAAAAATATTCTGCGAAGTACATAATAGAACTGCCAAATATGAAGGCAAATTGCCTACCTGGCAGGACTTGAAGGTAGAAGTAGTTTACGGCAATTATACTGGAGACGCTTGGCTAAAAGGCGAACCAAGGCCAGAAATAGAAGTTAGAATACCCAAAAATGACGCTAGTTGTCGATGGCTGGCCATGTTATTCGATCATGAGTTGTTGCATACCTATGGGTATGATCACGACCGCATGGGTCCTATTAGGTGGCTTAACGAAGGCATCCTAACTAACTATGATTGGATTTATAAATTCTTTGATAAAGATTTGGTACCTGTAGGTAAAAGAAAGAAAGAAAAGAAGAAGGCTACTAAATTACAATTACAATTGCAGAGACAAAAAAAGGTGCTAAAACGAGAAAAAGAATGGAAAAAGCGTTTAGAAAAAGCTGAAAAAGCTTGGTATAAAGCAGAAGAAACTTTAGAAAAAATAAAAAGACAGAAGAAATATTACGAAAAAGTTATCAAAGAGAGTAGAGAAAATGAACAAAGAAAAATTCAAGAATCTTGCAAGCAACATGACTGTCGGTCAAATTAAATATTATATACAGAATGAAATTGGCGTTTTTCGCATAGCAAAAGTGAGTCGAAACCTTTTTACAGTTACTTGTAAGAGAAAAGATTCCGAAAAATTGAATATTTTCTCATTGATCTCTGCCGAAAATGAATACATAATTACTAATAGAGATGATTATGTGGCCTAAAGCAAAAGCGAAGAAATCTGAACCAATTTACGTTAAAGTTCAGGTTATTGAACCGATTGTTGAAACGAAGCTTCTGGAAAATGCTGAAAAGGATACCAAAGTGGTAGAATATCATTATGGATACGAGAAATACCGACAAATGCAAGAAGAAGTTGAGTGCGGCAAAATCCGATTGGAAAGAAGCAAAAAATTGGTTTCTCTATGATTATTGGATTAGAAAGTATGCTAAACATTTAGCTAAAAGGGCTAGACGTAGATTGAATAAGGCAGAAATAAATGAACAAAAAGCCGACATGTTGTAGTTGCGGATATCCGTGCGATTACGTTGGATTGTACACCGTAGAAGGATGTACTAATCCAGATTGTCAATTTTATCAGGAAGTTGATACCATCCCCTGTCCGATGCCAGATTGGTTTGGGGCATCCCAAGAAATGCAAGACTTCATTGATTATTTAAACGGGATGGATAATGATTCGGCGGATTAGTATCACGTTATTGTTTATTTGTTCTTTTACCTTCGTTGGCTCTTGCAAAGGCGCGCAACTGGTGCGCAAACCCTTAGCATCCGATTATATGGTCGTTGCTAACATGACATTAAATGAATGGGTTAAAGCTGGGAAGCTATTCAACAGGACATGTTGGTCGTCTATGAAGGATTCTAGAGTTCTCGTGGCCGGTTGGGATTTGTTCGATAAATATTGTCGAATAGAAGAACCAATTTCTGGTTCAATTTCTAGAATTAAAACTCCAGTTTCTGCTGGCGGAACGCTCTATGGATGTCATACTATATATGACGGAAGTTCGCTGATACTTATCGACAAATCATTAAACTACAACGAAAGATTGAAAACTTTAGCGCATGAATACCTTCATTTATTGGGAAAATGCTCGTTAGATCCTCTTGGAACGGATGGTAAACATTTAGATGTAGTGAGATGGAAAATAATTCTTCCAATCTTAGAACGAGAAATTGACAGAATTTATTAAGACTAGAAATGAAAAATTCTATTAAAGAAAAAATGAAAAAAGTACGCAAACTAAATATTGAAACAAAGAATATTGCTACAAGGACTACCAGTACGATAAATGCATGGAAAGTCGTCTTTAATATCAAAGATAAAAATCTAAAGGGTGTAAGCCGCGAATAATTGACATAATCGTTATCTATTAATAACCTACGTCTTATAAAGGAAGGGACGTAGGTTTTTTATGGCCAAAAAGGAAAGGGATCGTCGTATACATCGCAATGCGATAGTGCTTAGATGTACAGACGCCCAACATGCTGCACTTAAGAGGTTTGTAGAAAAAATTAACGAAGATAGAAAATCTAAAGGTAAAAAAGAAATAGCACTTTCTACTTGGATTAGAGAATTTGTCTTGTTAGAAACTGGGAACGCTCGCCTTTCAGAAGACGAATACCTGAAGACTATCTTAGCTTTAACCAAAAAGAGCTAAAAATAGGAAAATATTTAGTATTTCGGTATGATGATACTAAAGGAACCGGAAAATGCGGAATAGATACAATTTTGACCTAAAAGTCTACGAATTGCCGCATAAAAATCCCTCTTCGTTAAAAGAGTCAGAAGAAAATAAAAATTTAATTCCTTTGGACTCCGAGTTCCCCAATTTTGTAGTAAGAGCCGGACAATTGGATAAAGCTCTTAAATTGGCGAAAGAACACATTATTTCTAAAGGCAAAGAAATTAGATCTTGCAGCGTTTCAAATAAGGGAACCATTGTAGCAGTAGTTTATAGCAAAAAAGATACAAATTTTCCAAAACCATTATTATTCGAAAGCAGAGTAAAAACAGTTGCAAAGCCTAGAATTAGACGCCGAAGGAAAGTCAAATGAAAATTAGGAAAAAGACCAACGGCGATATTTCAACGCGTAGAAATGCCTTGGTGAAGGCACATTTTCTACAAGGAAACCCAGCAATTTCGAATGTTAAGCCTACTGAGACGGAACTACGAAATCAAGATATTTTTCGCAATCATGGCACCCTACCTGCTCCTTATGTAGCAGAAACTCTGATAAAAATTTTCGAACACTCGAACGCTCTACGACAAAATATTGACGCTTATGCATTCAATATTGATGGACAAGGCCACACTTTTAAGCCAATAATCGATTTAGATTCCGACGACGCAGAAGACCAAATTTCCATTTCCTTGTTTTTGGAAAAGGCTCATAAAAATGGTTCTATTAAAGGCATAGATTTACCTTCAGATAAAGAAGTAGCAGAAAAAAAGAAAGAAATAGAAAAAGAAATTCTTGTAGAAAAATCTATACTCAAAACTTTTTTCGACTCTTGTTGCCCTGACAGAAGCTTTCCTTCATTGCGCAAAGAAACGAGACAGGATACTGAAGTTACGGGCAATGCATATTGGGAAGTAATTAGAAACGCCAAAGGAATAATTGCAGAGATCAATTTGATTCCTTGTTGGACTGTTAGGCTATTGCCTCTACAAGAAAAGAACGAATCTGTAGAAATAAGAGAAAAGTTTAAAGATACGCAGTTTAGCTACTCACACAGAAAAGTCAACAGACGATTTCGAAAATTCGTTCAAGTATTTAACAATATAACTGTTTGGTTTAAACAACTTGGTGATCCGAGAATAATGTCCAGCGCTACTGGCAAATATTACCAAACAGTAGAAAATTTGCAAAAAGCGGAACCGGGTGTAGCTCCCGCAACGGAAATTTGGCATCACAGAATACCTACAAGCCGTAGTCCATATGGCATTCCTCGATGGATTGGCAGTTTGATTTCGGTCTTAGGCTCTAGGGAAGCAGAAGAGGTAAATCTTCTATATTTTCAAAACAAATCTGTTCCGCCTATGGCAATTTTGGTATCTGGTGGGAGATTGAATGAGGAATCCATACACAGAATCGAAAACTACATCGAGAATCAAATTCGGGGTAAGAAAAATTTCCATAAAATTATGGTGTTAGAGGCCGAACCGGCCGAAATTGGCGCTGCGTTAGATTCTGGTACTGGCCGCATTAAAATGCAACTAATTCCGTTGACTTCCGCTCAACATAACGATGCTCTGTTTCAAAAATACGACGAAAGAAACATAGACAAAGTCGGCATGCAATTTAGATTGCCTCGTTTGCTTAGAGGCGATATTCGCGATTTCAACAGAGGTACCGCAGATGCTGCTATAGCCTTTGCTGAAGTTCAAGTTTTCGCACCCATCCGAGACGAATTCGATTGGTTAATAAACAAAATTCTTCTACCAGAGTTGGATATTAAATATCACGTTTTCCGTTCAAATTCTCCGATTACAAGAGATCCTGAGAAGTTGGCTCAAATGATAGCCAAACTTGCGGAACAAGTTCTTACTCCGGAAGAAGCCAGAGATTTGGCAGAAGACGTTTTCAACAAACCTTTCAATAAGTTAGATACTACTTGGACTAAGATTCCACAAAAACTCCTTATTGAAGGTATTACTCCGGAAACAACTTCTGAGGATATAGACGAGGCGCGAAGAGCACTTAAACAAGTGCGACAAGGGAAAGTACAAACTCAAACGTCCCAAGATGCTTCGGAACAGAATGCTGACAAAAAGTCTTCGAATAAAGAAGAACCTAAAAATAATAAAGAAACTAAGGAAAAGGGGTAATGAATCAAAATTTTGAACAATTTATGAGTGGCGAATTGCCAAAAATGGTGACAGCAGAGTGGTATGGTAGGATTCAGAAAAGTTTTTCTACTACTATTCGAAACTCGTTTATTGACGACGGTTCTACGCCTACAAGAGATGAAATAAAGCGAAGATTCGCTATTTGCATGAATTTATTCTGTATTCTCAGACGAGAGTTGAATAAGGCTGTTCCAAGGTGCTTGGACGAAATTCCAATTGGTCTTAGAGCCGCTTTAGACGGGACTAGTTGGGAACCAGACGGAGAAAAAGACAGGAAATGTTGGATTCCTGGAGATCCCTTAGATTTCATGAAATGAACGAAATCTTGAGACTTTATGAAATATTTGCGACTATTATAGGAGAATTTAAGTCTCCCTTGAAAGGTTAATGAGAAAAAATGACTGAGACGCTTAAAAAGTTGGCTGAACTTCTGGAAACGCTTAATGCGCCGGAAGTTTCTAGTGATGAAGATTACGTTAGTCTTGCTACTCCTAATGATGTTGAAAAGTTTTTGGTTGAGCATGTTGAAGAACTTGCTAAAGCCGAAGGCGAGGAACAAAGCGCTCGTGCGCGACATTTACTTTACGCAATTGAAGAGATTAACAAGGCATTTGACGCGCAGAGTTGGGCTTCTGATAAATTCTCTGGTGATGTTCCAGTTCCCGCTCCTGCTAAGCTTCGCATGTTCAAAGATCCCGGGCAATGGCCGCACACCATGTCGACCAAAAATGTGACGTCGGAAACCGTTCCTGGTGCTAGTGGTGCAAACTACACTCCCGATAGTCAGCCAATGCAGCCAGCTTTTACAGGCACTCGTTCCAATAGTGGTGATAAGCAGCCCCCCGCCAAGAGCATGGGTCCAAGTGGCAACCCGTGGGTTCCGCCGGCTTCGAATTTTGCTAAGGCTGTGAGCGAAGCTACTGAAATGCTGAAAGCTTTGTTAAACAAAGAAGACGCGACCGAAGAGACAAAGGTTGCCGATGCAGAGACAAAAACTGAAGAACCCACCGTTCAAAATGATGAAACAACTGTTGTTAAGGCGGATGAAGAGAATTGGGCGACTGATTTGAATACTCCTGAGTTTTTAGGCGAGGAAAATTCCGAAGATAATAGCGTTTTCGTTTGGCCAGACCACGGCTAATTTATGCGAACAAGAGTTAAAAAGACAAAAATCGAGAAAAGTGCTGCTCCAAAAGTAGAGGAGCAGCACGATTCTATCGAAAAAAAGATAGTCCAGCAAAACGATCAATGGTGTGTTGTATCAGAATCTGGTCGTAATATGGGCTGTTATGACAGTAAGTCTGAAGCTGTCGAAAGACTTCGGCAAATTGAAGCTCATAAGTCTTCTGAAGATAAATTGCCTAAAATTCTATCCTGGGAAGCTGTTCGCACGGGAATGATTGATTCCGAAGGGAGTGGTCTACCGGAAAGTCTCGAAAAAGATGTTCCGCCAGAATTCAGATTCTGGAATCTGGAAAAAGAGGAAGATAAGAAAGCTTGTCGAGATGCTTTGGTAGAAGCTCAACTTTTTACCGAAGAGACTATTAAAGAAGTCAACGGCGAATTGCGAAGGGTAGAATATCACGAATGTGTGAAAATGTTTCTACCACCCGAATATGACACGGAAATTGCTCCCGTTGTACCCAGTAGAAAGCGACCGATTGAAAAAGTTGCTTCGTATTTGAAAGAAAACGATGAAGATGTCGTTCTTTTTGATGAACAAGTAACTTCGGCTGTGGGCTTAGTTTCGATTTTGGAAAAAGTTCAGACTCTGAAGAGTCCGTGGATTGTAGCCACCAAAAATAATAAAGAAAATAAAGAACTTTTCAAGCCTTATGGCGGATTTGTGCTGAAATCTGACCACAATATTCTATTTGCCACTTCGGCAGAAATAGAATTTGAAGATTTAATCGAGCGAGTCACTACCACTAAGGAAGAAGACATTCTTACCAAGGCTTTTGAGCATGTTTCAATTCTCAAAGGCGGGGAAGAGCGCATTATCTACGGAATTGTGCTCGAACCAGACGAGGTAGATTCGCAGAATGATACGGTTTCTAAAGACGAAATTCGCCAAGCTTGCCACAAATTTATGGAAGAATTTGGCAATCTTGGCCTTCAACACCAGGAAATGATTACTGGAAAAATTAAACTTCTGGAGAATTTTATAGCTCCTGTAGATTTCGTAGTCGACGGCCAATCAGTCAAAGAAGGCACTTGGCTCATGAAAGAGCGAGTTATCGACGACGATTTATGGGAAAAAGTTAAAAAAGGCGAAATCACTGGATATTCTATTGGTGGTTCTGCGCGGAGGATACCGGTATAAAACTTGCTATAATCCATATTTTCCATGTTACATTTATATTTATAAAACATGTCTTACCGCAAAGATAAAAAAATTACTAAACTTCAAGACTTAGAAGTCCATGAAGTTTCAATTGTTGATCGTCCTGCAAACCAACGCCGTTTTCTGACGGTCAAAAATGCTGCTGATCAAGCAGGCGAAGAAATTGATAGTGACGAGCAAGGCAACTTAGTCACGAAGCCAAAGGCGGTAGAAAAGAACATTCTCGCTCTTAGCGAAGAGCTTAAGATGGAAGCTTATAACACTCTTCCAAGAATTTGTAGACGGCTGGATACACTTTACACGGTTATCGAATATGCCAACTGGGCAGAAGAAGGTCCCGGCGGTCTAGCTAAGCTTGTTGGCAAAGAAATGCAAGATTTGGCTAAGGGTATGGACGAACTTGGTAAAAAATTTGGTTCGGTTGAAAAAAGCGATTCGGTTCCTGAAGATTTGGAAAAACATTTTGCTGAACTTGCATCCGAAATCAAGAAAGATAATTCAGAAATTAACGAAACTAAGCTTCAAGGGTTGGTAGAAATCCTTGAACAAAAAGTTCAAAAAGAAGGACAAGAACAGATGTCTAATAAAGAGGAAAATACTCTTGAAGCTATTCACGGTCTTTTGGCCAATCTTACTCAGACGCTTCAGGGTGATGCTGATAAGTGCGTGATCAAGTCTGAAGAGACTGAGACTGAAGATAACTCGGAAGAGAATTTTAACGACGCTATCAAAGAGTTTAAGAACACAGTCGAGACAATGAAGAGCCAGCTTGAAGAGAAAGATGCTCGGATTGCAGAGCTTGAAAAAGCTGCTCCTCTTAGTAACGGTGTTGTAGCAGAACAAGTCGAAAAAGAAGATACCGACGATGAACTGTGGCCCTACGACATGAACGAAAGTTCGGAAAAATTTTAATTTGCTGGTCCCCGCGATCGGTTTAACTAGAAAATAAGGAAATAAACAATGTCTGATAATATGGATAACAGGACTCTGCTAGAAAAGGCGGATTTGGCCCTATCAGATCTGACGGGGACAGCGGGTGCTATGGTCCCTGCACAGGCGAAAAAGTTCATTCGACTGTTGATTCGTCAGAGTGAAATCTTGGGAATGGCGCAAGTTAAGCCGATGGCTAGCTTCAAACAGCGTCTTGAGAAGGTTCGTTTCGGTAGTCGCATTCTTCGTGCTGGCACAGAAGCAACTGCTTTGTCGGCCGGCGACCGCTCGAAGGTCGATCTTAGTCAAGTTGAGTTGGATGCCCAGCTCTTCAAGGCGCAGGTTGATCTGAACAACGAAGTCTTAGAGGATTCGATAGAACAGCGCATGTTGCTTCAGACGACCATGGATATCATGGGTGACGCGGTTTCGCGTGATATGGACGAGGTTATTATTAACGGCGATACTAGTTCGGGTGACACATTCTTGGCCAAATTCGACGGCATGCTCGCCGCGGCTACTTCTAACGTGGTCGCTTTGGGCCCAACTTCGCTAGATACGCCTGTTCTTAAGGCAATGCTTAAGACAATGCCAAAGGAATTCATTCGTAATAAGAAAAAGCTTCGTTACCTCACGGCTATGGATGCTGAGACTGATTACCGCGATACGCTTAGTGAGCGAGCGACGGTGGCTGGCGATAAGTTCCTGCTCAACGACGCCCCCGTTATGTACTCGGGCGTGCCCATTCAAGATGTTCCCATGTTTCCCGAAGATCTGAATCTTCACGGTGGGAGCAACGAAACTAACGTGATTCTTACGGACCCCAAGAACATTTGTGTTGGTGTGTGGCGCAAGATTCAGGTTGAAACTGATAAGGATGTCGAGAGTGGCGTTCTTAAGGTCGTTACGACCATGCGTTTCGATTTCAAGTATGTGCACGAGCCGGCTGTTGTCAAGGCTACGGGCATTACGCTTAGCTAATTTCTCGCGTTTGCAAAAGTGAGGAGTCGACGAGGCTCCTCACTTTTCTTTCTTTTCATTCTAAAAAAGGAATAAAAAATGGCTACTGTAAATAGCAAGTTTGGTCGTGCGGGAGCAAATCTAGGCTCTGGTCAGCCACGACTATCGGCCGTTTTGGTCGATTTGGCCACCGATCTGGATGCCATCTTCACCAATTTTGATGCTCTGTTGGCTAAGTTGGATTCAGACGCCGGTGTTACTGATACAGATTACGCTTCCACCCTTGCCGTGGGCAATCCGAATCACCAGTCAGAGTAATTGACTTTTTAAATGCAAATAGTTATTGTTATTTCATCAAATAGCAATAACTATTTTTTTTTTTTCTTAAAGGGGAACAATGAAGCGACAAAAAGAAGAAGCTTATAAGCTAGTTAGAATTAAGCCTTACAACAAGGCCATGAATCATTTAGTTCGGCGGTATACTACCGAAGGATTCGTGTTTCGTGAAGACGCTGGTTGGTATGCGGTACCTGCTAGTGTGGCCAATAGATTGGCGAACCATTTGCAAAATCCTAATCTTCCTTCTGGTCCAAAAGTTTTCGATATCGTGAACGATCGCGAAGAAGCCAAGGCACTCGAAAAAAAGATTGCTGAAGAGACGAAGCAAGTTGAACGAGGTACGGTCGAAGAGCCTATTCGTGTTCATATGGCTCGCCCCGGACGCAAGTCAAATAAGGGTAAGAAGGGGGAATAATTATGACCAAGGAATGGTTGGAAGAGCAAATTAAAAATTGTTTAGACGCTTCCGAAGCTTACGAAAAGCAAGCTGTAAAACTTCGCGACGAAGCCAAACATCAATTTGGTATGGCCAAAGCTTACAGCGAAATGCACAAAAAGCTTACCGAAGAAGAAAGTTCCGATAGCTAAAAAATTGGCGTTTTTATAAAAAATCGACCTATAATTATTTTAGAACGTTCCTATAAAGGGGAGAAAATGAGTTAAAAATGGGTCGAACTTTTATACGTCAAGTGTCTCAGATCCAAGGCTCTGACACCTATGATGATACTTTAGCGGCTGGTTCTACACTAGAATCTAACGCCGCCGACTTGGAAGCGGATCTTAACGGTCTTCGTTCACAAGTTGAAAAAATTATTGATAATACCGGTAACTGGTATGACGCGCTCGCTACGGTCAATTCGAAGCAGCGTTCTTTGAAAGATCTTAATACGGATCTAGACGACATCGAAGAAAAGCGACTTATCTGTCCAGTTCAGGTTCTGACTAATATTACTGTTCCCGCTTCGCAGAATTATGTCGTCCTCTCACAGGCCGGCGCAGAAACTCCTTCTGATGTGGCTGCTGTAGATGGTGGCACAGCTTTGGGTGCCATCGTTGCTACTTTGGCTGGCGATGTCGGCACAGCCGCTACTACCGAAGTTGCCGGCTCCAATGCTCTATCGCCCAAGAACTTGGTAATTATTCGCGATGCAACTACCAAGGATGCAATCACGAGTTCAAACGGTTACGAGATTTTTGGTTTAATTCAAGCCGAAAACGGTGTTATCGACGGCGATGCTTTCAACGACATAGATCACCAAGTCCAAATTTCTTTCGTAGAAAATGATGGCTCTGACGATCTAACCCTTGTTGCGGCTGGCGACATCGAGAATAAGGTAATCGAATATGTCTACGGCAAGCGTATTACTCTTGATACGTTGCCTGAGCAATGTTCGTTCCCGCCGGTTCAGTTCTCTGACCAAGTTGCTTCTGTTGACGTTACTTTGGATAACGCAATTGATAACCAGGGCGCCACTGTGGCTACACAAGATACCAATATTTCCATCAAGCTAGATACTGCTGGCGTTTACTGGGAGTGGCAAGACGATCTTTCGGCTAGCCTTTTCCGTGTGACCGAAGGCTCCGCTGGCGGAACTAGCGACGTCACTATTGGTTCTGACGTCGACACCTACAATAACAATGCTATCGACGTCGATTTCGACAACGGAATTTCCGTTGATACTGGTGCTGCTGGTACTACAATTAACATTGGAGTCACTGCCAATCAGATCGATGCTGGCGGTGTTCTTAGTATTCTTTCTGGTGGTGGCGCCGATCTTAGTTTGGCAGCTGCTCTAGAATTGAATCTTACAGATAGCTATCGTGCGGGTTCTACTTGGTCTTTGGCCGATGGTATTGCTCTTGCGAATAGTTCGGCTGAATGGTCAGCTTTCGAAACGGCATTTGGCGAGGTTTCTCTTCTCAATGCTATCGAACAAGCTAAGACTAGTTCATCTGCTGCCAAGTACGTTGCTGTATTGACTGCCGCTGTTCCTGCTGACACTAACGTTACAGGTGCAGGCGGTTCACCAAACTTAGACGCACAGCTTGGCGACTATAGCGGTGTTACCTTTGTCGATGATGTCGACGTTTTCCTGAACGGCGTATTGCTTCGCAATGGTGCAAATGCCGCGGCAAATAACGATGTCTACCCTGGCGATACCCCGGCCGACGGCGATCTTAAATTCGAGTTTGCTGTTACCAACGCCGGTGATACTCCTGATGTCATTACCATGATGATTCGCGGTGGCTAATTTTTAGCCTAAAAAGCTAAAAAATATATAAGAAAAGGCCTAGAAGGTAAACTTATCTTCTAGGCTTTTTTGCGTTATTATTACATTAAAGAAAGGGGTATATTCGATGAATATCGATAAAGCTGAGTTGCAAAAAATGCTGCTCAATAATATGGGCGCAGATGTCGAAGACAGAAAAGATGCAGCCCAAAAGGAATTAAATCAATATGAAGGCGGTATAAGCGCTCTTAGAACCGCCAAAACAAATATTGAACAGCTTCATGAACATTTGAAGTTAGACGTCAGAGAAGGCCGTATAAGCGGACTAATTGACCCTGTAGATGTTGAAAAAGAAGTTCATAAATGGATTAACAGGGCAGCTGATATTGTCGAAAATTTGGCACTTGGCTCCGAAACTAGGAAGTTGCAAACTATGGGTCGAGTAATGGCACTCGACGATATGGTTTTGATTCATTCGAAGAAAATTGAAGAAATTGACCGTAAGTTAGCGAATTACAAGAAATATTTAGAAAGTGCTTCAGAAAATAGTGAAGTTTCTGAAAATTCTGGAATTCCTAGAAAAAGACCAGATGGTGTTCATCCAGGAAATCCCATAGCAGAACGCAAAAAGAAAAGTACAAAGAGAAAATCTTCTAGGAAAAAGACAGAAAAAACGACTGAAAGTTAATGCCTCGTACACCAGACAGATTTGGTGGACGGAGAGAAGAAGTCGAAATAACTAATATCACTTCTTTTAATACTGAAGGTCTCTACTTCACCGGTAACCTAACCAATGGTAATGCTTCGCCCATTACTCAAGGTATGGTTGTCTATATAAGTAATAGTTTGACTGTAGACAAAGCTTTAGCAAACTCACTAAATTCATCGAATTGGTATGGAATCGTCACAAGTTCTTCCATAGCCCCTTCTTCTAGCGGTTCCATAGCATTCGATGGTGTAGTGGTAATACCAAATTCCCGTCAGAGTGGCGAAACTTGGTCATATAACGATAGAATATATGTAAGCCCTAGTACTGCTGGTGATTTGACAAAAATCGTGCCAAATTCAAGTGGTACTTTCGTGGCGGAAATTGGCATTTGTATAAATACTCCGGGTGGTGGGGATGCAATAGTCGCACTACACCGGAAAGCAATCACAGCAAATTAGGTAAAAAATGACTAAGCTTTTAGAGTTTGATTCTTCATTAGGCATTAACACTATTGTAGATCATGTAACTTTGGCCGAGGTATCGGATCCAGGTACTGTAGCAGATACCGGATTTATCTACGCCAAAGACGTTTCCGGCGCTACGGAATTGTTTTATTATGACGATAGTGGTCAAAGTGTCCAAATTACTGACAACGGTTCGGTTATTGTCGGTTCGCATGCTGCTAGCCATATACAAGGTGGTAGCGATGAAGTCGACGGAGATCAACTGGATATTGATTTTACTCCTAGCAATTACTCTCCTGATACTACTCCAGGCGAAGTAAGTGATGTCGATCATTTATCGGCTCATTTAGCGGGCATTGATAATGCCTTGCCGAAAGCTGCCGGTAACGGTAGTTACATTTTTGGTACGCTTTCTGGCGACCAATCTACTGGTTTGACAAATGGCGATCCCATTCAGTGGGATACCGACAGTTCGTCTGCTGGTAATGATATTACCCTGGATGGAGTAACTAATGTTGGTCGTTTTACGCTGGCAGCCGGTAAAACATATAAGCTGTCTGCTATGTTACAGGCAGTTTTCAGCGGTTCAAGTGGAACTGCAACTTTTCAATGGTATAACGTAACTGGCGCTGCTTATATTGGTAAGCAGCATACCGCTGTACCAATGAATTCGACAAATTTGTCGAATATTGCTTCTCCGGCAGTTGCTTACGTTACTCCTTCCGTTAGTACGGATGTAGAACTTCGTCTTAACGGCATTCCTACATCGCTAAGTTCTATTGAATCTGACACGTCTTGGGCTACGATTGAAGCCGTCCATGGCAATGGGCTATTCGCGGGCAGTTACCTATATGCTAGTATGACCGTCAACAGCCAATCGATTTCTAACGGTGGTACTATTGAATACGATGAAGTACTCAATAGCAACGGCGATAGTATTTCGTTGGATACATCGACCAATGTCGGTCGATTTACCTTGTCTGGCGGTCGTAATTATAGAATTACTACTCAAATTGCTGCTACACATACTGGTGATAACACCGTAGTTCACTGGAATTTGTATAGTGTAACCGGCGCAGCTGTTATAGGTAATTGCGTCGGTATGACTGCTAAGGGCAATGTTGGTGGTCCAGACGACCCCAGATCGAATGCTCCCATATTGAGTTATGTCGTTTCGCCTACGACAGATACCGAATACGAAATCCGTATGAACGGTACGGGAGCCGATGCTGTTTATGGTCTGCCCACTTGGTTGATGGTAGAAGAAATTGCCCAACCAATGGAAGAGAAGAGCTACACATTTGCTGTTCTTTCCGGCGATCAAAGTTCTTTTCTTGGCGCTAACGATCCCGTTCAATTTGATACAGATTCGTATGCACAGGGTAATGCTATCGGCGCAGTCAGCTCAAATAGTTGGACCCTTGAAGCTGATAGAAGTTATGTGTTGAAGGCGCATCTTTCTGCTGTATTTAGTGGTGCTACTGGCGTTCTTGAATATCAATGGTACGACACTACGAATACAACATTTATTGGTAAGAAAGCCGTTCTTCGAGCACAAACCAATACAACAGATGCCAACTCCAATGAAGAGGCTATGGCGGTATTCCAGCCTGGAAGTGCCGTGACCGTAGAATTGAGAGTTGTCGCTAGCACTGCTATTACTTTGGTAGAATCGGACGAGTCTTGGGCTACTATCGAGACGATTGACGGCGTTGCTGGTGGTGGGATTAATCACGCTACTACACATCTACTTGGCGGAAACGACGAGATTGATGCTGACCAACTCGGAATTGATTTTACTCCCAGTAACTATACTCCTTCTGTTACACCCGCCGAAGTCGACGATCTAGATCATCTTACAGCCCACCTTGCGGGTATTGACGATGCTCTTGCTGCTGGTTCGGGCGATGTCAACGGCCCCGGTTCTTCGACTGACAATTCTATTGTCCGTTGGGACGGAACCTCTGGCGATACTATCCAGAATTCTGGCGTTTCGATCGATGATTCGAATAACCTTGTGCTCCCTGGTTCGATGCGACTGGGAGAGGTTTCGGATCCGACAAACGTTGCCGATACCGGCTTTGTTTACGTAAAAGATGATGGTGGTGACACCGAACTTTACTTCATGGACGATGGTGGCGCTGTTGTTCAACTTACCAACGACGGTACTCTTGTTGACCACGCTTCTGCCCATATTCAGGGTGGAACCGATGAAATTGATGGCGACCAGTTAGATATCGACTTTACTCCCACTAACTACTCTCCTGATACTACTCCAGGCGAAGTAAGTGATGTTGACCATCTTAGCGCACATCTTGCCGGTATCGATAACGCTTTGGCTGGCGTCGATAATACCATTACTCTTACTAACGATAATGCTAGTGCTGCTACACAAGGCATGGTCGTGTATATCAGCGGGGACGGTTCTTTCGACTTGGCGGATGCCGATGCCGCGTCAACAGCAAGAGCTTTTGGTATTGTTGCAGATGCTAGTATCGCTTCGGCTGGTTCTGGTGAAGTCGCTTACACTGGCACGGCGACTGTTCCTTCTGCAAGACAAAACGGCGTTTGGACCGCGGGCGATCGAATTTATGTCGATACGACGGCTGGTGATATGACCAACAGCGCGCCTACCGCAGGCGGAACTTATGTGGCCATGATTGGTATTTGTATCAATACTCCTGGTGGTGGCGATGCTACCGTAGCAATTGTGAGAGAGCCGCTTATCGCCAACTAATTTTTGTAAAAACTATTACGTAAAATTAGACAGCGGTAGTTCTTTATAGGGTTACCGCTGTCGTTCTATAAACTATGACCAAACAATTAGAATATGATGCTACTTTGGGTGTGTATAGGGCACGCGAAGAATCTTCTCTACAAGAAACTTCCGACCCAACCAACGCAAGCGATACAGGGTTTATTTACACAAAAGACGTAAGTGGCAGCACAGAATTATTCTACATTGACGATTCGGGTAATGTTACGCAATTAACCGACAGTGGTAAACTGTACGGACCAATTGATATACCATCTGGAACTTCTAATTTATTTTCTGGAGCAGAAATTGATTTTAATAGCGGCTCTACAGTACATTTTAATGCCGCTGGTGCAAATGTATGTTTCCATAATGGTTTTGATGTCGACGGTGGTTTAGCTAGAGTATTTAATGGAGCTGAATTGCAAATAAATTCTGACGGCATATTTGATTGCAATGCTTTGGGCTCTAACGTGACTTTTGCCAACGGTTTAACCATTGAAAATGCCGATTTAGATTTGGAAAGTACAGCTAGGATCGACGCCAAGAGCGGTTCGATAATTCAAATCGATTCTGGAGCCTTTTTAGACTGTAATGGAAATATTGAAGATATAAGCTTTGCAAATGGATTTATTTTCGAAAATAGAATCAACGATCCTTCAGCACCGGAATCTAATATAGGGCTGTTATATTCAAGAACCAAAAACACTATAATGGAATTATTTTTCATGGATAGCGAAGGTCAGATTTCGCAATTAACAGCGAATGGAGCCTTGGTAAAATGGAATGTAACAGATACAAAGACTACAAATTATACCGCTGACTTTGACGATTTTGTAAAAACGGACAGTACGAGCGGTGGATTTACTATAACTTTACCAGAACAAACAAATGATAGTTCTACAGGAACGGAAATTTGCGTCTGGAACATAGCAGGAACCAATACGGTTACAGTTGCTGCTAGTGGTAGTGACACCATAAACGGACCAACAACTTTGAATGCCGTAGACGACAGCATCAAATACGTTTCCGATGGCAATGGTAACTGGTACGGGAGGTAACAAATGAGCTTTGGTAGTGGTTATTTTGGAAGTGGTGCTATGGGCAGCACTGGAGTTAGTAGCGGCTCCCCTTGCTCGGGTTCCAGCGACTGTAATGATCCGTTACCTCCTGTAGTAAACAATTTTGTTCCGCCAAATTTTTCGGAAATAACTCCAGAACAATTGATTCAATTTGACGTAACAGACAACAAAATTTTTAGAGCAATTTTTGTAGTTGCGGGTTATGCAAGCACTGGCTTATACGAAATTGTTCACGATGGAACGAATTTTTCCCCATTTTATCAGGCTGGTTCTACTAGAAGTATTATTCCCAATGGATTTCGATACTTTGTAAAAAGATTTAATGGTTGGCCTAGTAGCCCGATTATTAGGGTATATGCTATCGACGGTGGCGGAAATCAAGCAATTCCGTAATTTATGATAGGATTATAGTATGGGTTTAATGAAAATCGATCAAACGGGATTACCAGCCGGTACTCCTGGCGAATCTCGTTCTGATGGTCTGGATACCGGAGCGCAAGTTACTCTAACTAGCACTACACCCGGCACTACTCATGAATTCAGATTTTTGTGGCATCCTACTGCTGATACAGACGCAGTTTCTAGTTTAGTGCAAACTGGCAGCCCTGAAGTGTGGACATTTAGCCCTACTGCGGGCGTGTACGGAAGCTACCTAATTGAACTAATCGTAGACGAAGGCTTGGCAACAGAAAGTCGCGAACGAAGAATTTTTGGCATAAGAACGCCAAATCGCGGTCTGTTAATTCCTGCCTGGAACGAAGGGGCAGACCCCAACGGGTCTTTAGTAAATTTGGGTCCGCTAGTCGTCAAAGCTTCTACCATGAACGAAAACGGTAATGCAACCGGATGGTGGTTAGCTTTTGAAGAGGCTTTATTAGATTTAGATGATGCTGGCGCGGGTGGCGGTGGAACCGACATCGAAGTTTTGGATGAAGGTGGAAGTCTGACTTCTGCTCTTGAATCTATAGATTTTGTTGGTACTGGTGTCGAAGCGACGAACGTAGGTGGGGCAGTTACGGTAACTGTAAATCTGCCAGCGGGTTCTCCAATAGAAGCGTTGGACGAAGATGTTAGTTTGAACGCCGATATCACTTCGCTAAATTTTAAAGGTGAAGGTGTAACGGCAACTAACATAGGTCAAGATATAACAGTAACCGTTCCTGGCGTTGAAGTCACTCAAAGAAATTTACACGATCTTACTCACGATCCAGAAGGTCTATGGCAATTTAGCCCAAATCCAGATTTAGTAGCTGATTTACCTTGGCGTTCTGATGTCAGTCCGAATGATCACGGCGGATTTGGAAACGTGGCAGGAGCGTTAAGAGTAACAAAAGGTCCTGCTCCAAATACTTCCGCATTGTTTCTAGACGGCGGAACTAGATTAGTAAATTCTGCTGGTGGTACTGAAATTGACCCTCCTTCTGTGGGTGTTGCAATTTCGGTAGAAGCTCTAATCTTTTTGAACACCTTTGTAGGAACCGGCGAATTTGCTCATATTTTTGAATTTGGTTCTTCTGGCGAGACTTTAAATGACAATGTTCTGTATGGATTACAACTTTGGCAGAATAACAGATTGATAGCATACTGGGAAACGGGTAATGGTACTCAAAATCAGTTAGTTCCGGCCGATTTGTATGCCCTACCGATTGGAGAATGGATACACGTAGCATTCACAATGAGTGCTGGTGGCGTTGGCAATACTACAGTTAGATTGTATGTCAACGGCGAAATGATAGCCGAAGATACTTCCGCCAACCATTCGGACGGTGGGGTAAACGGCAAACTATATATCGGCGGAAGTGTAGAGTCTGGAGCGGATTTCTTTAGCGGCTGCTTGTCGTCTCTCAAAGTAATTTATGGCACAGAATTAACTCCGCAACAGGTAGCTGACGAAGCTAGATTTACCTTACCCGAACAAATAGGTTTGGCGGATGGATTTGCTCCGCGTCTTCATGATACTACTCACAATCCTGTCGGTTTATGGCAATTGGATGGTAATCTTCTGGATAGCTCGGGCAATGGCTTAACATTAGATTCTGTCTCAGGCTCCGAACAATATGGTTCTGCCGTTTCGAGTAAAAATAGCGCTGCTTATTTTGACGGTTCGACTATTATTTCTCGTTCAATTCACGATTCTATTTTAGCTTTAGATGAAGATGTTACATTAGAATTATTGTGCTTTCCGGTAGAATTTCAATCGGGCGGTTCTAATCCCGTTGTAGCAAATTTTGGTGCAGTGGGCGAAACTGCCGCTGATAACATCCTATACCAAATCTATTTTCAAGCTGCTGCTCCTGGAAATAGACTTAGAGGATTCTGGGAAGCCGGAGCGGGAGGAAACGTTGCCGTATCGCCAGATATGCCAAGAATATTAGCTCCTGGTCGGTGGCATCATATAGCTTTTACCAGAGAAAATGGCCTAGGTAAAATTTATCACAATGGTAAAAAGCTCAAAGAAACTGCTGGTACAGAGCCAATAGGCGAAGGTACCAATAGTGTGATGACTTTGGGAGGTTCTGGCGAGACTGGATATGGAAACTTTAAAGGCTTCCTAAGTTCTGTAAAAGTTATTCCCTTTGCTCTAAACCAAGAACAAATTCTCAAAGAAGTAGAAAGAACTCTGCCAGAAGTTGTATCAAGAACTCCCGTATTACAATTCGGCGACGACCATAGTATTCAAACGGATATTAGACTTAGACAGACTAGCTTAACTTCTCCGCAAACTGCTCAGACGATGAATTTCAATGTTTCTGAAGATGGTTGGTATAGAATCGGTTGGTTAATACAACGAAGAATGGATACCACTACAGGACAACTAGAATATTCCATAGACGTAGACGATACGACCAATATTTTCAAAGCTCCCGGCGGAGAAGATAGAGCTTTGATCGAAGTATCGGACGTCGATAATAGATTATTCGATAGTGGGTTTTCTACAGTATTTTTGACTGCTGGCGCGCATGTTCTTAAAATTAAGTGGCAAGTCACTTCTGGAGCTACAGCAACTATTTACGAATCTAGGTTGGAAGTATTCAGAACTACTGCCGTTGAACAGGTTATTTCCTAATGACGACTAAATATACATATTCCAAAACAAGCGATACTGCTAATGGCTATGTAGATATCCTAGCATTGGGACAGCAAATACAATCATTAGAATTGTCGGGTGTCTATCTCGGTATAAATATCATAAACGATGATATTGAGATACTTTTCAATCAAGCATTAACTGCTGGAGAACAAACGCAATTAGATTCGGTGGTTAGTACCCACGACGGTCAAGCAATACAAGGCTTGGGAACAAATAAAAATACCAGAAATCCTAATGTCAATGACGATACTACTAAGGGATTTAGAGTAGGTTCCCATTGGTATAATACTCAAGCGTTATCTGCATGGATTTGTTTAGACGCTTCCCAAGGTGCTGCAATCTGGAAAGAAATTAGCACATCTTATATTGGCGATTTGGGCGATCAACTTACGTCCCATTTAGAAGATGAAAATAATCCACATTCTGTAAATTTGAATGATATTGGACCATTTAATTTAGCCAATTTAAATGCTAATATCAACGATGCTAATTTAGATGATAGCGACAGCCCAAGAACTCCTACTTCACATTCTACTTCGCATGAAGCGGATGGAAGTGACGAAATAGACGGCGATAAATTAGATATTGATTTTGTACCCCAAAATTATGTTCCTAATACCGAACCAAGCGAAGTTGATAGTTCAAATCATCTTACTGCTCATTTAAAGGGTATCGATGAACTCATTAATCAAAGCGATGTTACTGGCCCTGAAAATTCTACCGATAATGCGGTTGTTAGATTTGATGGAACAGGTGGTAAGCAAATACAGGATTCCACAGTTACTATCGACGACGCTGGAAATTTGTCGGTTCCAGGAACTGTCAATGGTCGCGATATTTCTGCTGACGGCACAAATCTTGATACTCATATCGCTGACAATAGCAATCCTCACGGGATTACTCTCGCTACCTTGGAACATTGTACTCTTAGTGAGCTTAACGCCCTAATAGACAATGCAAATTTGGACGATTTAAGCGAATCTAGAACCCCTACTTCACATTCTACTTCACATGAAGCCGATGGAAGCGACGAATTAGTTTTACAAAATTTAAGCAGTGGTGGCGCTTCAAGTGGTGAACATCCTGTTGCAGATGGAGCTGGCGGTTGGAATTTGGTTCCAGTTAGTCAGTACCAATTAAACTCTGAGAAAGGTCAAGCGAACGGGTATGCAAGTCTAGATGGTAGTGCCGAAATCGCTGACGTTACACATGGCGCCCGCGGCGGAGGTTCCTTGCATACAACTGCTACCGATTCTGCAAATGGCTTTATGTCGGCTGCCGACAAAGCCAAGCTTGATGGTATTGCAGACAATGCCGAGGTAGACAACAAAGATGCAAAAGTAAGTTCTAATGACACAAGCCCGGGATTTTTGTCAACTAAGCTTGTCGCGGGTGCAAATATAACTCTGACGGAACAAAACGACGGAGGTAACGAAACATTAGAAATTTCCGCCGCTTCTGGCGGAGGCGGTAGTGTAATAACACAATCTGCTGCAACAAATGAGATTTCCACAGGTTCGGAAAGTTTCGTTTCGATGCCAGACATGAGCCAAACGCCAGGAGCCGGCAATTTTAAAATTGAATTCTCTTCAACTATTTGGAATACGAGCAATGACGGTAGTATTTATATAGCAATTTTTGTAGACGGTTCAAAAATTGCACATTCGGAAAGAATGCAACGATTAGATGCTGCTTATTACCAAGGCGTTGGAAATATACAAACACAAGCTTATGTCACAGTTAGTGCCGATCAAGTCGTAGAAATACGCTGGAAGAAGGGTCCTTTTGGCACTGCTTATGCGAATAATAGATCTATGATTCTTACTAAGGTTTAAAGATGGCTGCTACAAAATATTCCTATTCTATTTCGAACGATTTTCCAGATTCGCTGGTCAATCCAGACAAACTAAAGTCTGAGATTGTTGCAAGTTCAATAAGCATCGCCTTAGATTATATAGAAACAAACGGAGATGTTTGCGACATTTGGTTTAAGGATTCTCTTCCGCCTGCCGATAAGTCCACTCTAGACAATAATACCACTTCGCCAGCGGGTGGTTTAATAGCAGCGCATGATAACACGCCTAACGAAAAAGAAACTTCTCCAGTTTTAATTGAAGAAGAGCACGTAAAAACGGGGGGTCACTATCAAGCTAAAGGTTGGAAAGATAATATTCCTGCTAGCGTCGGTTGGCATGAGTTTCCCGACATTTCGTTTCCATATGGAGTAAACATACTCTCAGCCGAGGCTTATTGTTCTCCTGAAAACGATGGAGATCATTTTGAATTTCAAATTGCTCCTGACACAATAGTTGGAAACATCACGGTGGATGTTTCTGCTTCTGACACAATATTTATAGTTTCGGATTCTGTAATAGAAAATGTCTATGTAGGAGTTCATGTAAAATTAGATGATGGCACCAATATCGACGATTGCGGCGAAATTATTGCAATAGATAAGAATAATAATCAAATTACTGTCGAAACTGCTGCCGTCAATTCATTTACCGCCGCTACTCCTACAAATGTAAAAATGACCATTTTTCAAGCGAAAAATATTCACTTGAAAAATGGTCACAGAATTATTCTAGGCGAATCGAAAATAGGTGCAAGCTACGTCCCTGCAAATACTGTTATGAGATTTCGATATTATAACAGTGAAGCCGCGGCCAAATCTTTCGATTTCTTCTTCGAACTTCTTTACTAATGCGTGCTTTAGTACTAAGCGGCGGGGGCTCGAAAGGTCAATTCCAAGTAGGTGCGTTGAAGCATTTACTTTATGATCTTGGCGAACAATACGACCTACTCTGCGGCGTTAGTGTTGGAGCTTTAGTCGCTTCTTTCTTGGCGCAATATCCTTTGGGTCAAGAAAAGCAAGCATATAAAGATCTAGAAGAATTATTTTCTGGCGTTGAAAATAAAGACATTTGGAAACGCTGGTTTCCCTTCGGAAAATTACACGGTCTGCCTTTAGATTTTTGGCCATTTTCTAAAATGAAAAAGTCTAGTTTTGTTAACAGCAAACCGCTACAAGAATTAGTCGGCAGCAAGTTAAACATAAAACGCATAAAAAAATCCGGTAGGCAATTGATTGTCGGTGCCGTCAACCTGAAAACTGGCGAATACAATACATTTGACCAAGAACATAGACCGTTATCTAAAGCTGTATTAGCTTCGTCTTCTTTCCCGGCGTTTTTCCTACCAGTCCTTATACAAAATGATTTGTGGACCGACGGCGGAATTAGAACTGTAACTCCGATTAAAGCAGCTATCGATAACGGTGCGACAGAAATTGATATAATTATGTGTTCCCCGGAAAATGTTCAACAAAATTTTAAAAGAAGTCCGTCTGCTTTCGACGTAGCAATTCGCTCTATTGATATTATGATGGATCAAGTCATTGACGATGACCTAGATAAAGCTCTGTTGAACAATCAAATCGAAGGCAAGAAAAAAATAAAATTTAAAGTGATTAGGCCAGATTTTCAGTTGAACGAAGATTCTCTAAATTTCAATCCTAAGGAAGCCAAAAAGCTACAACATTTAGGATACATGAAAGCCGTAGAAGTTATCTAAGGTGAAAAATGAGCAATACCGTCACAGAAGATCTTACTTCGCAAGTAGATGGTGTAACTACAACATTCACCACTTCACAGACTTTCATAGCCGATAGTCTAGAAGTACATCTAAACGGCAATAGATTAAGAGCTGGTGTAGATTTCGAAGAAGATCCCGGTCTATCTTCTTTTACTTTTATTGCTACTCCGCTCACGGCTCCATTTGCTACAGATTTTCTAGCGGTTCAATATGAGATTGTTTCAGTCGGAGGCGGGGGCAGCGTAGGAGTCTTAGACGAAGGTGTCCCCATAGGAAACTTCGACTCTTTAGATTTTAAGGGAGTAGGCGTTACAGCTTTGCCCGATGGGACTACAGCTTGTATTTTCATTCCACCGCCAGAATTCCTCTCTCATTGGAATACGTCGGATGGCTCAAACGGAGATCAATTCGTAACTAACGATATTACTAGCAAATTGGTCCACGTTAGCACCCCTTCTGGCGGCGAAGGTAGTCCATTTAAAACTAATGGTTGGGAAAATACGAACAGACAAGGTCACCTACCCCAAATTGTAACCATCGAAACACCTGGTGATACAACCGGGTTTGGTGGCGATAGTACGATGACTGTCGATGTATACGAAGCCGACGGTTCAACATTAATAGAAAGTTTTACTACTCCTGCTATAACTGAGAACGGCACATTTTCTTCTGGAAATATCACCGTTACCATTTCAAACTATGGGCCAGATTCATCTAGATTCAAAGCCAAGGCTGTAGTAGAAGTAGACATAGATTTAGCCTTTACTGGAATAGGTCAAGACGGTGGAAGATATCATATCGAAGTTACACACACTACAGACTCGACTACAGACGGAAACGGACCGTTTGTATACATCCAACCTGACATTTTCCTTGACACTAACCAAACTACGCCTAGCATTAACGGAACTACAAGCATTGCAGAAAGAGCAGGTTTCGTTGTTACAAAACATTTGTCGGGGCTCGAATACTATACAATCGGAAGTCAATTCACTGTCGACGTCACTGATATCGACGACTTCAACGAAAATTCTCACAGAATAGATGAAAGTTTAGTTATAGACGGCAGCGAATATGGTTTGCCTAGTTTAAGTCATTCGCCATTTGGAGTAGGTTCAGCTAATTTCATAGGTTGGAGCAATAATCATGACCAAAACGATGTTGACTATAGCAAAGAAGATTGGACGATCAACGCCGCTAATTTCCGCTATATTGGTCCTAGTGGAAATATATCTGCCCTACCTCGCGATCCTTGGGCTAATGGTAGCTCTTCAAATAGTCCAAACAATAATATCCTGGTAGATACATATGGCATACAAAGTACAGACACTTACGAACCATTTGTTGACGAAGCAAGAAGAGAATTGGACGATTTTTCTGGTGCCGGGTCGTTTGATAGCGTGGGTTCGCTTTTGGCAGGCGAGGCTATGGTTTTCAATGATCAACTCATTTCGCCGCAATCGTCGACTTACGTTAGAAGCGATGGACCCAATTCACCAAATACCGATTGGTCTACTTTTGATCCTGGCATCAATCCCAACTATACTGGCTTGGTTGTTCCGGTAAAATATAATAGAAGATTTACACAAGCCAGCGGAATAAATATTCCAAGTTTCACCATGGTTTTTAGTGGTACTTTCGTCGGAGGCAACGCACTTGCTGATTTGATCTCTAACGACTTGGAAATTCTAATCTATAGAATTGCTATACCAAGTGGAACACCTGGCGTGTTTGGTCCGCCGCCCGGCAATACTAGACCGCTTAGGCTCCACGAACCATTTAACTTTGCCCTGTATGACGACGGTCTTACAATTCCAGGATCTGGCATACGTCTAGGAGCTTCTTCGGGTAACACCATTGAAGCTACTTTTGGCACCGGAACTCCAGCCGATACAGGGTTCTATATGTGCCTCTTTATAAACAACTCAACTATCAAAATTGGTAGTATTTCTGTAACATTAAACTAATAATGTATTCTAAGCCTATAAAAATAAAAAGCAAAGACAACAACAAGGTAACTGTAAGTTTAAGAACTTCGGAAAATTCCGTTATAGTTGTAGAAGTTAATCGTAAGGATTTAGAAAAGGCGATTAGCGAATATAGAGCTGAATTGGATAGCTAATGGGTTATTCTGCTTTAGAAAGAACAAAGATTGCAGAAAAGTTTCTACAAACAGGAACTTTTGATAGCGATCCTCGAACTCAAGGCTATGAGTCAACTAACTTAGCTGAATTATCATTATACGGTTCGAAAATTTGGCTCCAAGAAGAACTGCTTAGAAATAATCCAGCTCCCAACATTGCTACTGCCAACTCTCTTACCGCGTCTGGTGGAAACTTAGACGGGGTGGTAGCAAATTACACCGGGGCTGAAGCGAGAAAATTGACCGCTCTTCCCGGTATCGATTTCACGTGGGTTGTTCTAGACGACCCCGACAATCCAAATTTCCAAAATAGATTGAAAAATTGGATCCAACCTACAATGATTCCACAATCGAATGGTCTGCCGTCGTTTGGATTTGCCACAAGATTGTACGACGGGGATCCAAATTCTGGTGGTACTGAAATTCTGACCAGTGATGGTCAAACTGGCATCGGGCTAAATGCTGCAAGCGCTTGGTTCTTTCAACCGGCTGGTGGTGTTCTTGGAATTTCAGACGATTTTTACAGTGAAACTGGAATAGACTCAAATACTTTTGAGCCTTGGATTGAAGGATTTCAATACATTGGAAGAACTGCCCTAGATTCAATAACAACAGAAGATACCGCTATTGTGGTAGCATCGGGTATAGACCCAGATTTGGTGTGTTAAAATGGCCAGTATTAGCAGATTGCAGACGTCTGATTGCGATAATCCAATTTTAGATGTTTTTATTACGCAAAATGGGCAAAAAATAGACGTTTCTAGTCTCGAATTTCAGATTTTCGAGAATGTCTCAAATCCAGGTTCGCCAGTGCAGGTTTTCCCGGCTACTGCTGGCGCTCGAGAAGCTGTTGATTTAAACCTATGCCCCGTGGGGCAGAAGCTGTCTACCGGCCGTTACGTGGCCAACTGGACGGTTCCAGTGACCGAATTAATAGGACCACACATAATTAAGTGGTTTTTCAAAGTCACCCCTGCGTCAAACGAGAATGTTTTTAGCGAAGAATTTGAAGTTCTTGCCGAAGGCGTGGGCGCAGGAGACATTGGTTATACCACGATTCAATGTCTCCGTGATGAAGGGGTATCTGAAAGTTTGTACAGTGATGATTTCCTTACTAGGCGAATAGCGCTGGTGACAGAACAGATCGAAATGTACACGGGTAGATTTTTTACCCCACGAACATTGACGTTTCGCGTCGATGGCAAAGACCATCCAGAAATCTTGCTATATCATCCAATTATCGAAATTTCTGATGTAAAAATTATCCACGAAAATCCGTTCAATCCGAATTCCTCTTTGGTTAACTTGGATAATCTGGTTATTTACAACCGCCATTTGACCCAAGGATTGAGGCAACCAGACGACCGCAACAACCCAAGAATTTCATTTGAAACGAGTTTTCATTATCACCATTTTGTTAATGAACTCTACGAACACGATTTTTACATTTCTCATTTTCCCAGAGGAAAACAAAACATCGAAATTACTGGAGTTTTTGGATATACAGACCCAGACGGCACCGCTTACGGCAAGACTCCAGAGCTAATAAAACACGTGGCAAATTTGATGGTCATACGGGAGCTAAATTCATTAGCTGATACAGGGGCTCGTGACGATGCAATTTGGTATCGACGTCGTACCACAGAATTCCGCACGCGAGACCAGTCTGTAAAATATAGTCCGCTGAACGCCGGTGAGCTTGCAAGAAATATGCCATACACAGCTTTTACAGGCGATCCTGAGATAGACCGAATTTTGTTAAGATTTTCCAGACTACCAGCTTTCGGGGCTGCGTAATGAGCAGAGGAAAAATAATATTTCCTTTTGTCTTAACAATAGGACAATTAGATACCGAAGCTACAGCGGCAGACCCAGACGGAGCGGGTCCATTAACGTCTGGTTATGATGATATTTTCAGAGAGCCAGTGGCAGTTCCAACTCCTGGCGATCAAGATGGTGTAGTAGCAAGGGAAGAAAATGTTATAACCGTTCGGGGACAATTTGAGCCGGGTGATGTAGAAATTCAAAACAATATGCTGTCCGGCAATTCGCCAGAAGGGCAATTAATAGCGTGGGTCCATTTTAGCGAATTGCAATTAAATGGATTATTGGATGATAACGGCCAAGCCATGATTCGCAACAACGACCGTCTTATCCAAATTGATACCGTAGATGGTCTCTTCGTTCAAAGCTTTCCAGATCCTCCCGGTATGTATGCAATAACAGTTTCGCCGCGTGGTTGGGGTTTGGGTAATCCAGCCAGGAGAAACTTACTTAAAATAATCTTCGAACCACGTCTTCAATCTGTAAGAGGATAAATGAAAATCAAACTTACAGGTCAATGGAAGAAAGCTCAAAAGATTCTCGATAAAGGAGCACAACGAGTCGAGTTGTCTAAACGAAAGATAATGGCTTCTGAAGCAAAATTTTATGCGCAGAAAATTAAAGAAGGTTTAGAATCTCAAGCTCCTGGAAAAAAACCTATAAAACCTCCCGCGGAAAGTACTTTAATAAGCCGCGAATTTAAGGGCTTTAATTCGACCAAGTCTCTTATTGTAAGGCGCGATTTAGTAAATTCTATAACAGATATTGTTAAAGGCGATAAAGCCTTTGCAGGAATTCCCAAATCTGCCAGAGGTACTGACGGTCAGAACCTAGCTAAAATTGGAGAAATAAACGAAAAAGGTAAAAACGGAATTGTTATAGAAATAACTCCAAAAATGCGAAAACTATTTGGTGCGATGTTTGCCGGTTCCGATAACGAAAGTCCTGGGAAGAAGAAGGTTATAATTGTAAATATTCCAGCTAGGCCGTTTATAACTCCGGTTCTAGAAACGTACGGCAAAGCTTCTGTTGCAATACCCAGAATAGCGAAGAAATTTTCATTCTTTACAGCTTTTATGTTTGGGAAATAATATGGCAATACCTACTATTATAAATATTGTTCCGCCGGAAGCACCTACTTCTGGTAGAAAAATTATAGAAATTTACGGTTCTAATTTCAGACAGCTTAGTCCGTTAAATTCAAATTTCCCTCCATTTGAACCGGCCCCGCCTTCGGTAGAAGTATTGTTCGGCGACGAACCGGCAACGGAAGTACAAATAATTCGGTCTAATTTACTTCGGGTATTGCCTCCAATATCTCCTATACCTGCTACTGAGTCTTCTAATTATGGTTCGGGGACCGTTGATGTAACCGTAAGAAATATAGACGATTCAGGAATAGCGATACCGGGCGAAGAAGTAATTTTGGCAGATGGATTCGAATACAAGCATCCTGGGTTGGATTCTGTTACCAGTAGTGAATTAGCAATGTTGGTTACGGCTCTGATTAAAGACATGCGGAAGCAAATTATTCCGAATGTATTATTGGGCCAGCACACGGAATATGATTCAGATTCTACAGATTCATACAACATTACTGATGTGGGTAAACTCCCCGCAATTGTTCTGACCGGTCCAGAAATTCCAGAAAATCGGTTTTATTCATATAATTACAGCGAATCGGTGCCGGCAAGCGACAATAATACTTATGAAGTGCGCCATCCTTATACAGTTGATGTTAAATTTGGTGTAGTCGGAATTACGGACCTAAAACATGTCCTACTAAATCTCATGTCCCATTTCACCACTTACATGCGCAGAAACAAATTTTTCAGGATGTTGCGCTGTCCCGACGATCCAAGTCAAGGGATTATTGAATATGAGCTAGATTTTGACGTAGACGGTGACCTAAGAGCACGAACCCGAGCAAACAACAGTAATATCCAAAGTTTCGTGGGCTCAATAATTCTCAGAGGATTCAACGTAGAAGGCTTTGCCGGCTTTGATCTAGACGAAGTTATCCAAATTAATAACGATATTGACATAATCGACATAACAATTAGTCAAACTTCCTAGTTTTTTCAATTATATATATAATGAAATGTAAGTATAAAGGGGAAAATTCCTAATGGCCGAAATGGTAGAATTAAAAAATATTGCAAAACCCCGGCGGATGTTAGTGCTAAATTTGGACAAAAATATAGCAAATATTCCCGTAAAAACTACGGTAGTTGTAGAAAATAAACAAGGAGAACGTAGACAAAAGCGGGTGAGTGCATTGGTTCCGGATTCGTTACGCATTCCGTCTGGCCATACCATAAAAGTTTCTAAAAAAATTAGCGAGTGTACTGCGATACAGAAAGCACTAACTCGCAGAGAATTAACCCTTAAGTCCGTTAAAAGTGAAACAACAAAGCGGACTCGTAATAAAAGGTAATCAGAAATGAGTCAAGAATTACTCAGTAGTAAAGTTGTCGTGGTTGAAGAACAGCCGCGAGTGCGCTCGATTCAGGGCGTGCAAACATCTATCGCCGCATTCGTTGGCGTGACCGAAAGGGGTCCGCTTGGTGAAGCCACGCTACTCACTTCGTTTGACGAATATCGCGCTGTCTTCGGCGGTTATACCACTGATAGCGACGTTGCAACGGCAGTAAGCAGTTTTTTCGAAGAAGGCGGAAATTTCTGTTACGTAATCCGTACAGTGCACTACACCGATCCTTCGAATCCGAATTCCAAAACTTCTGTCAAAGCAGGTACTACACTCCAAACGGCTGCCGCTGGTGCCACAGCCGGTGTTGTTCTTGGCACGAACACAGAGCCTTTCAACTTCGAAGGCAACAATCAACTAGATATTGATGTCGACGGCGCTGGTACTGAAAACGTCGTTTTCACCGCCACCAGTGCAAGTCGTACGAGTGGAAACGCAGAAACTTTTGCTCTATCTAACGGCGAAACTCTTACTGTTGATATCGACGGTACAGGTGTTCAGACAGTCGAATTCCTCACAGGCGAATTCGTTGATATAAGCAACGCCACTGCACAAGAAGTTGCCAACGTAATCAATGCCAAGCTCACGGGAGCATATTCGCTAGATTCGGGCGGTAACGTGGTTATCGCTTCTGATACTTTGGGCACAGACTCCAGTGTCGATGTTACTGGCGGTTCGGCAAACGCAGCGCTCGGGTTTACTACCGGTATAATCAGCGGTACGGGCGATGTTGGTGATATCACGGCAGTTACGGTCGCCGAAATCAAGGCGCACGTTGAAGCGGGGGTTAGTGGTTCCAGTGGCGTAACAGTTACAGACGTTGGCGGAGCAGTTCAAATTGCTTCGAATACGACGGGTCCTAGTAGCACGATTCAAGTACTGGCTTCTTCGAGCGCTGACACCATTCTGGGTATAGACAACGCTGTGCATTCCGGCACTTCTGGCACTCCCGTCGATACACTCGATGTAGACGGCAAAACTGACGGTGCTTATGCTAACAGCTTGAGCGTTGAGGTTACGGCAGCCACTTCGGGCGTCTCAACCGAGTTCAATCTTTATGTCCTTGAAGACGGCGTGATTGTCGAAAATTTCCCCAATCTTACCATGGTGGATGGAGAAGCTCGTTATGTCGAGAGCATCGTCAATGCAGACAGCAATCTTATAGAAGTTACCGACTTGGATGCAGGAGTCGCTAATCAGCGCCCCGCCAATGCCACTACGCCGCTTACTGGTGGTGATGATGGTCTTGTTGGTCTTACCGATGCCGATTTCATTGGAGATTCTACGGGCGAGACTGGTATCAAGGCACTGGATAACGTTCAGAACGTTAACATTCTCTGTGTTCCTGGGCAGTCAACGGCTGCTATTTACACTGCGATGATCAACTATTGCGAAACTACTCGTGATATGAGCATGTTTCCAATCCTCGATCCTCCTGCTGACCAAAGCTATAGCGAGATTGTTACATTCTTCAATAGTGCAGGTTTGGCAGGTCTTAGTGAATTTGGCGCATTTTACTGGCCGCGAGTTAAGGTTGTAAATCCTGCTCCTGCTGTTTTTGGCGATGTTGCTAACATTAATGTCAATCCCTCAGGTCTGTTGGCTGGTCTTTACGCAAGAGTTGATGGTTCGCGCCCTGGTGGCGTTTACATTCCTCCCGCTGGAATCGAAAATGGGCAACTTCGTAGTGCGGTTGGTCTAGAGACTGATGATGTTTTGGACGAAGCCAAGCGCGATTTTGTTGCTCCGAATCGAATCAACATCATTACAACTTATCCTGGTGCTCCAATTTTCGTTGATGGCAGCTATGTGCTAAAGGGAAATGGTAATTTCCCGTTCATTTCACAGCGCAGAGGTGCAATCTTCATTGAGCAGTCGATTAAGCAGGGCATCGAATTTGCTCGTCACCAAAACAATAATGCCAAACTTCGCCGAGAAGTTGAGCGGACTGTTCGCGGATTCTTGCTTGTTCAAATGAACAACGGAGCCTTTTCGACGACAGATCCGAGCACAGCATTCTTCGTCGCATTCAACGATGCGCTTAATCCACCTTCGGAAGTTTCTGCTGGTCGACTCAACGGTCGGGTTGGCTTGGCTTTCAACACACCGGCTGTTTGGATTATTGTCCGGTTTAGCAAAGATACTAGGGCTCTTGAAGCGGAACTTCAACAGAGCTAAATTTTTAGGAGAATTAATATAAAATGGCTGTTGTTGGTACTCCCAGAGTTTTTCACAAGAAATTTTCCTTCGTCGTAGAGATTGAAGGGGTGGCTGTTGCTGCATTCAACAAATGTTCATCGCTCGAAGCGGAAATTGCTAAGGTGGAATATTATGAAGGTGGCGCGGTTATTCCCGATAAGTCGCCTGGACGAATTACTATCAGCGATATTACGCTAGAGCGCGGTACTGCCAAAGGCGATTCCGATCTTTATAATTGGTGGCTCGATGTTATCAACATGAGCGCCAACCAAGGCTTGATTGATAACTTCTACAAGCGTGAAGTTGAAATTTTGCAGCTGGATCGAGATGGCGATGTTCTTCATCGTTGGCTTTTGCACAACTGTTGGCCTACCAAGTTTGTTGGCGGCGAATGGGACAACGATGCCGACGAGAACGTTATCGAAATGCTGACTCTTACTATGGATACATTTGATAAGGCTAACGCTTAATTTTTTTAGACAAATAAAGGGGATTGTCAATGTTAGTTCATTGTCCTAGTGGTCTGAAAGGCCATATTAGAAAACTGAAGGGTTCAGAAGCCAATATTCTAGCAGACCGAAAGGCTGCTAGAAAAGGCGATACATACAATCAGATTCTTTCCGCCTGTTGGGAATCTATAGAAGATCCGGGTCCCTACGATTTTACTGACAAAGTAAACTGGGATAAGGTGCTGGTTTGCGATCGTTTTTATATTCTTACACGAATTAGGATTCATACCTTTGGTTCCGAATACGATTTCAAACTAAAGTGTCCGGCATGCGACAAAAAGTTTGATTACGAAATTGATTTAGAAAATGATCTGGATGTATATGCATTGCCAGACGAATCTAAAAATAAGATCAAAGAAGGCGAAAACTGCTTCGAAACAGAACTTGGCGATAAAAAACTCTGCTTTTCTCTAGCTACAGGAGCTACTGAAAAGAAAGCTTCAAAAATTCTAGAAAAAAAGACAGACGAAATTATCACGCAAAGCTTGGCAACTCGGATTCTATCGATTGAAGACGTCGAAAAGCGAGATATTCCAAACTTCCTAAAAAGCGTTGATCTTGATGAACAACTTGGCTTGATCGAGGAAATGGATAACTTCGACGGCGGTATCGAGACTACCATTGAAGTAGCTTGTGCACATTGCGACGAAGAATTCGAACTACAACTCCCTTTCGAGGGGGAGGGTTTTTGGCTTCCACGCAAATCCAGCAAGAAGAAGTCCAGGAACTCTCGGAAACTCCATCGCGGGTAAACTCGCTTGGTAACATATTCCCAATTTTTGATAAAAATTGGATTTTAAATGCCACCGCAGAATTATGTTATAATTTAAATGGTGGTAGTGGTTTCTCATTTAGTCGCCTTGACGTCTTAGATATGTCCATAGGGGAAATTGAATTTTTCCTCGAATGGTTAGACGAAAGGCGCAGAGCAGAAGCCGCGGCCATAAAATCATCCAATAAATGAGGCGATATAATGGCATTAAATAACTTAGGTTTAGGTCTAGTATTTACTGCTAAAAATTTCGCTTCTCCTGTTATTTTAAAAATTAACAGAGATTTAAGCTTTCTTGAGAAACGAGCCAATAAAAGTGGTTCAAAAATAAGCAAAGCATTTCAAGGCATCGGAACTGCTGCACTCGGTGCTTCTGCCGCTTTAGGAGTAGGCGGATTGTTGGGAACCTTTGGTTCTCTCGAAGCTGCTAAAGTTGGTGGCCGCTTTGCTCAAGGCTTGGCAAAATTGGGCAATATTTCCATGGCAACAGCGGGGCAGTTAGATGCCATGGGCGAAAAGGCGTTTGAAACTGCTATTAAAACTCAATTCTCTCCCGATCAAGCCATTGAAGGCATGACCGAACTAGCACAACAAGGGTTTGCTGCTAGAGAGGCGATGGAAGCTTTAAATCCGGTAATGGATTTGGCAGCCGGTGGCCAATTGAGCGTAGCGCAATCTTCGGCCACCGTTGGTGCTGCCCTAAACGCCTTCAGCCTATCCGCCGAACATTCTACAGAAGTAACAGATAAAATGTTCCGCATTACCCAGCTAACGGCTTTAAAAGCCGATGAATTAGAAGGTGTAATGGGTAAATTGGGCAGAACTGTAGGTATTACTGGGCAGTCTATAGACAATGCGCTGATTTCCGTAGGGTTTATACGTTCTACTGGTGTTCAGGCAACTGAAGCTGCAAACGCCGTGAGCAGAGCTTTGATCGAAGTCTCTAAAAAGGCTGATGATTTTCGAGCATTGGGCATTGAAGTAACTGATGTTAATGGAAAGTTTAGGGCCTTACCAGCTATTTTGCTAGACATGAAAAAGGGCTTAGCCGGAAGCAGAGACGAAGCCGAGCGAGCTAAGAAAGCATATGCTCTGTTGGGCAGATTTGGCGTTTCTGCCTTTGCAGCGCTAGAATCGAGACTTAAAAAAGGCATAGTCGATCGTAAAACTGGCAAGACCTTATACGGCATTGATGCACTAGAATTGATGCAAAGGCAAATGGCCGATGCTTCCGGCACAGCTAAAAAGTTCAGAGACGATTTTCTAAATACATTCACCGGGCAAGGTGTATTACTTAGAGGCGCCGCGCAAGGTATAGCAGTGGCAGTAGGCGAACCTTTCGCCAAAATTTTAAAACCTTTGGTCGGCGGTTTGGTAGACGTATTTTCATTCTTGGCTAAAAATATTAGAGCGCTGCCTTCACCTCTAAAGAAAATTATTGCTGCGTTCATTGCATTTACTTCTGTAACAATGTTACTAGTAGCAGCTTTAGGAATTTTGACAGTGGCCATTGGCGCCTTGATGGCTTTTGCAGCGCCAATCCTTCTTTTCTTTGCCAAGGCTGCGATACTACTTGCTCCACTTACTCTTTTAGTAACTGGTCTAGGATTAGGAATATTCACTTTAGCTTCTGCTTTGAATAGAGGAGCAGCCAGCAATAAATTATTAGAAAAACTAAGAATGGTTAGACTTGTATTTTCAGGTTTAATTGATCTATTTTCTGGTAAACGTTTTAGCGAAGAAGTTTCGGCCGAGTTCAAAAAAGCAGATAGTCCAGTTGCCAAATGGATAACAATATTGGGGCGTGCTGGATTTAAAATAGCTTCTTTCGTTATAGGAGTTAAAGAAGGGTTTGAAGCTGTATTAGACACGATGGGGCCAACAATAGATGCATTGGTCGAGTCTCTGAGTGGTCTTTTCAAAGAAATTTTCGCTATAGATATTTCTAATATATTCGATGAAGAGGGAAGTGCTAGAGAAACTGGTCGTTCTATAGGTTTATTTATCGGCGACTTGGGTAAAAAGATTGTTCAAACTTTCACAGATGCGACCAATTGGTTCAAAAATTTCGTAAAATCTTTTAAGAAGTTTTATAAGTCTGACTTAGAGCCGATCATAGAAATATTTAAAGAATCTATGTCTTCCTTAGCTGACCATTTCGGCTCTGCAAATAAGAAGCAGAAAGGTTTTGTAATAGCTGCAAAAGCTATCATATCCGTCGTAAAAGCTGTGATGATTGTTTTCATCGCCTTTATCAAAATCCTAGACACTGCTCTAACACTCATTAAAGAAATTGCAGGGTTCATTAAATCTGTTACTCCAGGTCAAGGTTTAAGAAACCAACGAAAATTGGATAGCTCTTTCGCCCCGTATGGGCGTAAGCGCACAAGAGGATTAGATGCTTTAGATAGGTCTTTACGAGAAAGCGATCCAGACTTTAAAAATAAAGCTGCTGCGTTGGCGACTAAAGCAGAAGAAAGATTTTCTTTTTCTGACCCAACGTTGCTGAAAGAAATACTACGTAGACAAGAATTTAACAGCGGAACAGACGGCGTTGGAGAACAAGCTAAAATTGGACTACAAGTTTTAGAATTTGGAAGGTTAGATTTAGCGAGTCAGATAGCAAAAGCCAATCAAGATAAATCTTCCGTAGACTTATCTTCTATTAAAGAAAACTTGGTAGATAGCATAGTTTCTGCTGTTAGAAGTGGTATGTCTGGTGTCCAGCTAAAATCTTCCATAAACGTCGATGGTCAATCTATCGCCAATGTCACATCTAGTGTCAACCAAAGTAATGCAGAATACTCTCACAATAACAGCAATATTGTGCACACGGAATTAGAATAATATGGCAATCCAATTTATAGATCCTTCCAACGACGCAGAAGAAAGAGCCAAGAGAAACGATTTGAGTAATCGTTTTAGCAGCGCTGGTTCTAAGCGTATACAAAGAGTCTATTTTAGAGATTTGCGGCGAAAAGTAGATATAGTGTTGCCATATGTGCCTAATAAAGTATCAGAAACAATTCTAGTAGATTGGGTCCGACACAATGTAGTTGGTATGTCACATCAACCGTTGCATTATGTGGGAACGCAAAATCATAGTTTTGATTCCTTGGAACTATTCTTCAAAGCTGAAAGTACAGAAGATGTTACTAACATTGCCGAAGGGCGACGAAACTTAATGGCAGCTTGTTACCCTCTTAATGTCAACACAGACGTTGAAAGGGGTTCAGCTTCTAGATTGCTATTTATTTGGCCAAATTTATTCTCTATGACTTGTGTAATAAAAAGTCTCAGAATTACACATGAAAAATTCAATCATGAAGGTCAGCCGGTCCAATTTAGAGCCGTACTTTCCTTGGAAGAAATAAGAGATGTAAGATTAGGTTCCGAAGAAGTTGCAAACTTTGGAACGAACAGAAGTGAAACTACCAGTTCGACAGACCCATTCGACCCTAACTTAAATTTCGAATAATGCCTCCCAGAAAATATTCAAAATTTACATTCAGCGATGGATATAATTTCGACGAAGAAAAGGTGATTCTTACTACACCCTTTCCTTTTCGTTATAAAAATTTCAAAGACAATCGCATTTATACTACAAGCGAAGGCGATACTCTATTCCATATTGCAGGAATTATGTTCCGAGGCTTACCTAGACCAGTCGGCCTATGGTGGATCATAATGCATTTTCAACCAGAACCTATTCACGACCCTACTATCAAATTTCCCGCTGGAACCAGATTAGTTATTCCTAGTATAAGAACGGTAGAAGAAGAAATTTTTAACGAAACTAGACGTGATAGAGAAGAATAATGACTTATGATGCACCATATTACACCATTAAAGTGGTGCCAAAAAATGGCGATCCTGTAAGGGTTGTTACAGACAAAATTAAATCTTTTAGATTTTTGGATGCTGAAAGAAAGACTGATACATGTACCTTTACAGTAGATAATTTCAACTTAGAAAATTTTGACGATCCTTTGTTTCGCAAAGGACAACATTTAGAAATAAGTTGGGGTTACAAAGGCCGTTCTGCCCTGACAAGAAAAGCTTGTATAGTAAAAGTTAGCGGCTTTCACATACTCACTGTAGAAGCACGTTCTATTTCTATCATCATGAATACGGAACAAAAAACTCGTTGCTTCGAGAATATGACAGATTCTCAAGTTGTTAGAAAAATTCTAAACGACGATTATCCAGGAATTTTTGCACAGAGAGAACTTTTCATCCAAGAAACCAATGAAGTCGAAGAAGTGATTACGCAAGCTGGTAAAACAGACGCGCAAATGTTTCGCCGCTTAGCTGCGAGAAATGGTTACGAATTCTACGTCGACCACGAAGGGTTTCACTGGAAGCCTAGAAACCTAAACCAACGACCTATCAGAACTTATACTTGGTACGGTCCAAACAATAATCTTGGTGCCATCTTAGATTATCCTACAATAGAAAATGATATTACTGGAAAATTAGTACATGTAGTAACAAAAAGTAGAAATCCGGAAACCAAAAAAGATGTCACTGTAGAAACTGGTCAAGACGACGAAGATATCCTTTCCTTGTCCGAAGGCGCAGATATTTGCGATAATTACACAAAAGAAGATTGCAAGAGATTAATAGAATCTAGAGTTGCTAAAAAGCAAATAAGAAACACTCAATCTACGTCAGAATCTAGAGCAAAAAAAGAAAATGTTGCTAGAATAAAGCGTTCTACACATTTGACAATAAAGATGACCTTAACTGTTCTCGGCGATCCTTTCGTCTACGCCAAGAGTGTGGTTCAAATTTTCGGAATGGGGAAGCGCTTATCAAATCTATATTATGTCACCGATGTTGAACACGTTATAGACCAAAGTGGTTACAAGACAATTTTGAAATTAAAAGGTGATGGCCACGGTGGCTGGGCCAAGCGGAGTAAATTGGCAGTTGGCCTTAGCCATATTGATAACGGCGATAAAAAGAGAAACCCAAAAAATAACAAAAGAAAACAAGAAGATCCGGGGCAAAGTACAGAAGATACAAGACTCAACCCTGTTACATTGTCGAGCGACAATTACGAAAATAGTAAAAAGGTCACACAATATATACAATCTAATGCTGTTCAACAATCTGTTCCGGAAAGCGATGTATGCTAATTACTAGAGACCCAGTATTAGAACCAGGTGAACCGTTATATGGTTTGTATGTCGGTTCGATTGTAAATCGCAACGATCCTAAAGGTTTGGGTCGTGTCAGAGTACATATACCAGGAATTACAGCACCGGAAGGAAGTGCTTGGGCTTGGCCTTTGGGCCAATCTGGCTCAGGTGGCGGTTCTATAAACGGTCAAAAATCTAGGCAAGGATTCTTCAACATCCCAGAATTGGGCGCCGAAGTTGCGGTATTATTCAACCAAGGCGACGAAGATTACCCATATTATTTGACAGGAAACTGGGGAAGAGACGAAGTACCGGAAGCCACGGAAGGCGGAAATCCGGACATCCGAGTCATGGAATTTGGTCAATATGCCATTGTAATCGATGACAGGCCAGAGACTAGGAGTTTTGCCATTTTAGACAAAGACGGAGATGCGAGGGTAGAATTTAATGGTGTAACCAAACAAATGCTAATAGAAACGCCCACTTCTATAACTCTTCGAGCAACTGGAGAGATAGAACTGGACGCTTTGAATATTGTACTTAATGGAAGGCCAGTTTTGGTCTCGGATGATCCAATATAATGGCGGCGAATCAAGTCATAGTAAATTGTCCGGATTTACCAGTAGTAGCTAGGGATAAATGTCTAAGATTTCCCGGTGGCGTAGAAATTTGTCCAAACTTACCAGATTTAGTACCCAATGGCACGCAAATTGCAAGTAGCATTCTTTCACAAGCCAATGCTGCGTTAGCCCCTTTGTCTCCAATCTTCACTATCATAGAAGTGGTCATAGCCATTATGGAAGTGCTCAAAGCCATTCCTAAGGCCATTTCTCAACTTTCCCCTAGTCCGATACTAAGTGCTCTGAGTGATGCTATCAAAGCGGCTGCTAAGTTGCTTAAATTGCTACCCGTATTGTCTATTCCGTCCACAGTATACGATTTAATTAGTTGTGTAATCGATCAACTAAAAGCATTACAAATTGAGTTGGGTAGATTACTATCACAAAGTTTAAAAATTACTGCCGCTAGAGCTGATGCCGTAGGTAATGTTCCTCTAATTGCCCTTATCGATTGCGCTGAAGGAAACTTAAATGTTCAATTTTTGAACATGAAAGAAAGATACGAGCCACTACTTAGATTAGTAAGTATCATTAACGATTTACTAGATCTAATCGGTCTACCCCCATTACCACTGGTTCAATTGGGAGACAGTATCGAAGAAGCCTTAGAAATTATCGACCCTCTTGTGAGCACATTAGAATCTGCTCGGGATGCTATTCCTCTTGCCTGTTGAATCTAAATATACTCTCGTTACTCCTTCTGGTAGCAGTCCTGGATCAGGCTCTACTAGTATTCCATCATTACCATCTTTTCCAGAATTTATTGGTAAAGGATTAATTACACCATTTCTACGTGCATCGAACGACATTCAAAATAGCGATTCTATCGACGTCATTCAATCGAATATTTCTCAAATTTTAGGCACTAGGAAAAACGACGAGGTAAAAGCTGGAGAATTGCCCTGGAGAGATGACTTCGGTTCCCTATTGTATGAATTACGTCATGTACAAAACGACGTAATTGCTCAAGAATTGGCAAAAGTACATGTAATAGATGCTATATCCAGATGGGAACCGAGGGTAAGAATCAAAAGAGTCTTTCTCGATCGTGTCAAGGATAAAGAAAATAACGAGACAATTTTGGAAATAAAAATTTTGTACGATATAGTGTCGACAAATCCGAATCGAAACAATGTAATCGTACCAGATGTGAATCAAACTATTTTTACATCTTAGTGTTACAATAATAAGAATAGTTGTACTTATGGCAATTTTAGGACAAAACACAGATTATACGGATGCCGATTTCGATTCGTTACGAATTCGTCTATTCAATTTGATTCAGTCCGTGTTTCCGGATTGGACAGAACAAAATGTTGCAAATTTCGGCAATATTTTGATCGAATTATATGCTTTCGTGGGCGACGTTTTGTGTACTTATCAAAACAACCAAGCACTAGAATCTAGATGGACCTTAACCACACAGCGCAAGAATCTGGTCGCTTTAGCTAAGCTAATTGGTTATACCCCCTCTGGAGCTACTGCGTCTCAAGTAGATTTAAATATTTCTATCAATTCTGTAGCTCCTGCCGATGTTGACTATCCGGCGGGTAGCATTTTCAGAACTTCTGATATAGTCAATCCAGTTACGTTTCGATTGTTAAACGACGAGACTATTACAGCTGGGCAACTTTCTATAACTGCAACCGCGGAAAATTCCGAACCACACGAAGAAATTTTTGACTCGACAGAAAAACCAGATCAAAAAATAACATTAACAGCTACACCGTTCTTAGACGATTCGGAAGAAATCGTAGCCGACAACGGGACTTACGAAAAAGTAGATAGCTTTTTAGATAGTGCATCTACCGATTTGCATTATACCGTTTCCGTGAATCAAAACGATAAAGCTACCATCACTTTCGGCAATGGAATATCTGGCGCTATTCCCGTCGGTGCAATAGCTATAAATTATAAAACTGGTGGTGGTACGGCAGGTCAAGTAGATGCTAATACGGTTACTATTGTTCAAGGCTCGTATTCGGACAATTTGGGCAACCCCGTTATTACTTCTGTAAACAACCCCAGTCCATCTACGCCCGCTGTAGACAGAGAAAATATTGCACAAATAAAAGTTGCTGCGCCCAATTCGATCAAAGTGGTAAATCGAACAGTGGCCAGAGAAGATTTCGAAATCAATGCCAATAAGCTATCTTCCGTGGCTCGCTCTTTGATGTTGACTTCGGACCAAGATCCTTCCATCGACGAGAACACCGGTTTCTTGTTTGTCATTCCTGAAGGCGGAGGCTTGCCAACTCAACAAATTAAAGACGATGTATTGGCTCAAGTTACTGAAACTTTTCCAAGTACTTTAACCTTTCAAGTTAATGTCGTCGATCCGTTATATTTTCCAGTCGACGTAGCTGCTACAATTTATTTTACCCCTGGCAGTAATCCAGAAACTGTGAAAAATTCGATCATTACTAATCTGACTAATTACTTTGCAATAAAAAATTCCGATGGCACTATAAACGAAAACGTTGGGTTTGGATATGACTTCGTAGAAGAAGTAGGAGCTTCTACAGGCGCATTACCCCTGTCAGATATTTACAACGTTGTCAGAGATACAATAGGCGTTAGAAAAATTTCTTCCATACCGAACGATTTCACATTGAACGAAGTGCATGCTGATGTCGAATTCTTGCTAAAAGAATTCGTTACTCTCGGCGAAGTTACGATCATTAACGGAGATACTGGTAGCCAAGTTTAATGCCAAACACTTTCCAAAACAAAAGCTTCGAAGCTGAAAATCCATCTTTGCTCGGCACGCCTGAAGATTGGAACGAGAGTGTTGTTTCTAACGGCATGCGACAAGCTTTGTACGGAATTGGCGAAGGACCGGATTATAAACCGCCTTATGAACAATTTGAGAACGATTGGAACAATCTATCTTACTTGTTTTTGTTCGACGATTTAGACTTAGACGTAGCTACATACGATTCTTCGATAGTTTTGGAAGATTTTGAAGACTATGAAGAAGGTTGGTTTAACAATCAAGATTATCTATTTGAGCTGGTTTCGATCCAAGCTTTCGTAAATGACGGTCAAGCTTTCATAGATAGTAGTATTTCAGATACTTATAATCTTCCCGATGGAACGAATCATTCTATCACTACTGATTTAGGTACAGCCAACACGGGGACGATTGTTGGCGATATTGCGAAATATACCACTTCTGGATTTACGGATCCTACTCTATTTTCTGGCCAAGAATCGATAGATATAACAATTGGCACAATTTTCGAAGCAGAAACTAGAACAGTAATCTTCTTTATTGCAGATCAAACCATTAACGATGTGGTCACCAGGATAAACAACGTTATCAACCCTCTTGTTGGAACTTCAATTGGGGAAGCGTTTATAGACGGCTCCGAAATTCGTTTCGAGGCAATAGAAAAGGGGACCGATAGCTTTCTTTTGATTGAGGGAGACCCGGCTGTAATGACCATTTTAGGTCTAGCTTCCTTTCCGCCGCAGGGAGTTAATGGTACTGGTAACGTAGGTAATTTATCTGAAATAACTACTGAAGATTTAATCAACGCTCTGAATACTCCCGCGCTTGAAACTATCGGTGTAGGAATAACATACGGAGAAAGCACCGATGTTCTTAGATTTTCCAGAACACAACATGGTACAGGGACTATAGAATTTGATTCTCCTGGTAGCGACCTTACTACTGCTTTAGGCATAACAACGGGTGTTACTGTCGGACCTACAGGAATTTCTCCTGTCGACGAAACAACTTTTGAACAAGAGTGGAACAATACCGATTACGATTTTGCTATTGGTTCGCTGGACGCCGCAGGAACGCAAACTTTCGAGCCCGGCAACGGTTGGTCTAATGATACATATCAATATGTACTTGGTAGCACAGATAGAGCCGAATATTACAACGATACGAGAGACCAGGAAGATTTCGAAGATTTGGCTTCTCCATTCGACTTTATTAGCACCCTACCCAACTTTGCTATAGGTGAAATTACTATCCCAAGCCATGGCCTTAACGTGGGTGAAAGAGTAGCATTCCTAAATGAAGGTGGAAGATTACCGAGTGGTATGTCAGATAGTCCGGTAGAATCTGGTGAAGGTGGGAAAACAGAATATCCTTATGTAGTAGAATCTGTTGTTACACCAAATATAATCACTTTGAACAGTTTTGTAGGTGGGCCATTAGTCACATTTGACGATGCTGGCACCGGTGTACACTATCTTCTGAAAGATACTAACCTTTACTGGACGAAAAAACTAAACATTTAAGGTAAATATAAAATGGCCGAGAGCGATTACACATTATTGGATGATTCATTGGACATTAGCAGCATCGATAGAGGAGTTACAGCCGGCGTCGCTCCCCCCAATTCTGCTGGCTCCAATAACTTTGTCTTTGGTTTCAATTCGAAAGTCACGGCAGACGGCGCGGCAGGTTTGTTTACAAATCAAGTAAATTTTGCGCCGATGACCAAAGGTGGCAGTATCCGCGGAGCTATTAAACGGGGTCTCAGTGGAGGAAATACGGGATTTGCTCCGATGCTATTTCTGGGGCTTCAAGGCACATCCGTTTTAGACAACGGTTATATTCTCGGTATAGCAGACGGGGACCCATCACATATAACCCTCAAAAAGGGTTCATTGGCTACCGGATTACCTGATCTGAATCCGGATCCAGATGGAGCTAACGGAATTCTACTTCAAAGTGTTAAGACAGTCGATATCGACGAATGGGTGCACGTTCGTTTAGATATGATTGTTAACACAAACGGCGACGTAATTCTTCAATGCTTTGAAAATGATCTAAATGTCAATCCAATCGGCGATCCACCTTCTTGGACTCCCATAGTTGGCATGGAGCAAATAATCGACGACGCTTTGGAAGTTACAACGGGTTCTGCCGCTTTCACAAGTGGTAGGGCAGGCTTCGCTTTCCATAGTACAGATATTACCAGACGTGGTTATTTCGATCATATTGAAATTTTTAGACAACTGTAATGGCTACTGAACGCACAGCATTTTATACCGACTTACCAGGAGTCGAACAATCTCGAGTAGAAAATTTAAAAAATTATTCTGCTCCTGATGGCGATGCTGTATTATGTCTAGGCAGCGATCAAAAGGGACACCAAAGGCTGTTTAAAGTTGGTGATAGCATAAGCTATTCCCAAACTGCTGATAGAGATGCTTTAGAAAATATTGTAAAGATACAATCTCGAATCAGAGGTTCTTCAAAGCTACCGATTGTTTCTACAATCACAGAGCCGTTTAACTTAGTAAATGGTGACAATATAAACATATTACTCAATGATTCATTGATACCACAAAATGTAATTTTTTCTGACGGAAATTATGGTAGCCCCGCAGTTATATTATCAGCAAATTCCGAACCATTTACTACTGTACCGGGAGATAACCTAGTAATAGAAGTTAACGGAACTCCTAACGATATCATTTTTGGAGAAGCTGACGTTACTACTGCTGAAAATGTTGCAGATGTTATAAACGAACAAATTAGTGGAGCTTATGCGACGGTATATGGTTCAAGTGGGAAAATTCGGCTCGTTACCAGTGCAAAAGGATCTAGTGAAACTTTAGAAATAACTGGCGGTACCGCTGCTGCAATTTTCAATTTCCCTGGTGGTGTAAACTCTGGTTCTGGTGATATTTCTTCGGCTTTGGCATACGAAGTTGTTCAACAGATAAACGAACAGACGACTGGCTTATTAGCCGAAAGTACAGACGAAGGTGAAATTGTAATAAATTCAAACAGGGTTGGTAGAAAGAACAAAGTAACGATTATAAGTGGAACAGCACAAAGCAAATTTAACTTTGTACAACTAGCATGGAAGTTTACTCTATTTGCCGATTCGGTAGAACAATTTTCTATAACATTTGGCCCCGGTAGAGAAAAAGATTTGTTAGATCTTGGTTCACATTTATCTAACATAGGGCCAAATTCTATTGAATTATCCTTTGAACTGAAGTTGGTGACGATATGAGTTTCTATCTAGAGTTACCATCCGTGTATGTCGACGACTTGCAGTTTATGCAAGAAGCTACAGCCTTTTTACTACTCAATAGAATTCCGGAACCGACAGAGACGGACGTTGCTAGCGATTCTAGCATCAAATTTACTATAGTAAATACAGATGCGACTGGAATAAGCAATCTCGATGTAGATACTTTCATAAATTCTGTTCAAGCTATAGATGATGGAAGCTTCATCAACGGCTATTCTGGTTCATTTATTCAAATAGACCCAGATACACTTTCCGTGGAAATTTTCCCTCCGTCTAACTTCAATTCGTTAGAAGAAGTCGAAGTACAAGTTGTGCACGCAGGCAATCCCGTGCTTTTAGACGAAACTTATTCGTTTTTTGCAGAGGATTTATCTTCTCCAATAATAGACGAAGTAATTACTCGAGATCAAAAAATAATAAGAGTATCGTTTAGCGAGACTCTGTCGATCGACAACATTTTTGACACATCCAATTATTCTATATTGAGAAGAGATGCAGATTTAAACAACTGCCCCGCTGTCAATCTATCTGTCGTCAACGTAGAACTGATAGAAGATAACGTAATCGAAATTGAAACTGATATCGTGATGACCCCTGACGGTCCCTATACTTTAGTCATTTCGAATATTACAGATATTTTCGATAATCCTATTATAGCTCCATTCAACAATTTCGATTTTCTTGGCTTTGTACCAGAAATTCCCGATGGAAGATTCTTCGATTTATACAGGATGTTGCCTCAAAAGAATCGTGATGAAGATGCATCTTTAGATCTTTACCGATTCATAAAATGTCTACAAGAAATTACAAACTTAAATCTGACTTCTGTGGATAGATGGACAAACATTCTAGACCCAGATTTGGCCCCAGAAAATTATTTAGACGCAATGTTGGCGGATTTGGGTAACCCATTTGATTTTGAACTCGATGTTACTCAAAAGAGAAAATTGATCAAAATTCTGCTAGCCATCTATAAACAAAAAGGCACTGCTGTAGGCATAATAAACGTAATACGTTTTTTCTTGGGCATCGAAGTAGAAATTGAGACCGCCACTGGAGAAGCCGTCTTGCTAGGCGAGGGAGTGTTAGGGGGTTCTGGAGTTGGGGAAGAAGGCGATTTCGTCTTAGGTGCGAGTATAGATTTTTTGAAATATTCTTTCATTGTGATTTCGCCTGTAACACTGGATGCTGGACAAGAAGAAATTTTGGACAAAATTGTAGACTACATGAAACCAGCTCATACACACCATATTGAGACACAACAACCATAAAATGCGAAAATGTTGTAAAATATATAATATCTGGAGATATTAAATGGCTGATAGGCGAGACTATTTTTACCTTCAAAAACTGACAGAAGCCGAATTAGATGCTGGTTTTGAAGGCGTTGAACAATCGATTTTCAATATTGCCAAGGATTATAGCCTGTATGGCATAACTTCCGGCTTAGAAGTATCTGAATCCGCCGTTCCCGCAATTACCGTAGATATTAATAATGGAGTTGCATATTCAAATCTAGGAGAAAGAATTGAAATAGAAAGTCCATTGGCCGATGTTGATGTATCTCAAGACGATGGTGCTATTTCTACGGCCGTTTCTAGCCCTGGCAACGAAAAGTACATTTCCGTATTCCTAGAGTTTGATCGATTGCTGTCAGACCCCAGAACGGATGGTAACGGCTTTGTTGTATACCACATTAGAGAAGAATCTTATCAAATTTCTATTGTACAAGGCTCTGAAGCCCCCCTTGGCACAGCGGGCAAACCTCCACTTGATAGTGATAAAGTATTATTAGCGGACGTCAGACTTATTTTCGGTCAAACAGAAATATTAGATGCCAATATCGACACGGACCGTCGACAATTTTCTGTCAATGTTGAATCTACAAACGGGTTACAAGTAAAAAGTGGCAACGCTGAAGACGGCATTGCAGATGTCTTAGAAAAGTTAGATGAACATATTAATACTGTAGTATTGGGCGGCGCTCACCAAGCTTCTTCCGTACTTAAACAAGCCGGCCCTGGTTGGGCAGATGGTACTACCCAACCCGCAGATAATCTGGAAGATTGGATCAATAAGATGGTCCTAGATCTTACTTCCAGTGCCACTAAAAGGGGCATGGGTAAGATCACTTCGCCTGCAATGGCTAACTGGGCAGATGGCACGCCAATTCCGGCCAACAATGCTGCCGACCAACTGACTCAAATAATCAACAATTTAAGATCTATTACAGGTTCTACCGGCAGTCATAAAATTGGCATTGATGCTCTAAATAATACTCATTTTACATTAGCGGCAGGCGACTTACATACATTTTTAAACGATGCTTTAAACTCGATAGACTCAAACGTCGCTTTTATAGCAGATAATATTACATGGCCGGGTGTTCATGATTTTAATGGCAACGTAGATTTTAACTCGCTTACGGAAGTTACTTCTGGAGCAAAATTAGACATTTTATCCGGAGGAATTTTTGAAATTTCCGCAGGAGCACAAGGTAACATATTTGGCAATGTCGATTATGAAAGCGGTTCTGTATTAAGTCTTAATAGTGGTTCTTCGTTCGAATGTATTTCGGAAGCAAGATTTCATACTTCTGTTAAATTCTTAGGGGGTGTAGACGTCGACTTTGATCCTGGTTCGGTAATCACATTCGAAAATGGTTCTGCTCTGGGGTTTACTTCCGGTTCTTCGACTGTTTTTGCTGCTGGTAGCAATTTGGATTTTGAAGGTGTCGCCAACTTCGAAAATGGAGCCACATTATTTTTCGATAGCGGTTCAAAATTAGACATGACAGGAGGATCCGAGTTAGAAATTTCTTCTGGCGCTCAATTTAGTTGCGATGGAAGTGCAGATTTCTCCTCTAACATAGATTTTGAAAGTGGAACAAACGCCGATTTCGAATCTGGTAGCTCGCTTGAGCTACTAGCAGGTAGCACCTTTTTTGCAAGAGATGGCGCAAACGTAACATTCCAAGGAACTACAAATTTTTCTAGCACTTCAGAAGCTGAGTTTCAATCTGGTTCAGTATTACATGTTCAATCGGGCTCGCTTTTAGATTGCGATGCTCAAGCTCAATTTAATGCGTTTGTTAAATTCTTAAACGGAGTTGATGTAGATTTTGACTCTGGTTCTCAAACGAATTTCGAATCTGGTTCGAGTCTTGTCTTTGATGATGGCTCCGGTGTAAAGAGTTTGACAACCGTGGATTTCCGAAATGGATCTTCATTTCTCCAATATATACCATTGCTTATCGGACAATCGGAAACAGACGGAGTTACTGGCGATGCTCGACATGGTATATTATTTTTTACTGATACCGGCGAGCCAACAGACTATTTGCCCAACAAACTTTATAGATACAATGTTCCAAAAGCTTGGTGTTATATCGACAACCGCTTACAAGGTTCCGGAGGAAGCGCAATTTTAAGAGAATCGTTCGGCATTGATTCGATTGTCAGTTCGGGACCCAGCAACTATGTTACTGTCAACTTCAAATCTGGGCTATCCTTTCCAGATGTGCAAAGTTATGCTGTAGCAGCTTGCGTTGATTGCGGTTTAGACATCAACAACTTGGATGATGTGAATTTTCCGGCTTCTATCAAGATAAAAAGAAATACAGTAAGTCCATTCGGATTTACTTTCGCTTGGATCGACCAAAACGGTAATGATTACAATATAGGCGTAGAAGGCGGCACTGCAAACGATTATGTTGGTGCAAGTTTTGTTATTTTCGGCGACGGTTAAAAAACATGATAATAAAGAATATAAAATATAAACACCCAAACGATTCTTTTGATATTCAAAATGAAGTTACTGTTGACGATTTGACCATTTCTGTAGCTAGCGGGAGTTTCAAATCTAATGGTAATGTTTACAATTTAACTCAAAATTATGATTTTGTAGTTTCAAATCGCCCTGAATATACTATGCTATATGGTTATTTGGTGGACGATGCGGGGACAATCGAATTACTAGTCGATGAAATTGTCTTCGATGGCTCGCCAGAAGTTTGGTATAACTGGTCTGGTGGTGAAATACCACTTCATCAAATTTTTACTGCAAAAATTCCAGAAAATTCTAATAACTTGGACAACGCAGAATTGTGGGTATATCACATGATACCAGGTCCACAACCGCTGGAGAACTCATAATGGCACTTGCAAAAAATGTTGGAAATCATAGTTCTAAAGCCGCAATAAAAGAAAGAAAAAACCGAGAAGCAACCCGCAAAGATTTGATAAATTCGTCTAACACGTGGGAAAATTTGAACAAGAAACAAAAAGATTTGCTTCTTAAACACCTTGCTGTAAAGGCAGGTTTGATTTCAGATAGCGAGGAACAATAATGAGTTATCTATTATTTTTTTGTCCCTTGGTGATTGCTTTGTTGATTCTAGTTTTTCGCCTTGGAAGTGCGCAGGAAAACACAATAACCGATAAAGAACACAGCACAACAACCGAAGATGTCAAATCAAAAAAAGTCGTAAAGAATTGTAAAATACATAATTTTGCTTCTGCCGCAGAAGCAAAAAAGCAATTAGAATTGTCTAAAAAAGAATTGCATCGAATAAGTATCGATATGCAAAATGTCAAATAATTTTGTTACAAATTCTGAAATCGATAGAATAATTGCTCAGTTTCAAAAGACAACCGACGCATTGACAGATTTAGTCGAACGAAACGAAGAGAAAACGAACAAGCTGTTCACTCAAGTTGCCGTATTAGAAACGACTTTAAACGAAGTAAAAGAGCATCATATAACACTACAAAAAATAAATGCCCAAAATAGAGCTACCAAATGGGGATTGATAGCTGCAATTATTGCAGCTATACTCGGTGGTCTGTTTTCAATGTTACAAGGATTAATATTTTGAGACTAATACCAGATACAGAAACTACTCTGATTTTTATTCCCAATAAAAATCACACGAAAAGAGATTATAGCGCTGTGTTTAAGCCGGAAGCCGAAAGGTTCTGCGATTTTTGGGATATTGATAAAGATGAATGCATTCATCAATTTGATATTAGTAAGAAATATAAGGATAGGGCCGAAGATGTTTACAATGTGATAGACAATCACAGAGCCCCTTTAAACAATTTGGTTTTCTTCTGCCACGGTTTCCCTAATGGCATTCAGTGCGGCATAAAGACCAAAGATCTAGATCGTTTTGTTGAGTCAATTTGGCAAACTCCCTTTGGTCATACAGCTGACGAAATAAATGTGATTCTCTATTGTTGCTCTACTGGCGATACACCCGGTACACCCGCCGCTAACGAACGGCGCGATGGACCTGGTATGGGCGACAATAGCTTTGCTGATAAATTCAGGGACAAACTTTGCGAGTATGGCTTTACCTTTTGTACCGTATGGGGCCATACAACAGTCGGACATTCTACTAGAAATCCTTATATGAGAGTGTTTTACGGAGAAGGTTCACCGGAAGGTGGCTCCGGGGGCAGATTCCCCGTATCCCCAAATTCCAGTCTTTGGAAAGAGTGGAAGAAAGCTCTTTGGTCAAGAGGAGAATGGAAAAGTTCTGAATATAATAGAAAAAATTTCCGCTTTGCCTTTCCATATCTAGGTTTTGACGGTTTCGCTGGACCAATTCACGAAAGTCTTATTGACAAGCAAGTAATCATAACTTAAATTATTTCGTGGGCTTGTGCATGGTTAGAACCCCCTTCTAGTAGTCGAAGAAGGGGGTTCTTTTTTGTTTAAATTCTTGATTTTACCGTATAATAAATAGATAACAAATTATCAAGGATTTGAAAAATGAGTGAATTTTTAGCCATAATCGAAGATGCCATTTCTTTAGGTGAATTGCTGATCCCTTATTGGTCTTTCATAGCAGTAACAATTGTGCTAGCTTACTTAGGCCAATGGATTAAAAAATATGTCTGGAACGAAGAAAATGCTAGTAAACCTGGATTTTGGGGATGCATTGCTCGCTACGGCAGAGTCAGTTATGCGATTCATCCGCTCATTCTTGGTTGGTCTATGGGTTTTATCAGCAACCTTAGTGTTCCAGATTGGGTTGGCACTTCTGGCCGTCATTGGTACTTCGCTTTGGCCGGAATCGTTAGTGCGTATTTGTATTCAGTTGTGCGCACTTATGTTAAGCGTGCTTATGAATACGATCTGAAACTTCCATTTGTTAGGTAAATTATGTTTTTAGACGACGATCTTAGAGAACCAAAACTAATACTTGTCAAGCTGTCAAAACAATTTGGTAAGTATTTATGTTGGTCGAAAGATCTAAATGGTATAGCTTCTATAGAACCTACGAAAAAAGATGCTATAGATAAATTTTGTAAAGATGCCGAAGAATGTTATGGCGATAAATATCAAATGATATTCGCTTTGCCGATGAAACCAATAGTCGTTCCTAGTTGGGATCCACAAAAAACTTATTTGCACTGAGAATTTAATATGTTTAAATGGTTAAAAGAAAATATTACAAAAATTCTAGGTTCTATAATAGCTATAGCCGTCGGTCTATTTTTTTGGAATAGGCATAAAGACAAAGTCGGTTCTTTGAAGGACGCTTTGGCAGTCAAGGAAGCTGTATCTGAAGTTAAAAAATTAAAAGCAACTAGAAGTGCGATAAAAGAACAAAAACTTTTTCACAGAATTGTGAAAAACAAAATAATTCAAAGAGAAGAAAAAATTAAAAAAGAAGCTGCTACAAAATTGAAGAATGTTGAAAAAATGAAGCCTTCAGAACTATCTAAAGCTTTTACCGATTTGGGTTTCTAATGTTTAAAGAACTGGGTCAACAAATAAGTAATTTGTTGAGGCAACTATCCTTTGAAGTAGAATATTTAGAGAATAGGATTGAAACATTAGAAAAAGAAAATTGCGAACTCAGGAGTCTATTGTATGAAAAAGATGTTCAACAAATCGAAGAAAATACTTGCAGTTGTCAGTATGTGTTTGGTGATATTACTAACATCCCCTGTAGCAGCCCAAAGTGTAAACTGCGAGTTGCCAAGAACTACTGGAGTACCTAAAAACATCCAATTGGAATATCAGGGAACTGACGGGATTTGGTTTCGTCATGATGTAGCTAAATGTATGTTGCTACAGCTAACTGACTATCAATACAAGAACAAGCAATATGCATTGATTCAAGAACGACTAAGGATTAATAAAAAAGAACTTGCTTTAACGGAAAAAGAATTAAATATTTCACAAACTGAAACTTTAATTCTTGAAAAGAATATTGAAGCTGCTATAAGAGGAAAGCGAGAAGCAGAAGAAGAAATGGATTCGTGGTATAGACATCCTGCGCTTTGGATTGCTACTGGCATAGTAGGTACTGCATTAACAATTTATCTGGTAAAATAATGACGAAATTAGAAATAATATTAGAAGGTGCTAAACGATGCTGTCGAGGGGAAGGGCTAGACGATGAAGAAAAAGGATACCGAGCAAGCGAAGCAGTTCTGGGCACTCGCCGAAAAGACCGCAGAGCTCGTTGAAGAGTGGCCTGCATGGAAGCGCCGGTTTGCGAGCGGAAGCGCAACGAAGACCGTGATAACGAAGAAGTCCATCAAGACCACGAAGCCCGAACCGAGCTGAGTGCGAGCGACGGCGCCAACGATGTTACGTTAGCAATTTTTGTAATTAGTATAATAATTTATAGTTTTTGGAGTTTGTATGAAATTTAAAGATTTAGATATTTTTCAAGAAGAAATACATCAACTAGCTAAAGAAAAAGGCTGGTGGAAAGATGCAGACGAATGCAATGAATGTGGCGCTTGTGGCTATTGTGATCCACGTAAGACTGGAAATGAAATTGCTCACATTCTAGCTAAATTGGCACTCATTCATTCTGAAGTCAGTGAAGCTATAGAAGCTGTTAGAATAGACGGAGATATTATTTTACCTTATAAAGAAAATGGCAAACCGGAAGGTGCCGCTATTGAATTGGCGGATGCTGTTATTCGCATTTTAGATCTGTTAGAGAGGCATGCAATTAAGCTTTCCTACTGTATGAGACTGAAGCATGAATACAATAAGGAAAGATCTTACAAACACGGTAATAAATATATTTGACTAATACTCTCTGTTCCTGAGATCATTGTAAGACAAGGGGATTAAGAGAGTATTTTTCCGTGTCCTTTAAAGAAAAAATAACTTATTCGCTTTGTTTACCTTGGAATTTAATCATTTGGCCTATTTGGATTTTGATGGCCAAACTATGGGGTGAAAATCTTCATTGGGAAGATGGAGTTTTATCCTTCGAGTTCAAAGAACAAAGCTGGCCGATGCGAACTTGGTTCTCTAATTGGAGTGGCAATGCAATGGGTCATGCCACGCTATATAGACCAAATCCTAGTGCTCGAATAAAGCTGCATGAAACTGTTCATGTAAGACAATTTGAAGCGTCTATGATCAAATCCTTCTTGTTAGGATGCCTATTCGCATTGTTAGGTCATTTTTATATAGGGTTGTTGATTTGGTGTTGCGGGTATCTAATCATGGGCGTGGGTAATTATATTCACGCTTGGTTAAGATTAGAGAACCCAAAAATAATAGACATTTATCGCAATACCTTACATGAACAGCATGCCTATGCTATAGATGGTTCTTATGGAAAGCGGAAATAACGGAGAATATGGGCCACAAAAACCAGGTTCATACTGGAAAGAAGAAAAACCAAAAACGCTTCAAGAAAAAGAAGATTCCAAAAAGGAAAACTTCGAAAAATATAAAAAGATCGAAAGAGCGCTCTATCTCGACATTCCAGACCCCGAAGAAGAAAGTCCGGAAGAAGTCTGGGAAAAGCACTCCCTTTGCCATTCCTGTATCCACAAGTCCGTTTGCAGGGCTTTTCAAGCCTCGAAAAGATACTTAGTTATGGTCGACCGTTGCTTGGAATACATTCCTTCAGAACTGGAAAAAGAAGAATAATTTCAAGTAAAATATAAATTGGCCTATATTAGTTGGTTTGCCCCCCTTTCTTTCCAATTTTTATAGGCCATTTTTATGCTATAAATCGTTTATGAAATTTTTTATAGCATTTTTTCTCTTTTTCATAACCAATACTGCTCTAGCCAGTCCACCCGTGCCTAAAGAAGAGTGGACTGAAGAAACAAAATTAAATCTGACCAAAGCACTTATTGCTGAAGCCGGCTGGAATTATTGCAACGATTGGGCGCTGATTCCTTGGGTGATCGCAAAGCGTCGGAATCAAATGATACGAAATGGGCATGAAGTAACCTTCAACGACGTGTTATTGGCCTATTCGTCTCCTCTCAAGCCCAAATTAGCTTCTAAGGCTGCTGAATACAAGGCCAAGAGAAAGGGCGACAGAAAGGCTGTGAGACAAGTTTACAGACGTAGATTTATCCAATCTATACGATTCGACGGTTCGAACATAAAAGAACTCGTTAAACGCTTTAAACGGCGTTCTAAAGCCACCGTTTTGGAAAGGCGCTGGGATAGGGCTAAAGCCTTTGTCGAAGCCTGGGGACGCGGAGAAGTACGGGATCGATGTCCTGGTGCAATGCACTGGGATATGCCCAATTCTAGACCTAATTGGATACGAAAATGTACCAAAATTGATACACATAATCACTTCTATAAGGGTCCAAGAGACCAAAAGTAGTTGGAGTGTCCAACTAAAGTCTGGAAAGTCTGGAAAATATCTTTCTTCGATTCTCGAACGTATTCAAATACTTATAAAAAAGTTTCGAAGGTATGGGCCGATTCGCTTGACACGTGTTCTAGCCAGAGCCAATATTATCAAACCTTCGGTTCGATAGGATTTAACACAAAACGGGCTCCACGCCCCATTTCGCCTATGGAAAGCGAAATCAAGAACCGTACCAGATCGGGAGTTGAACTTATTGCTATGAAGTTACTAGGATAAGTTGAGTTAATATTAAAGTATATCTAATGAACACTTGCATCTAAAATAAAATACACTAATACTGTAATTATTAAATTTATACTGAAAAGAAGAAATAGGGCATGAATAAGAGGAATTTTATAAAGATTTTGTTGGGAAGCTTGGGAAGTTTCTTTCTTGTTCCTAAAGGCGCCAAAGCGGAAGAAAGCCCTTGCTGTCATGAACATAACGAGCTAGTGTTTGTCGATGGGAAGCTGATGTTTAGACCAGAGGATTATGTAATTGGTGAAAATGGAGTAATCAAATTTTCTAAAATCATGGAACCTTTTTTGGGTGATAGAGTTACGGTAGTAAATTTTAATACAGGTAAGGTAGCTAGAACTCTTATTTTGGGAACAAAGAAAGAAATAAAGATATGATAGAAAAGCAAGATAAGTATGTTTATTTAGCCAAGCTGCAAGCGGTAAACGAAAGAGTAAACGTGCTCGAAAAGCGCTTAGATAAGATCGATTCTTGCATAAAAGAACTCGTTGAAGTTGCTCATGCGCCTGTTGACATTAGTAGTGTGGTTGTGCGAGTCTTGGAAAACTTTAATTTAATTCCTACTCAGTTTGATTCGACGCCGACGGTTGACACACCGGAAGTAACAGACGAAATTGAATCTTATGAACAGTATGGATTTGGTGATTAAATGGACCAAGAGCAACGAGATTTTGTAGGTAAGACATTGAACGAGGTAATGGTAGAAGCTGCCGAGATGCCTCGAAAGACTTTAGAATTGAAATATTCTTGTGCTGTCGTAAATCAACATATCGTAATTAAGTCTTACAACGAATTTATTGAAAAAATTCGAGAAATTATAAATGAAAATGCCGAAGGTGATTTGGCCGTTTGCGTAGATGAAATTGAGAAATTGTTGCCAAACGAAGAACTAAATTCTGCAAATACTAAAATTAAGCTTGACGTTATCGAGGGGGGAAGCGATAATAGTGATTGAAGGTTCTCCGTGCCTTTTTTCTTTCTCTCTATCTCTGTACAATCGACTCCCAATCCCACGTCCCACCCGGTTTCTTTTTTCATTTCTTCGCCGGGTGGGACATTTTTATTTGGACCGTGTTACAATATGTGATGCGACTTTAGCTTTTCCTCTGTAGCTCAATGGTAGAGCGCTCCGCTGTTAACGGAGTGGTTGGAGGTTCGAGTCCTTCCGGGGGAGCCAATTTTCGCTGGTGTAGCTCAATGGCAGAGCAACTGTTTTGTAAGCAGTAGGTTGGGGGTTCGAATCCCTTCACCAGCTCCCAAGGTGGAAAATAATGGATGAAAAAGAAGATATAAAAAGATATTTAGAAGAAGGTTTTGCTTGTGCGTGCTACGAAACAGAGCAGCTTTTCGCTTCGGTCTTAAGTGAACAAGACATTGGTTATTTTTGTGAAAATATACATGAAATTTACTGTGAAAGATTAAGAGTCAAACTAGAAAAAAAGATGCATGAGATGATTGACAAGATATCTTAGTATGCTAAAACTAAATGTAGATGGAAATGGTTCCATCATTGATTGTAAACAGTAATAGGAATAATAATTAACAAGAGCCATAGGTGAAAGCAAAACTGGATTGAACACGCGCGAAAATACTTATCGACATGATCTCGTCGGATCAAAAGGTCCGACGAGATTATTTTATATAAAAAAAGATGGCTAAGAAAAGTAACAGATTTCGTAACCCTTTTAAGTTAAAAGCTTCTTCTAGGAATGCTGGCCCTATGCGCGATCGTAGAGAACGCCGGGCTAAAGAAAAAGAAGAAAAAGTACATGAACATTCTCTTGTATATTATGATTTTTATGTACAAGAATGGACATGTGAATGTGGACATGTATTTACTGAAGACGAAGTTAAGCAAAGGTTACGATGAAGGGACACGTATGAAAGTACAGAAATTGATGACAGAGCCAAATGGGCCTTGGAATAAGCTTGTTTTGCCATCTAAGGCGAAAACAGATCTTAAAAAGATTCTTAAATTCAATGACGAAAATCCAGATAAAAGAATTTCTAGTGCTCGTTTCACTAAGTATCTTATGGAAGAATATAAAATTAAAACTAGGCGACAAACCTTAGTATCTTATGTTAAACGAGAATTTGGAAGGCAAGGTTGGATTAATAAATGAGTATAAATAAGTTGATTAAAGAGGCTAAAGAGGGTAAAGACGGTTTGCCGGCGGACGTCGAATTATTACAGAATTTGGTTAGACAGCTACAAAAGCGGTTAAAGAGCCGTGGTGCGGTGGGAGAGCTTGCTATCAAAGCTGTCGACGAATTGTACGAAGCTGGTACATTGAAGCATGCAAAGCCTATTCCTATGCCTAAACTAAAGGCTAAGAAGAGTCTTGAAGAAGTCGCCGTATTGCACATTAGCGATACTCAAATAGGTAAGATTACCGAATCATATAATACTGAAGTGGCTAGGACTAGGCTACAAAAATTGATCAGAAAAACTATAGAAATTACGGAAGTTCGCAGGGCTGGAGCTAACATCAACGAACTGAGAATTTTTATGGGCGGAGATATGGTTGAAGGTGAAGAGATTTTTGCTCATCAAGCTCATGAAATTGATTCGTCGGTTTTCGCACAGGCTGTAAAGAATGCTCCTGAAATGTTGGCTCAAGTCGTCAAGACAGCCCTAGCAAACTTCAAGAAGGTACGAGTGGTAACCGTACCGGGCAATCATGGTCGAAACGGTTCTAGGGGTACTAGGAGCCATCCTGAGACAAATTGGGATAACGTTTGCTACGAAGTGACAAAGCTTCATTTGACAGATACAAATGGTAAGCTACTTCCCCGTCTTGAATATGAGATTTCAGATACTTTTTATATTGTCGACAGGATTTATTCTTGGGGCAATTTAATTGTACACGGCGATCAAGTAACGGGTGGGTTCGCCGGATTCCCATGGTATGGTGTTGGTAAGAAGTCCAATGGCTGGATCGATACCATTCCTGAGGATTGGGACTATCTTTGGTTCGGACATTTCCATACTCTTTGTTCTTGTACCAATAACCATCGTTATTGGTTGGCAAATGGTACAACGGAAAGTGATAACACATTTGCACAAGCACAACTAGCGGCTGGTGGTTATCCAGTTCAGCGCTTGGCATTTTTCAACAAAAATTCCGGATTGATTTCAGATAATCCTATTTATCTGTGTAACGATAGAGTTTCTCAACAAGTTAGGCGCAATGGCTAGCAGGCGCCTATTTATTGTAAAATAGAAAGATTAACAATCAATTTTTCTATTTCTGTAGGGGAAAGTAATGCATATACTTTTGAAGCCTTCGACGGAAGGTTATCTTCTTATTCAATACACGAATAAGGGAGACATGAAGCAATATTGGACGTTTAAAAAAGAAGAGAAAGACCGTTTATTTGAACAAGCCAATACGATACTAGAAGAAAGAAAACGATAAAAAATATGACCGTATAAAATATGATCAAAATAAATATAGAAGAAAGAATAAATATAGAAGGGTTACCATATTCAAGTAAAAATAGGTTGAAGAGGGAATTTACCCACAGTAATCCTGAATATCATAAAAAGCAGAAAATGGGTTATTCAACTTGGGATACCCCTTCTGTTATTAAGACTTTTGTAACCGAAAAGGATAAGTCTATATCGTTTCCTAATGGCGGTTTAAATAGAATTTTAAATATTCTTAAAGAAGAAGAAAAGCAATTTGAAGTACAAGACAACAGAACTTTAAGCGAATATATAGAATTCCCGGAGTTCAAGCCGCTAGGAAGAGACGACACAGCCTTGTACGATTATCAAGAAGAAGCCGTGTTGTCGTGCATGGAATATACTCAAGGTTGTGTCAGAGCACCCACTGGTTCTGGCAAGACATGTATTGGATTAGCGTTAGCTTCTAGATTGGGTCAAAGGACGCTTGTCCTTGTGCGTAACGCTAAGATACAGGATCAATGGTACAAGAGCGCAAGAGAAGAATTGGGGTTAGACGATAAAGATATTTCCGTTCTTAGAAGCGGTAAGAAGCATAAAGCAAATCCTAAATTGACTATCGCTTTGCAACAGTCTATGTACGCCAAAAAGTCTAAGAAGTTAGATGAAATATTGAAAGAGGATTACGGTCTATTGATTGTAGATGAAGTACATGAAGCTGCTGCAAACACCTTTCTCAAGGTGGTAAACAAAATTCCTTGTAAATTTCGTATAGGTCTTTCTGCCGATGAAAGGCGCAAAGATAACAGAGAATTTTTAATTTATGATCTCTTCGGCCATCCAATTTATGAAATTTCTCGTAAGAAATTGGAAAATGAAAACGTTATCCGAAGTGTTATGCTTAGGGTGGTCGAAAGTAGTTTTGAAGCCGATTGGTATCTGAATGCAGAAGGGGCCGAACGAAATTGGAATGATTTGCTCGATGCCATGGAGGCAGATATAGATAGGCATGAATTGGTGTTGGACACAATTCGAACTTTACTTAGAAAGAATGAAACGCCAATTTTTGTCTTTACACATAGAAGGCATTATGTAGAAACGATTGTGCAAGACATTGAAGAACGTTTTAATATACCAGTTGGTGTTTTGCTGGGGGGTGTAGATTCTGCTCAAAGATTTGATGAAGATAAAAAGAAATTAGAAAGTGGAGATATTAAAATTGCTGTCGGTACTTATAAAGCTATCGGCACTGGTATTAATATCCCTGCTGTTACTTCCGGGTTCTGTGTTACTCCTATTGGCAATAATAGGCAATTTTTTGGCCAAGTAAGGGGCAGAATGTGTCGAAAAAATAAAGGGAAATCTAATGCAAATATTTATTATTTGTTAGATACCGAAATTTTTCCTAGGCAAATCGATAACTTGGCAAATTGGAACGATAGAAATATACAAATTTTTAGATCGGGTAATTGGATTAAGAGATTGTGAGGTATAATAAATGCAAGTGGCTAAGAAAATGAACAATACTAGAAAGCTTCGTAGGGTAGAAGCGGCTAAGTTAGATGCAAAGAATAGAGCATTAAACACGGGAGATTGGACAGATGCCAAGGCCAGTACTTTCGTAGGATTATATGTTTTATGCCATGAAATGATATATGGTTTTGTTCCATTCGAATTGAAAAAGAATGCGACGTTTTTGAAGGCATGCAAATACGCGAAAGATATTTGGCATCAACATTTCAAGGATGATAATCAGCTCATGGTGAAATTTATTAAGTGGTCTTGGGAAAGAGAGAAAAGCTTGAAAGAATATGGAGAAAAGCAAAATTATACAAAGCCTCCTCTGAATTTTTATAAGCAGTTTGACGGTAAGATGATTACCGAATTCTTGGTTGATCAGAGCCGCAAGCGCGTATAATAAATGGCCGACGATTTCGTATATGACGTAACTAACGAAATGTTGGTTATCGGCGCCGCTATTGCCGATTCTGATATCAGAAAGCGTTTAGTACGTCAACTAAGTTCGGATGAATTTTTTGATCCGAAGCATCCGCCCATATTCTCTGCTTTGAGAGATATGGTGGACAGGGCGTTAGAGTATGAGTATGAAACTGCTTTACGCCTTTTGCAGAATGAGACAGATGATGATGCCGTAGCAGAGCGCTTGAAGAAGATAGAGGAAAACGCCAAGGTTCCAGACAATCTTGAATGGATTGTAAATACTTTCAAATGGGATGCTCAAAGGGCTATGGCGTACCAAAATTTGGTACCAAAGCTTATAAAAACTTTGAAGGATCCAAAGGCTGAATCTACAGACGTTCAGTCTGTTACTAAATCTATTCTGAGAGCTACTGAATCTACTAACGGAGTTAAGCATCTTTACAAAGATACTGAATTACAGAGAAATTATAAAAATGAGATTGAACAAAGAAGGTCCGATCAAAAATTCTATCCACTTGGTTGGGAAGCTTTCGACAAATGCTTAACCGAAGGATTTAAGCCAAAGCGTATGACAGTGTTGGCAGGACTTAGCAGCGCTGGTAAGTCTACTGTGTGTGCTATATGGGCGCTAAGACTAGCGTTGCAGGAAAAGCGTAGGGTGTTGTATTGCCCATGGGAAATGGAAGTTACAGGTGTTGTCGATGTGATGTGTTCACATTTGACTAAAATACCGCTTAGGCAGATTATACAAGGCAAACTGAATTACGATGAAGCTGAAAAAGTATGTAAGGCTTCTGAAACGGTTACCAAGAACATACAGTTTATGGGCTTTCCCTTTATCGACGACATTCGAAAAGGAAATAAACCTAGTAATGATCGCAACTTACAAATTTTAGAATATCATATAGCAGAATCTGGGGCCGATGTGGCCGTTTTCGATATTTGGGAAAGAATGTTGCGACAAAAGAAGCCAGAAGAAGTTGAATTGGCGTTGCATTGGATGCAGGATATGTTAAAGGAATATTCTGTACATGGTATTATTGTGCACCAATTGCGCTTAAAGGACGTGGAACAAAGAGAAGATAAGCGACCAACTAGAGAATCTATTAAAGGCACGGCTGCTTATGTCGAAGTTCCTGATATGGTTTTTGGAGTGCATAGAAGAGGGCAATTTAAAAATATTCCAGATTCTACAGTAGAAACGATAAACTTGAAGCAACGAAGTGGAGAATCTTTTTGGGATATTGAATGGGATTGGCACCCTTCAATTTGTGGTTTGAACAATCCAAGACAAATTGATTATGATCCTGGTTTGGAAAATGAATCTAATAAGGATAAGATATCTTCTATCAAGGAAGATAAAGATACAATCTTTTTTGGCGGTAAATGGGATCGATGATTATAAAATATGACGTGGAAGTTTTGTTAGATCTTTTGGGTATCGAAGCAGACTTTTATGGTTTTAATAAAAGAGGTAAATGGGTAGCTCTTTGTCCAAATCCTAAACACGACGATAAGAATCCAAGTTGGAGTATTAATGATAATCCGGGTAATGCTAAGAATGGTTCGCATTATTGCTTTTCGTGTGGTTACGGCGGTGGGCCTTGGGAACTGGCTGCTGCGGTTTGGGATTGTTCAGTTACTGAAGCTGGAAGAAGGCTATCTTCGATTCTTAAAGAGCAAGACAGTAAGCTTCCTGAAATTTTTGCCATCACGTTGAAAGAGCAAAATAAATTGTCACCCCGGCTCAAATGGCCTTTGGGTTGTACATTTCCTGGTAAGATAGAAAGCTGGTATAAGCCAGCTTTGAAATATCTTTACAATAGGGGTGTAACAAATGAACAAATACTGAAATATGAATTGGGTTATTCTATAAGGGGAAGATTAAAGCATAGGATAATCGTTCCTATTTACACTTGCGGTAGGTTAGTTACGTACGTCGCCAGGATATATTTACCAGGAGAACCCAGATATAAAATGGCGAAAAGTGATGAACCTGGAGTAGATTCGAAAGTTGCCATTTTCGGTGAAAAATTCTTTGACACAAAAATAAACATTGTTACTATTGCAGAGGGTTCGTTTTCTATGCTAGCTTTGGATCGAGCCGGAGCACCCAATCCTTGTGCTATTTTAGGTTCTAACTTAACTCCGGAAAAATCAATGATTTTAAGTCAATTTGACAATATTATTATTGCTTCAGATCCCGATGCGGCGGGAGATAAGTTAGCAAATGAAATACAGACGATGGGTAGAAATAAAAAGGTATTAAGACTACAATTGGAGAAATCTCCAGACGATACAAGTTATGAGTTATTGCGTAATAGTATAAAAGGGGCTATGAAACAATTACTCATTCCCCGGTAAATCCGGGGTTTCTGTTGGTACCCCTTCCCTCATGATTATTAAATTGTGTGGGAAGGTGGGCCGACGCCAAAAAGAGAGTGGGCAAATGAGTAAAGCATTTTTGAAGAACCAAGAAGTCGAACCTGATATTCCTACGATGCGCAAGTATGCGAAAATACTTGATTTAGATGTAGGCAAGAGACCGCGAAGAGATACGCTAGTAAAGGCTCTACAAGAGCATTTCGACAATGTAAAGGATGAAGTAGAAAACGAAGACGAACTATTGCTTTGCGAAAAATGTGGTCAATTTACAGACGACAATCCTGCAATTAACGAATGTCCTTTTTGCGGCGATGAAGGTGAAGAAAACGAAGACTTTTTCAACGATGACACTGTAATATCTATTGTAGAAGATGACCAAGATGAAGAAAGTGATGAATCGGATGATGAAGAAGACGATATTGAATTGGATGAAGACGATAATTCAATTCAAGAGCCTATGAAAGTCGATTTGGATAAGGACATTTTTGAATATATTCCAGAACCTGTTGAAGAAGAGATTCAAGACGATTGGGGTCATAGTGAAAATTCTAATACCATCGAAATAGAACCGGAAGTTGAACAGGGACCATTTCAAATGTTTCAAGGTGCTGATTATTCATCTTCTGGGGATAAGGCTATAGTAACTATAGTTAGAAACGGCAAAATTGTTGATATAAAAACGATCGAATTGTAAATGGTAGAAGTAGTTTCGGGTTGGCACGATAACGATACAGTTTACCTTTTAGAGAGAAAGGAAGACGATAAGTTTAAATTACATAAACATTATGCGCAGTGGTCTTTTTTTCTAAAGGGTGCTGATGAAAATGATTGTCAAGCCATAAAAGAAGTTGATGGTCGAATAGTACCTTTCTTCGATAAAGCAAGTGATTATGTAAGATTTGATTGTGGCAATAGGTGGGCCAGAAAAGATATGGTCGAGTTGCTTTCTAATAACGACATAAATGTTTTAGAAGGTGATGTAAGTCCGTTAACCAGATTCCTGAGTGACAAAAATTGTCAATACGAGATAGCCAAGAACTTTAAGATAGGATTCTTCGATTTAGAGACAGATTCTCGTGTAAAATTTGAAAGAGCTATAGAAGGTAAAGCTGCTATTCTTTCTTGGGCTCTTTGCGATGCTCAAGGCAATCATTGGGAAGATATAGTAGATGAAAAAGACCCGTTCGCTTCGTTTGAAGAAATGGAAGTGGACCCCGAATCTGAAAAAAAGATTTTGCTTAGATTTCTTAAATTGGCCGAACAGTTTGACGTTCTGATGGCTTGGAACGGGGATGGCTTCGACTTTCCAGTCATACAAGAGCGTTGTAAAAGTTTAGGTATAAATGTTGTTTGGAAGCAATGGAATTTTTTAGATAGTCTAGAAGTATATAAAAAATACAACGTCGCTAACGAAGGTTCCGGCGAACAGAAGCAAAGTTTTAAGCTAGAACACGTAGCACAATACCTTCTTGGTGAAGGTAAGCACGACTTCGATTCGAGCAAAACGTGGGAAGCTTGGGCAAAGGGGTCTGAATCTAGACAAAAGTTACTTGATTATAACGTTCAAGATACTGCACTTTTACCGAGAATTGAGGAAAAGTCTGGTTACATTCAGTTGCATTTTGTCGTTTGCCAAATTTGCAATCTATTTCCCAATTCTTGGTCTCTAAATGCCACCATTCAAGGCGACGGATTTTTATTGAAATTGGGCGATGAATTCGATTATAGATTTCCTACAAGACACTATACTGATATACCGGAAAAGTTTAAGGGTGCTTATGTCATGAAACCACTTAAACTTGGTGCTATCGATAATGTTCATGTGGCGGACTTTGCAGGTCTATATCCAAGTATAATGCGTACTTGGAATATGAGTCTCGATACTAAATTGAAGGAACCAAATGAAACTTGTTGCAAGCTACCAGACCGTGAAACGTACTTTGAAACAACACGCCGGGGGATTGTGCCTATGGCTCTTGATAGACTGGTTGCGCAACGGGCGGAATATCAAAAGCTATTGGCACAAGCACAACCAGGATCGAAAGAATGGGTAAAATATAAGCAGCTTTCTTCTGCTTTTAAAATCGTCGCAAACTCATTCTATGGTATCGTCGGGTCGGCATTTTCCAGATTTTTCGACAAGGATGTCGCCGAAGGCGTAACGCAAACTGGTAAATGGCTGTTGCTTGAGGTTATAGAAGAATCTAAACGACAGGGGCTCGAGCCGCTATATGGTGATTCAGATTCTGCGTTTGTTTCGGGAGACGCTGAGAAGTTCCAGGAAGTTGTTGATTATTTAAACAATTCGTGGACCGAACGCTTAAAGGAATTTGGAGTTTATGGTAAGCATCACATAAAACTAGAGTTTGAGAAGTCATTTAATCGATTGATCATATTGGCTAAAAAGCGTTATGCTGCGTCTTTGGCCGGATATAAAGGCAAAGAAGCTACAGATGATGCGAGAGAAATTAAAGGTTTGGAGTATCGTCGTGGTGATACAATCATTCTTGCTAGAGAATTTCAAAAAGAAATTATAGACAGCTTGTTGGCTCCAGATTTGCCTAGTCCCAATAACGTTTGGGAAATTGTCAAAAAGCACCATAAGAAAATTCTAAATGGGGAACTGACTTTGGAACAGGTAACACTGTCGAAAGGACTTCAAAGGGCTCCCAATACTTATGGTGTAAATTACACAAAAGAAACGTGTGCAACTACATATTCACGTAAGGTAGAAACGGGAGAATTTTTTAAAAATGGTAAGCCCAAAACCAGGACAATAAAGAGGAAGTGTGAATACGATTTTGGCGGTAAGCATCCAATGACTTCCCCCGTTTGTCCCGAATGTGGCGCGGAAAGAAATAAGAGTACGCCTCCTGCACATGTCAGAGTGGCTAATAAGATGATTGAAGCGGGGGAACACGTTGAAGAGAGCGACAAAGTTTTTTATATAATTGCCAAACCCGACGATCCTAAGGACAAAAAAGCTAATCCTTATCCTGCACACTGGGATAATGCATTACAAAAGGTTGACAGACAATACTATTGGACTAAACTAATATATCCACCTACATTGAGAATATTGGAAGTGGTATATCCAGAGGAGCCATGGAGTGACATACTCAAATAAATGGGGCAAAGTAATAAAGTCAGTCATTGATGTTGGCGATGTCGACGAAATGTGGAATTATTTGAATAAAGAACTCGTGTTGAACGAATCTAAGACTTCTTATAATGCTCTTCGTAATGCGGTAGATAAGTCCGCTAAAAATTTGGTCGATGCTTCTAGACTATATAACGCTGCTAAGATGGATTATGAATCGGAAGAAAGGCATATTTCAGGTGAATTAGAGAAGCTTCGTATGAAAACCAGAAAAGAACTTATGAAAGATAAGAAAAATATTGCTGGTCAAATCACTAAGGAAATGATTGAAGATCAAACTTTCTTGTCTAATCCTAGTGAATATGAAACTTTACAAATGAGATTGACAGAGTTAAAGTCAATGCTCGATACATTTAAAAAATTGGTTGATGCATGGCAGTCTAGAACTGCTGATTTAAGATATTTATTTGATAAAGCACACTTAGAACGATTACAAACTAAAGTATAAAGGAAATAACCAATGGGACTTAATTTAAAGGATTTTTTGACAAGCGACGCGGAACAACCTAAGGGAAACAGGAAGTTTCTCAAGAATTGGAAGAAAGATGGGGAGATTGTTGTTTTTCTGTCGACTCAAGCGGATTTTTGTTATCCGTTTTGGTCACATCAATTTTATACTAACGAAGTTTTCGTAGATGATAGGACCGGAGAGGAAAAGGAATTTTTAAAGCTTAGAAAGTTTGTTTCTCCAGAGTCTGATGTAGTACTAAAGCAACAATATTTTCGCGAGCAGAACAACGGCGATGTTCTCCAAACGCCTGTACTTTTGGATCCATTTATTAAGCTACGCGAGTGGTTGCGTCTAGAATGTGAAGATATGCCACTGGATCAGGTAGTTTTTCAATGGCACGATCCTAAGCATAACAAGGATATTATTTGGCGACGAGGCGAACTTGCTAAGCTTGTAGACAAGACTAAGGATACTTTTTCACATACGCTCGATGCCAAAAAAGAATACTTCTTTGTTGTTGCTGATGCTAACGAACTTTCTAGCGGCCTTCAAATTGCTCGTGTGACCAAGAGCTTGGGAGATGCTATTAGAGTTGAAGTTGAAAAGATTATTGACTCTGAAGGTGAAGAAGAGGGCAATCCTCAAGTAACTCCATATGCTCTAAAGTGGAAGTTTGATAATACCGCTCCGCCTGCCAAGATGTATAGTGCTGCTCAATACAAGCGCGTTAAGCCAACTGACGATGTCTTGGAAGTGATCAACAATCCGTCGTTTCCAGATCCTGAACCGGAATGCGCGCCCAAGGATAATGATATGGAAGAAATTCGCGCCGCGATGGTCGACGCTGCAACAATTGATCTTCCGCTCGATATGTTATTTTCTTCTGTTGAAAACGAAGATCAAGCGGCTGAATAATGTCTAAATTTGCAGATCCTTCCAAATATATAAAGAGTTGGAAGTCTGCTGCCGACGTTGCAAGAAATGTGGTTGCGGTTAGGACGATATATCCTGGCTTCAATCACATTTCGCGCGTTGGTGGTCTACCTTCTGGTCGGATTATCACAGTACATGGACCTACTCATGGATCCAAGTCGGCATTTGCTCTGGGTTTGATAAAGTCTTTCGTAGATGCAGGTCATTGGGCTAAGCTTATTGACGCAGAGCATAGTACTCCGCGCGACTTTATGGAACAATTGTTGGGCGATTCGCTAGATAATTTGCCAAATTTTTCTTTGTTGGAGCCTAAGTTATACGAAGATGCGATGAATGAAGTCGACGAATTCTTAGAAGGCGTAAAGTCTGCTAGAAAGGAATTCCCGGAACTTTGTTCTATCGTAGTTGTAGATAGCATCAACAAGCTGGTACCGGAACGAGAATATAAAGCTGTTCTTAAAGGTGGTGGTACCGAAATGGGCAAAAAGCATCAAGGAAGGGATAGAGCTGGTTTAAACCAAGTGTGGTTAGATCATATAAATCCATTGCTTGCAGATGCTGGTTGTTCTTTTGTAATAATCGCTCAAGAAAGAGATTTGCCACCTTCGCCTTATCCTGTAGCTTCTCATAAGTCTGTTTACGTCAAGGGCGGCGAGTGTTTGAAGTTCGATGCTTCGATGGTTATACGAGTATCTAGGGCTGCTCCTGTGAAGCCTAGTCCTACTAGTAAAGAAGTTTTGGGTTACAAATATAGAATTAGACTGTATAAAAACAAATGTGGCCACATGGATGGCGACTATTCAGAAGCTAGTTTCCACATGCAACTTCCAGATGGCGTCAATAACCCCGGATTTGATATTGAACGAGACACGATGGAATATGCCATTGAATTAGGTATTATTGAACAAAAAGGTGCCTGGTTTGTTTTGGGAGAAGATAAATTTCAGGGTAAAAATGCTGTGATCTCTAGACTAAAAACAGATCAATCATTTTTTGATTCTTTGATGGATAAGATATATGCAGCCGATGTGATAGAGTTGAGCGAAGAAAATGAAGAACACGACAAAAATTTTGATAACGAGTGATTGGCATGTAGATACATACATAGCTGGAGTACCGTTACTAGACAATTTTTATAAATTTCGAGACATCGTTGTAGATGTTTTGAGAAAAGAAAATATAGATGTTTTTCTTTTCACCGGTGACGCTTTCGATCCTGGTAGTAGGTTGGATGCATTATATACAGCTACTATTATTGATACTGCTTATTTATTTTCCAATTACGTTTCTGAAAGTTATTGGATTGCTGGTAATCATGATGTAGTAGAAACTAGAAATGTTTTAACTACTTTATCGCCATTAAAATGTGCTCGTATTAAAAATACGGCTGTCTTAGAACATCCCGTACGCTATTTTGGCAGATATTTCGAATTAATTGCTTTGCCGTATGTTTCCCGTTCTGCATACAATGAAGATTTCTATACAGTATTAGAACATAAGGTTAAAAACATGCCGTTAATTGTTGCTGGTCATATGACAGTGCCCGGAGCTATGATGGGTTCCGAGTCGCGAGAAATGGCAAGGGGCAGAGACCTAGATTTACCAATTGATAAAATCGCGAAGCTGGAACCCTCTTTGGTTGTAAATGGTCATTATCACAATTCTCAGATTATTAAGGCTAAAAACGGCTTGGAAATCTTGGTGCCCGGTTCTCCGTTCAAAATGAACTTTGGGGAAACTGGTGATACACAAAAGGGATATACAATTGTCGAACTGGAAGTATGATTTTGTCGAAGTACCGATCAATGAAGTAATTCAAATAAATTCTTTTAAAGAATTGGACGAACTTTACTTAAATGACCAACTTGATTGTTTTGTCAAAGTATCCATTTTAGTCAAGCAGTCAGAGGCTCATAAATTCGACGCTCAAAAAATTCGAGATAAGTTGTATGATTTGGGCGCAAAGTCTGTTATTTTGGAGCCTAAATTTGTCAAAGATGTTGAACAGGATAAGACTCGAAAAGCTTTCAAAGTTAGTAAGACATCATTTCAGTCTGTGAAGGATTACGTAGATGAATTACCGATTGAAAACATGGACAAAATTCTTGTTCAAAATTTGATTACGAACTTTATGAGTCAAGAAGGTATATGATAATCAAAGAAATAAATCTGCAAAATTGGATGTGTTTCAGAGGTAAGCAAAAATTAGAAAACTTGCCTTCTGGCGCTATTAGCATATGTGCTAGTTATTCAGATAATCCAAGGCGTAGTAATTGGGGTGGTAAGTCCGCCTTTCTAGAGGCTATTGAATGGTGCTTGTACGGGGTTCATCGCAAGCGTCTAGAAGACGAAATCATATACAATGGAGCCAAAGAAACTTCTGTTACACTTATTTTTGATGATGGTATGGAAGTTGTTCGTTCGAGAATTAAAGGCAAATCCACAAAACTTGCCGTTCATATCAAGAATGATACTTATAAGCAAAAAGATGCTCAGAACATAATAGAAAAGTTATTAGGCTTTGATCAACAGGATTATAGAGCCACTGTAAATTTCGCACAAGGTGATACTTCTTCGATTGTCGAAAAAACGAACAGTCAACGTAGAAGTATCTTAGATACCTGGCTCGGAATGGACATGTGGAGTAGAATCCATGCTCGTGCAAAGGTACATTTGGAAACTTTGGAAAAAGATCTTGAATCGTATTCCTTAGTTCTTTCTGAAAGCGATCTAGAAATATTAAATTCAGACTCGGAAAGTCTCGAAGAAGAAATTGCAGGATTGAAAACCAGCGAAGATAAAAAACATGAAAATATAAAACGTCTCGAAGAAGAAATATCCGAAGCTACAAAAAGTATTGCTTTACAAACAACAAGGGATACAATCGAGAAAACTCAAAAAGAGATATCAGAGGTTAGAGAAGAACTTTCAAAGCTAAAAATTCTGCCCGTTTCTGAACATAAAGATAATCTATCTCTAATTGAACGAGATATTTATACCAAGTCTACTAGATTAGCTGAATTGACAAAAATTCTTGACAGTGGTTTCCAAGGCATTTGTCCATTGGTCAAGGAAGCTTGTCCGTCTTGCGATTTTGTAAATTCAAAAGTAGATTCTATGAACAGCGAACAAGAGAATTTAAAAACTGAATTAGGAGTTTTAAAAAAAGAAAAGGCATTTTTATCTCGCAAATTGGGCGACATAGAATTGAATAATGGGAAAGCTTCTTCGCTTAAAACTAAATTAGAGAATTTAGAAAGTAAGCTACAAGACTTGCAAAAAACATTTATCGTTGAAGAAGTCTATGAGGAGGAGCAATTAAAAACTTTAAAGGAAAAACTTGGGGAAGAGCGAAAAGAACTTACCGATATTGGACAAGAAATTCGCGATTTGTCAAAGATTTTGTCCGACAAAGAAAAGCTCGTAGAAAAAATAGAAGAAAATAACAAGGCTAAATTAGAAGTCGAAGAATCTTTGAAAATAGCTAAAATAGCTAATCAAGTTCTTAGTCCCCTCGGTTTACCTCTGTTAATCAGAGAATCCTTATTTAAAGAATTGGAAGAAAATGTAAATCTGTTATTGGACGGCACAGATTTAGATGTAGAATTTTCCTGGTGTAGAGAGACTAAGAAGTTGTCTGATTCTTGCGTCGGTTGTGGGTACATGTATAGAGGGCAAGCAGACAAACAATGCCCTGCTTGTAACATAGAAAGAGCGAAAAAATTATCCGACGAAGTTGAAATTCTAGTTTCAGACGGTTCAAATGTCATTGAAGACGTTAAATACAAAAGTGGCGGGGCTAAAGTATTAGTCGGCTCTGCTATTCGCTTCGCGGCTAGTAGAATTTTGAAAAGTAATAGAGATTCTTTATGTGAATGGTCTCAAATAGATGAGCCATTTGGACCATTAGATGTCCATAATAGAAAAGATCTTGCAAATACTTTTGCTAATATGCTAGAGGTAGTAGGTATTAGACAATCGTTTGTAGTGAGTCACGATTCTAATATTTTAGATTCTTTGCCTGGACGTATTGAGATAATGCGTCATAATGGCTATTCGGAGATAAAAAATGCTTGTAGTTAAAATAGAAGAAGTAAAATGAATATTTATTTTGATTATAGAAATAAGTATTATAAAGTTTTTGTTTATTATAGTCCTGGTTATTCTTCTCCATGGCGTGTAAAAATTCCAGAACTTCGATTAGAAGCTACTGGCAGCACTATAGAAAAATGCTTTAAACAGTTGTCTTTGATGGCAACAAACGTTTAAATGAAAAAAACCAAGGCTAATGAAAAAATATATTGGAATAGAAAGCCGTGGCCTTGTGTGATTATTTCGGTAGATCCTGGAAAGCATGCCGGAGCTTCGATACTTAGTTCTAAGGGGCGAGATATTGAAGTTCATTACGTTCAAACGGTAGAAACCAATTCGGTACAAGTAGAAGGTATGATAGTCAAGGCTATAGATGTGGCCTATAAACTACGTCTAAAGCTCTTTCTAGTGACAGAAACGTGGGGAGCGGGGGGACCTATGGGTATAGACCAATGGTGTGGTCTGGGCGCCGCTAGGGGTGCGTGGGAACGTGCCATGCATCTTTACATTCCCATTTCTAGTAATGTAATAGTTAAAAGTAGACATAAAACCAGGATAAACTGTCAAACCTGGAGAGCCTGGATGATTGGAAAAAATGGAGAAAAAAATGGAGGAAAATTTACTCGTTTTGACGATTTGGGGTGGAAAGATGCTGCAAAAGAGGCTATACCTAAGTTCTATCCCAAATTGAATGTAGAGGGATTAGATCATAACGCTCTAGAATCTGTGTTAATAGGAACACATGCTTTTAGGAGTGACGAAGTAGGAAAATTACTAACTAAGAAAGAGAGAAAGCAACATGAGCAAGACAACAGGAAAGAATCGAATTACTAACGATCGCTATTTGACGCCCCCATGGGCTATTAAGAGGTTTGTAGAAGAGTTTCCGTGGAGTGCTAGGTTTGGCGACGAAGGAACTATACGAGCCATCGAACCTGCCTATGGCGAGGGAAATATCATTCGCGTCTTGAACGAACATCCACAGCTTCAATACTTTGAATGGCAAGCTATTGATATTCAAGAGCCGGAGTTTGATCTTCCGAATAATACAGATTTTTCGCGGAATAATTTCTTGGATGTTGATTTTGGCGAAGATAATTTTGATCTTCTTATTACCAATCCGCCTTTTTCCTTGGCGATGGAATATGTGACCAAGGGTCTAAAAATTGCAGAACATGTAATTCTAATGCTACGTCTAAATTTCCTTGGTTCGCACAAGCGTAATAAATTTTTCCGAGAGAATATGCCTAATACTTATGTGTTGCCTAATCGTGTAAGCTATACTGCTAACGGCAAGGCAGATTCTTGTGAGATTGCCTGGATGCATTGGGATCGTGAAAATCTAGCGGATTTTGGCATGCAACGTATTTTGAAGGATACTCCTGCCGAAGAACGAAAGTCAGACCGCAATCGAATTGTAGGCTTTGAAGAGTTTGCCATTGAAACTACTTCTGAGGCTAGTGACAATGCCGCTGAGTGATTTGGAAAGATTGTGGGAACGTGCCGTACTTGTTATGTACGATATTGACCCGCAAGAAGCCGATATGGTAGGTCGTGGCAGGGTTATTGAATGTTCTCCTGGCAAGTTTGTGGTAAGATATCCTAAAGAGTTGCCACATTCTAAGGTTGCGAGACGCAGGATTCCTACTATCAAGGGATGCTTGGCACAGGCGCAAACAGAATTGCTAGACGAATTTGATCACGATTTAGATATGGAACGATTAGAAATAGTAATTTTGCCGGAACCTAGAAACGACTGCGCCAATGTCTAACGACAACGTATTATCCTTTAAGAAGACTTACAAAGTTGGTTTGAACATTTTTTTGGAGATGCAAGTTCCACCAAATGTGAAAATGAACTACGTAATTCAATTTCTTTCTGGTTATTTGATGAAGTCGATAGATAATGGTCATTTGAAAAATAAATTGAAGTCCGAATTCAATTTAGATATGTTAGACCACGGATTGAAGTTTGAGTTAGTTGACGATGCAGAAACAGTAGACTTTTTCGATGATATTGAATTAATAGACGAGGATCCGCCGCAAAATGACGACTAAAGAAAAATTGGGGTATGACCCTGTAAACCACCCTAAGCACTATAATATCGGCTCTAAAGAGGTATTACAGGTAATAGAGGAATGGGGAGCAGATAGAGATCATATGGTAGGCAACGCTATTAAGTACATAGCTAGGGCTTACTGGAAAGGTTCTTTTGTCGATGATTTGAAGAAGTCTGTTTTCTATCTAAATCGTAGAATTTCAAATGAGCCAAAGGGTTTTTGGAACAGAGTAAAGAATTGGATTTCTCCAAAATATCCAGTTTTCAATGTCGATCCTGCTGAAGTAGAATTTGTTATCGACGATTGGCAACTAAGAGGCGATTTTTACCTGGCTATGGCACTTAAGTGTATTGCAGAAAACGATTTATTGTTTGCAGTGCATTATTTGGAAAATAGAATTGAGGCGATTGACACATTACCAGAAATCTTATTCGAACACCCCGATTTTTATGTTGAAGAAGATGACATCGATACTGAAGTTTTTGAAACTACGTATGGAAAGTTAATGCTATGAATTCGGCTAACAATAAATATTTCATAGATCATAGTTTAGACTTTATTCGTTTAGCTAATACTTTCATGGCCAAGCTTTGCTCTTGGATAGTTTGTTTATTGGCATCGCGCACAGAGATTATTTACGTTAACGATAATCCATATCTTCTACGTTGCCACATCTTGAACCATTTTTGGATATTTCCCGCCGTATATCTACACTATTTTTATAGAGGAGATGAAGATAGGTCTTTACACAATCATCCGTGGAAATGGGCTTATAGTCTCATTCTTTCTGGAGGCTATCTAGAAGAGAAACCTCACTTTTACTGCCCAATTACAGGCAAAATGCAACGAAAGAAAAGGCGCGTCTCGCCTTGGTCTATTAATCGTATAACACAAGACGATTTCCATAGAGTATCGCTTACTAATCTGGCATGTTGGACTTTATTTATACCAGGTCCTTATATCCAAAAATGGGGATTTATAGATGATTATGGAAACTTTGAAGATTTTACAAAATATGCTGACACGGGTAAGCGAGTTCCATTGATTCAAAGTGCTGATATTATTAAAATTCGTGGAAAAAAAGCCACTTCTTTCGAGTAAAAAATGGACGATTCTTTCTTTCAGACGTTGCTTATCGGTTTAGTTCTGCTAAATATATTGTATTGCCTGATTGCAGGTAGCTTAGCTTTGACGCTCGTAAATATACATTTGCTTATCAAGACTAGAAAAATAAAACAAGCCGGAATGGCGGAATTGGCAGACGCGAACGGTTTAAGCCCGTTTGTCGAAAGACGTGTGGGTTCGAATCCCTCTTCCGGTACCAATAAATAGGATGATGCAGAATGAGTTGGAATGAAGAGGGCGATTTTGAGTTGGTTGAAGCTGTTATAACTATTAATGGTTATGATGTTGTTTACTGGATTGCAGTGGATGGGTTTTCGATTAATGTTGCATTGGATCTCTTGTTGGAAGATCCTAGTGTTGTTGAAATGTTTTTTAATGAAAGTATACCAGTAACAATTAATATGTCCTATTGTTCCGAAGCCAGGGCTAGAGAATTGGAATTTGTTGATTATGATGAAACCAGAAGTATGTGGGAAGAATTTAATCGTGTTTGCAAGCCTGGTGTTTTTGCTTGCTCTGAGTATTAGCTGTTATCCTTCTTATCCATATAGAAAGGAAAATTGGCAAGAATATAAATATTATCAGGATCAATGCAAAAAGACTTGTAGAAGTTACGATAATTCTTACATGATCAAGTTCAACTTATATAAGGATGAACGATATCGTTGCATGTGTAGACATTCTTGGTCTGGCGCGGAATTTTATGTAATAGGTGTAAAATGTCAAAGAAAATGACAAGGCAAGAATTAATAGAAAAGTATGAAAATGGGGAAAGAGATTTCCAAGGAGTAGATCTCAGCGGACTGGATCTAAGTGGAGTATATCTTGAAGGTGCAGATCTCTACCGTGCAAATCTAGAATGTGCAAATCTCGAGAATGCAAACCTAGAAGGTGCAGATTTACAAGGTGCAGATCTAGAAGGTGCAAATCTCAAAAGGGCAATCCTTCAAGATGCGGATTTCTACTGTGCAAATCTCGAGAATGCAGATCTCAAGGATGCGGATCTTGAAGGTGTCCTACGTAGCTAAGGAAAGTTACAATATAGGTAGAAAATTTTATGAAGAAAATGACTAGGCAAGAAATTATCGAAAAGTATAAAAAAGGGGAAAGAGATTTCCGAGAGGAAAATCTAAGCGGAGTAGATCTAAGCGGACTGTATCTATGTGGAGTAAATCTCCTATTTGCAAATCTCAACTATGCAGATCTTAGCAATGCGGTTCTCAAGTGTGCAAATCTCAGACATGCAGATCTCAGCTATGCTAACCTTACCGACGCAGTACTTAGTTATGCTAATCTTTTAGATGCAGATCTCAGACATACAACGCTATTCTGCTCAGATTTCCAAGGGGCAGAACTCAAGGATGCGGATTTAGAAGGGGCAGATCTTGAAGGTGCAAATCTTGAAGGCGCAAATCTTGAAGGTGCAAATCTAGAAGGTGCAAAACTCAAAAGGGCAGATCTCAGTCATGCAAATCTCAGGTATGCAAATCTAATGAGTGTAGATCTTAGGGGAGCAAATCTCGAGGGTACCCAAATTTATATTGGAAATCTTAGATTCGTACCAGCGTAGGAGTACCTTTTATATAATAGGAAAAAATGACAAACGAAGAGCAACTAAAAATCCTCAGAAGATTCAGAGGAGTAGATAGTCCATGCGAAGCTTGCATGGGTATGGGCAGGAGAATGTATTCCAGCGGCTCTACTTGGCGTGGTGGTATGGGTACAGCGGCTTGTACTTGGGATGTGTGCGATGTATGTTGGGGTTCTGGAGATAAGAACCGTATAGGCGCCAATTTAAGGGAAATTGAAAAGGAACGGCGAGATTGGGAACACGAGCAATGTTTAACTTGGCTAACTCGCCATTTGGGTTTAGATTTCAACGCTTTAAATAGACGTCTTGGAGACATATCAGACTTTTGCAAAAAACAAGCCAATAAAAGGAAAATTCCACAAGGTGAAGATTACTTTTGGTGGTCGGAAAATTGGTTAGCTCTGTCTAGCCTATTTAGAAAATTAATAAAGGAAAAAGAATAAAATGCTAATTTCACTATTTATGACAATTATTGCTCTTGGTTCCATTGCCATTCTTCTCTCTGTTGTCTCTGTTGTACTTTTTCGCCAACACATGAAAAATAGACAACAGCGATTGAAGGGATTTGAACGTCGAAGCGAGCCGAATATTAGGCTGATAGGATGAAATTCTCATACTTGGTAAATATGAAATATATGGATTATCATTCCACTTATGGAATATGAAGTTTACTTAGAATTTAAAGGCGGGTTGTGGTATGCCACCATTCCAGAGGTTTCAGATTGCACGGCCCAAGCCGGAGATATTGACATAGTTAAAGAGCGTATCAGAGAATCTTTAGCATTCTGTCTAGACGATGAAGATGCAGCTATGGACGCCGAACTAGATTTCATCGAAGAGGAAAAGGGCTTTGACGAAGGTTTTTGAGAAATTTTTTACAGATACTAGCCAATCTAGATGGTTGCCTCAAGAAACTAAAAGGTGGCTTCCTAAATCCACTGCATTTAGACGCGATCACGAAATGTGTAAGCATTTCATAAGAAAAGCTTTAAAAAAGAGAAATTCTGGAGATTCAGAAGCGGGGCGTGTCATTTTACAGTACTGGATTGAAGAATATAAGAAATGCAGTTACCTTCCATAAATTTAAACGACGAAACCACTAAATGGATTCGGAAATGGAACAAAGGTTTGCGTTATGCCGCGGTCAGAGCAGGAGTAATGGCAATTTTTTCGCATTTTCCAAGTTCGAGAGAATATTGGTCAGAACTTTGCTATTCTTGCCTTGCTCGTGACGCAATTAGGCGTAAATATCCGTTTTTAAAGGTTTTATGATAGACTAAGGGGGTATGGAAGACAAAAGACCCCCCGAAGAATTAGCTAATATAGAAGTTGATTCTTATGAAGCGCATTTAGAGCTTTGTCGACAGGATGTTAACGCCTTTTGTGAATTCGTTGCTAAAGACGATGAAACTGGCGAAAACATCGTCCAAACTGAAATTCACGAAAAGTTTCAGCTAATAGCAGACAAATATAAGAGGGCGATCATTTGGGCGCATCCCGAATCGGGAAAGATGTTGCCGTTAGACACTCCTATTCCCACCCCAAGCGGCTGGACGAATATGGGGGATCTCCAGGTAGGAGATAAGGTTTTTGACCAACATGGGCTTGTTACGGAGGTAACATGGGTATCTCCTGTCAATGAGACGCCAGAGTCTTACACCATATACTTCGATGATGGTGTGGAGATAAAAGCTTGCGCTGACCATCAATGGTTTGCTCGCACAAAATCAAATCGATTAAGCGGCACTGACTACAAGGTAGTAGATACCAAGAAAATGTATACAAGGTATTTAGAGAATCAAGGAGTGTCTTGGTCAATGCCTGTTCCAAAGCCAGTGGAGTATGAAGAGCAAAATTTGCCTCTTCCGCCTGCCGATTTTGTGAATTTGATATTTAACAAAGAAAAAGATAAAACGTTTGCCAAATCGAAACAATTGAAGGAAATATTAAAAAAGCGAATTCCTCAAGCTTATTTGATGGGTTCGATAGAACAGCGCATAGAGTTTTTCGAAGCTTTGATCGACACTTATAACAATACTAGATTTTTCCCCATTAGTAAGAAAAAAGAACCAGAATTTAGGAAAGATGTCGTTCAATTAATTCGTTCTTTGGGCATTAAGGTTTTTGATAAAGGGAAAGATTCAATCTTTTTTCGAGTCACTTCGAAGAAAAGTATCCATACAGAGCGAATAGTCAAGGAGATTAGACCTTGTAGCCCTGTACCTATGAGATGCATTTCCGTGTCTAGTATGGATAAATCTTATCTTTGCGGGAAAGAATATTTAGTTACTCATAATACGAATCAGCTTTCCATTTTGCGTACTGTCTGGGAATTGGGAAATAACCCAGAATTGCGCTTTGTAATTATGGGTAAAACGCAAGTCAAAGCTGTGGATATTGTTCGTATTATTCGCAAATATATAGAAGAATCAGAAGAAGTTAGAGCGGTTTTCCCAAATTTAAAACCTGGAGATAAATGGGAAGAAGATAAATTTACTGTAGTAAGAAAGTCTTATGCTAAGGATCCGTCTGTTCAAGCTTTAGGACTTTTTAACTCTATCACCGGTAAGCGTATAGATAGGTTAATTACCGATGATATTTTGGATTCTGAAAATACACAGACTCCAGAACAAAGAGAAAGAACTGAAAAATGGATTAAAAAGACTGTTTTCGACCGACTGACTAAAGATGCCAGAGTTATAAACATGGCAAATGCGTGGTCTCCTAGAGACTTCTTGCATAACATGGAAAGAGAAGGCGGTTGGGCAGGTTTTAGATTTCCCGTTCATGATGAAGACGGAGAACCAACTTGGCCCTTGAAGTGGTCCAAAGAGCGTATACAAGACGTTCGCAATGAATTGGGTCCGTTGGAATTTGCAAGATCATTCCTTTGTCGCCCTAGAGACGACGGCGAATCGCCTTTTGATCAAGCGGCAATTAGGGCGTGCATTCAACAAGGCGAAGGATTTGAACTTTTACACGAAATAGACGATTCGGAATTGCCGGATGGTTGTCTAGTTGTTCACGGAGTAGATTTAGCGGTAGGTAAAAAGGAAAGTAGTGCAAAGACTGTTATTTTTACGGCGCTTTACTGGCCGGATGATGAAAGTAGACAAGTCTTATGGGTTCGTGGGGGTAAATGGAGTGCTTCGGAAATAAAATTGAATATTATCAACACTTTTGAGGATTTTGGAGGTATTTTTGTCGTCGAAAACAACGCCGCGCAAGATTGGATGATTCAGATAACACATGAGACGCACGCTATTCCCATAGTGCCCTTCACAACTGGCAAAAACAAAACAAATGCCGCATTCGGAGTTGAATCGTTGGCGGCTGAAATGTTTAATCGGAAGTGGATCATTCCGTTGGACGGAAATTGTAAGCGAGAAGTTAATTTCTGGATTGAAGATATGACTTATTATTCTCGCGAAGCCCATGCTGGCGACTATTTGATGGCTTCATGGCTTTGCCGCGAAGGTATACGTAAGCTTTGTGCCAAAAAGCGGCGAAAGAGCAAAGGCAATGTTCGATTTGTCGACTTTTCTCCTAAGGTTGCGGTTATCGACGGTATAACCTAATTATTTGGAAATTTTGTTTTAGCATTCTTTCTAATTGTCTTAAAATATTGAGAAATTGCTAAAACTTTTATTTCCCATAGTACTTTTTTACATTTTACGCCTTGCAAGCTAATTATTTTCATGCAGACTAGTATACATGGAGATTTTTGAAATGCGAGAAGATGAATATTATTTCGACAATGATTTTTTTCCTTGTCTTTATTGCCATCAAGATATAGAAACACAATGCGAGTGTGGCAGCGAAGAGAAAATAAACTTTGGTTGTTTATACGAGGAATGTGTAATTACATTTAAGGATTTGGTACTGGAAAATGAAATACTACATTATGATGAATGGGCCTAATCAGCCAAGGGTATTGGAGCACGAAGATTCTGCCATTACGTTCGATAGCGAAGACGAAGCGGACGAATTTGCTCGGAATCATACGTGGTGTAAGCATTTTGGTTATGAAATTTTTGGGTGGGAAGAATACGTGGGTATTAGAAGCTTGCGATAATTTTTCTACAATATAGGGAGAAAGCAAATGAGTAAGAAAATGACTAGAGAAGAAGTTGTACAAAAGTACGAAAGCGGGGAAAGAAATTTCGAAGGAGTAGATCTCAGCTGGGCAAATCTAAAGGGTGCAAATTTACAAGGCGCAATTCTCAACCTTGCAGATCTCTACCGTGCAAATCTAGAAGGTGCGGTTATCTATCTTGGTAACAGGATATTTACACTATAGGTGTAACAATTTTTTAGACATTTTTCTCAGCTTGAGCTTGCACAGCGGTCAAAGGCTGCTAGTCTATATGTTGAGGCAAGGGAGAAAGCAAATGAGTAAGAAAATGACTAGAGAAGAAGTTGTACAAAAGTACGAAAGCGGGGAAAGAGATTTCCAAGCGTTGGATCTAAGCAAACTTGATTTGAGCAATATAGTTCTCACAGATGTAAATCTCACAGATGCGAATCTTGAAGGTGCAGATCTTAGGTATGCAAATCTCAAGGGTGCAGATCTCAGGTATGCAAATCTCAAGGGTGCAGATCTCAGATATACAAATCTTGAGCATGCAGAACTTTATGGGGCGATACTCTATATTGCTAACAGGAAAGTTAAAGTATGGGAATAAAATTATGAATTACGAAGAGAAGATGCGTGCATGGGAACGAGAAGGAGCGGAGTTGGCGAAGGAGTACATCGCCACCAGGGGCTGTAAAGTAAATTTCTGGGATCGACTTGTGGAGTGGCAGAAGCGCGAGCCCAAACCCTACGAGTCGCTGCTCAGCGATAAGCAATCTAGAGGATTGTACTGGCGCCTAGATTGTCCCCATGATCCTAGAAGGGCGCGCCGCAGAATTGTGGTAGGCACACTCGAAGCTGTGGTGGAACGGCTAGATGGGATGAAGAGTGGCATCAACCCACTTTCGATTCTGAGGGAATGGCTTGAAGAAGAGCGTAAACTGGCGGAGTAAGGGTGATGTTTCAGCCTTTTGCCATCGCAACGTGCGTCGCACTGTGCTTCTGTCTTGCCCTGTTAGACGGGTAGTAAACAATTTTCCTACATTTTGACTTTGCAGCAAACACAATTTGCAGCAAATAAAGCTAGTATAACAATTTTCCTACATTTCGACTTTGCAGCAAACACAATTTGCAGCAATAAGGGATCATAAGATAAATATATAATCCTAGACATTTTTATAATGCTTAGTAAAATTCGCGTAATGTATTGAAAATTAGCACCATGCGACGAAATGTAAGAAAACTTATATGAGTGTTGGATATGTAAGAAAAACTTACATGTAAGAATATTTTATATACGTTGCGAGAAACTTATATAAAACTGGTCACGCTTTCCCTCTGTCGATTAATTTAAGGTATAGATCATTTTTATTAAATACTCGTATAGTGTCCTAATATATAAAAATTTCGGCGCGCTCGGGTGTCGGCGGAGCTCCGAAAAAATTTCACATTTTGATATTAGGAAAATCTCGAGGCGCACAATGTATGGAAAATCCCGACCATGTGTGGAAACGTATAGAAAATCTCGACGTGTGCGGAATTCTGAGAAAATTCGCATAATGTAAGGAAATGTGCGCGATGTAAGGAAAAGTAAGAAAAAACCTACGTGTAGGGAAATGTAAGTATTTGATTACATGTAAGGAAATGTATACATTGTGGGGAGAATGTAGGACGTCAATTGGACCATTATTGGCATGATTATTGATATTATCTAATAACTACGGCAACAGAAGTAGATCGCGCGCGTAGCTATTTTTGTGCCAAGTTGTTTTGTGGTTTGCCCTAAGCTCAATCGATGCTAGCCTTGGAATATGAAGAGCTATTCACCAAAAGTCGATCATTGGATTTATGAACTGGGTTGCATTGACAACATGGGGAAAAAGGAAATTATTGAATTTGCGCTGGCATTGCTCGATCAATCCGGCGTGAAGCGTTCAACAATGTTGGAAATTGTCGAAAGTCTGGAATTGTGGGAACATATTTCGCTAAAGGAATAGTAAGAAAATGGCATACAGGCAGAAAAAGAATAAAGATACCGGATTCACTAACACTACATGTAATCTTTGTGGAGTAGAAGCACACACAAAGGCGGGAAAAGAGCATCGACGTTGCGGCGGCTCGGAAGGGGCGGAGATTCGCCCGAAACACGACAAGCTATCGCCTTCAAAGCGTGGTAAATGGTCGTAGTTTGTAAAGAAAGGTAAGAAAATGTCGGGAAAAAACGCCACAGAACTACATTGGATCGAAGTGGATTCTACCAGCGTACATAGCTATACTTGGTGTCCTGAAATGTCCGAAAACCCTATTGTGGGCACACTTTTGACACGTTTCAAGCATAATCTTGCACTTGTCTACATGTATTGTAATGTGCCACAAAGTGTATACGAAGGGTTGAAGTCTGCCGAAAGTGTAGGTAAATACCTACATAAGGAAGTGAAAAGTAAGGATTTCGCCTGCTACAAGTTGGAAGTGTGATTATGTATACATGTATAATCGAAGTCATTATTTTGGCCACATTGCTCGCATGGGCTAAACGCCTGTTCACGTAAGATTTTACTTATCTTGTCTTACCTTTGTCCCCCATATGCTACATGCGGGGGACTTTTTTGTTCATTTTCTACTGGCACCGTGCTACGAATAAGCTAAGCTATAGAGATATGTACAGGGATATCGTCGGGACGGTCATTCAGAAGGGTTCAAACGTCGATCTAACGGTCGTTCGATCTGTTTGTGGGCTCAAGGTACGGGGATTCATTCCGAGCGATATGGTGGAGCTTGCTACGGGCGATAAGGTTGTGTTAGAGGCAACGTTGTATCATGATGTATTCCAGAAGGTACAAAACGGCTACATCCTAAAGAAAGGTAAGACAAATGCACATCCTAGACCACAAAGATGAACTTGTACGATATAAGGACTGGGCACCTACACAATTTGATTGTCCTGGTTTAGGCCTGGAAGATCTGCAAAACTGGTATGTAGCGCCAGTTGTGCAAACTCGGGATTCTGGGCACCTAGAGCGAAGCAATTTCGAAGTTGCGTTACATTCGCTCGAAATGATTGACGAAAATGTGGAAGTCTATAGGTTCGGGCATTGGGGCCCTGGCTGGGTTGAGATTATCATTTGCCCACCCACAGAAGCTATCGAACTGGAACTGTGTGAGATTATGTGTGCTTTGGCCGACTATCCAATGTTGGACGATTCGCATTTTTCAGCGCTGGAAAGCGACGCAGCGCTGGAAAATTGGCGAAACTTTGCTTGTACGGATTTTATAAGAAATCTGGACCTACATGAAACTACAAAGGATTTTTTGTATGACATTTATGCTGATGTAATCTGGCGTGAGTTTGAGATCTATTACGAGAGGATATCAGACTCGGATTTTGACTTTGGAAGTCACCGGAAGCTTGGTAGGGATAGCTTGGCGTTGATCGTCCGCAGGTTGCGAAAAATTGTGTAAGTTTTGGGCGTATAACTCAGTTGGTAAGAGTGGCGATCTTATAAGTCGCTGGTCGTAGGTTCAAGTCCTACTACGCCCACCAATTTATATAAAGTAAAGAAAGGTAAGAAAATGTGTGAAAAGGAACTAGAAGTAATGATTACTAAGAAAATGTACGAATTGCTTAGCCGAGGTATTGTCGAGTGCGACGGTCTAGGTAATGTAGACATAGGTGAACTAGTCGAAGTAACAGCCGAAGATCTCGGACACGCGGAGTGGATAGACGAGGATTGCCACCCAATATGGGAATGTGCCTATGTTGTAGCATGTGAGTATACATTTGGTGAAGCGGGATAAATATGGAAAAAATGATAAGAAATTGGACAGATCATAGTATTTTTATGGGTGTGGCGGAGTATCATTTACCTGAGGGTTGCTTTCGCGTGGAAAATATGGATAGTGGGGTATTTCGAGTTTTGAAGAAAATTGGTAGTGCATACGTTCAAGTTGCCTTAGTCCGACTTTCGCGCGACGGGGCGTACAAAAGTGCGATGAAAGCATTTCTAGCGGTGGAAGATATGGACGCTCGGGCACAATAGCTTGAGCTTGCACAGCGGTCAAAGGCTGCTAGTCTATATGTTGAGGCAAGGGAGAAAGCATGATTATCAAGAAAAGTAAGTGTAAGCATAGTGGTATGGATGTGTATGATTTCGACGGCACTAAGCGAATTGTACAAAAAGAGGTTACAGATATTCGGGTGTCGGACAAAACCGATGATGCATTGGATATCACTATAGGTAAGATAAATTATTGCGTATATGTAGGCGAGAATCCCACACAAACCATGTATTCCAAAGCCATACATTGTGCAATGCAATCGGCAGGACTGGAGGACTAAAATGGGCAAATATTGGACGAAAAAAGAGGCGGTACGGGTTTTCATGGAAGATGTGCTTCCCGCCGTTATAGCGCGATACGGGCATGGCGATGGGGCCGCCGTGCGTGAAGCTTGGAATAACACTGTTGATTCGTGGATTGACGGTGGATGTGTTTCCAAGCGTGCGTATGACTGGACTTTTCCGCGCGAACTAAGCCGCTGGGCGTGAAAGGTATGACAATGGAAGAAAGAACACTAGATGTAGACACATGGGCGAAAGCCATTGGCTTGAAAGTAGATTCACAATATGTAGGTACCACTAAGAAAGATGGTTGGAAGTGTTTCCACTGGGGTATCAAACTTACAATGAGCGAAAAGTTATATGTCACCAACTACTACATGGGCAGGGCACATAACAAAAATGGAAACCCTGTAAAGCCGGAACTATCTGACATACTAGAAACTTTGGCAATGGATTGCATGGCAGGCGAACACCTATTGTTTGAAGATTTCGCCCATGAATATGGATATGACTCCGATTCTAGAAAGGCTGAAAAAATCTGGCGGCAATGCCAGGAGGCAAGGGGTAAGTTGATGAAGTTTTTCGACGAACATTTCGAAGTGTTCCTTACATGTAGGGACAATGAAGTAAACATAGACGGGAAAGGATAAGGTAAGACAATGAATGTAAAGGTAATAGAAGAAAATATTTCCAATATGCGCAAAGATTTGGAAAACATGGAAAATCTCCTAAAGGAAATGAAAGGTGAACAAAACACAGATGATAGCCTATTACTAGAATGGTGTGGGAAACCATGTGAATAGATAAGCTAGCTGGTGTCGATTAGTGCTGGCACTCGGCCAAAACCCTGCTAGTATATACATATGTCAACGATCATTGTAGAAAGTCGCGATTATAGAGTGGAACACAGCACGATCGTCAATCGCGCTGACAAATGGGCGGCTTTCAAAACTCCGGCCGCTGATACCATTGAGCTCGAAATCCGCGATTATCTGGCCGGTATTCGAGCAACCGACATCACACACAAAGTAGACTGGGAGTAAGTAAAATGGATGATGATGATGTATTGTGGTTATGGTGGGCAAGAACTGAGATTGAAGCTTCGTTCGTACACGTACCTACAGATAACCCCGAATGTCGTATATATATGTGGCGAAGCATCTATGTAAGGTGGTATCGCGAAAATGGTAAGAATGTATTCGATGCTACGTTCAATAACGGGTTGTGCGCGCAAGGTGCGAGTTATCAGAATGCTTTAGACAATTTGTGGGACGCGGTAAGTAAATCGCTTACAAGGATTGAAAACGATGCACGTGAAGGGGTGTGTAGTTTTCAAATCTGGAGATAGAGAACAAAAGAGGAAATTGTGGAAAACGAGAAAATTATAACAATGTTGAAAAATATTCTGGAAGCAGCTAAAGACTATGTAGACACTGACATTGCTGATGCTACACACGTGATAGGTGCGGATACACTAGTCAATGCGACGGTAGGACAATACATAAGAGACATTGTAAGTGGTGATATTGAATTGCGAGATTTTATGTCCACTGATCTGGAGTAGGAAAATTATGGAAATTATGGAGTGCGTTTTTGGTTACAATACCGTAGAATTTGTGAAAATAGATACAGATACGTATAAGTGGAAAGATGTATTACTAGTATGTCATACAGACGGCACAACGCACATGTGGCAGGCACGCGTCGACTTAGGTACTTTGTGCACTTTGTCCACACCCGAGTATCATACTGCAAATGAAGCTTTGGCGGACTTGTGGGAGCAAGTGCGCGAAATACATAGGGTTACTCTCAGGATCACACGTAGGGTTAGGCCATGGCGGTGTAAGCCTACTGACTTCCGAATGGGTGATTAACAATGGTTAAATGTGGGATAAAACTTGGAGAGCATGACGTTGTAGTAACCGCATGGGCCGAACACTGTCAAGGTCCAGGCTGGGCAAATTTTCCAATTTGTGTGCTCATTCGCGATAGGTGGGACGGTAAGCTACGAATCGAGTACATACAACCAGAACACCAGACAAAAGAACTAAATATGCTACATCAATTTACCCGTATTCCTACGTCGTATTTGGTGAGAGAAGTAGAAAAAGCGCTAGAAAGGTAAAGAAGAATATGGAAACTGAATACATTGTAAAACATAGTGCGGCATGTATGCCTTCTAGTTGTTGGGGCACATATCGGCGTATAGCGGTGCTGGAAGTAGTCAAGGGTGCAAAGCCTAGGATGATATCCAACAGAGCGAAAAATGTGGTGAGAGTAGTTCAAACGTGGGAGAAACTAAATTGTGGTAAGACATCCCTTTGCGCGTTTGATCGTGCCCTGCTACATGCTAAGGAAGTAGCGGCGAAGCTACAGGGCGAGTTGACAGACAAAATCCGTATCGTTGCATAATTCGTTTGCACCATGGATCTATTTTGCTAGTTTATATGTTGAGGCAAGGGAGAAAACAAAATGGAAAAGAAAATGACTCGACAAGAACTTATCGAAAAGTATGAAAAGGGGGAAAGGGATTTTGAAGGGGTAGATCTCAGCTATGCGGATCTGGGTTACCTCAATCTCAGAATGCAAATCTTTGGAATGCAGTTCTCAGTTATGCAGATCTCAGGGGTACGAATTTCAGCTGGGCAGATTTACAAGGTGCAGATCTAGAAGGTGCAAATCTAGAAGGTGCAAATCTAAAGAGTGCAGATCTCAGTTATGCAGATCTCAGTTATGCAGTTCTCAGTTATGCAGATCTCCGGTGGGCAGTCCTTGAGTGTGGAGAACTCAGATGGGCAAATCTCAAGGGTGCAGATCTCAACTGTGCAAGTCTAAAATGGGCAAACCTCAACCGTGCAAAAATTGAAGTCGCAGACCTTGAAGGCGCAAACCTAGAATGCGCAAATCTCAGGGGCACGGATCTTGATAGGTGCCATTCGTAACTAAATCGTTTGCACCATGGATCCATTCTGCTAATATGTACTCGGGAGGTACGAATAATGGGAGCAAGACGAGTAGATATCCACGCACCTAGCACGTTCGATCCTGCCAAGTATACATATAAACACCTTGTATACTTGGGTACGTCGAAAGATACGGGTGAGTTTGTAACCGACATGAATGCGGATCTGCCCCATTACCTCATTTATCGCAAAGATAACGGGCACCTTGGCGTACATGGAGGCATTGAAGGCAACTTTTCGCGTAAAGGCACTTGCGATCATTGCGGAGCATGGTTTTTGTACGGCGCAATATTCGAGCATGACAACGGCGAGCGAATAGTTGTAGGCAATACTTGTGCGGTGGAAGCCTTTGGCTGTGATTCGAGGGTCGAGTACGATCGTAAGCGGCTCGTGAGTCGCGTAAAAGCGGGTCGGGAGCGAGCCAAGCTAGAGGCCAAGCGCGAGGCTTTCTTGACTAACAACGAAGGCTTGGCGGATGCTCTGGAGTGCGAGCACTACATTGTCAGAGACATCCGATATAAGTTCAGCCGTTACGGTGAGTTGAGCCCCAAACAAGTCGCCCTGGTATTCAAGATTTCTAAGGAAACTAAGGAATTTGAAGAAAAAAAGGAAAAGCAGGAATCAGAACTCAACGATGTAGTAGAGGGTAGGAGAGAACTTACAGGTAAGATTCTGATGGCCAAGTGGTATGAAAACGCTTTTGGCATACAATATAAGTGTTTGCTTCTGACTGACGACAATCAGAAACTTTTCGGTACAGTACCAGCCAAGCTAGCTGACGCTGATGTAGGCAAAGGTGACAAAGTAAAGTTCACTGCTACAGTGAAAGCAAGTGTAGATGATAGTAAGTTTGGGTATTACTCAAGGCCTACAAAAGCAGAAATTCTGGAGAAAGTAGAAAAAGATGTATAAAGATGAAGAAAATGGAACATGGGAAATTCATATCGGCAGTACGCCCAAAGTGTTCGAGCGGAAAGATGGTCCTATGTGGTCGTGGGAAGGCCCGCAAGGACAGATCATTACAATAAAGGAACTTGAGCGCGGTATGGTCTATGTAACTTACAGAGTCACAGATTATGTAATTCGATACACGGGACTCGTGTACGAAGCATTTGCAGAGCTCGAAAAAGAACTGTACAGGCATGTTAAGCGTACACTCGCACCCTTTGTATAGAAAGGTATGAAAAATGGAAATAGATGTAACGATGTATGTTGATGAAGTCGATTGTGCACTATTTAGTGCATCGGCATTCGAACTGGGTGAGCGTGTGGGGGAGATCACGTGGAACAATGCTCTGCAACACGTTTCTATCAATCCGCTAATCAAACCTGAGGATAGAAGTGAGGTAGTAGACTGGTTCGCTAGCTATGGCGCATGGGACCGCGAAGAAATGTCTAGGTGGTCAGATGCCGATGTCAACGCACTGTTGTTACAGTTCGTGGCTGGAGACGTGCGGGAAATGGAGGAACAATGCGAGTCTTACGAGGATTACGAGTTCGCGGCGGAGCGTGGTGAAGTGTCTGGAAGGCTATATCAGTGCCCTGAAGGCAAATGGTATTACTATGTGGGGAATTGAGTTACACTATAGGTGTAAACAATTTTTAGACAATTTTCTTAGCTTGAGCTTGCACAGCGGTCAAAGGCTGCTAGTTTATATGTTGAGGCAAGGGAGAAAACAAAATGGAAAAGAAAATGACTCGACAAGAACTTATCGAAAAGTATGAAAAGGGGGAAAGGGATTTTGAAGGGGTAGATCTCAGCTATGCGGATCTGGGTTACCTCAATCTC